CAATCTAAACACAATTGGTGGAGTTGACAACTTACTTACTTTTGAAAACAACCAAATTATGAATAATTTTAAGGGTAACGACATTCAAGGTAATTTTTGGAGTAACCAAGTTAAAACAGATTTTAAGGGTAATGATATATTTGAGGAGTTTGGATATAACAATATAGGATTTGGGTGCGTACCTAATACTTTTAGTGGTGTCACAATACATAACAATATCGGAGATTATTTTCAATTTAATACTTGTTATGGTGTATTTTCGTACAACACAATAGGAACCAATTTCGATAGTAATGTAGTGCAAGACGGATTTGGTTTTGGTGGAGTATCTTATCAAGGAAATAGAATTGGAAATAATTTTAATGATAACACTATTGGAGAATACTTCTATAATAATACAATACCTGATAACTTTACCGATAATACAGTTGGAGATTATTTCCAATGGAATATTGTTGATACATATATTAATTTTGTTGATTTTACAACAAATTATGGAAATATAAGTGGTATTACTTATAGCGCAACAGGAACTACGGCAACTGATTCGTCATATGGTAATGTTGGTGGTACAACTAATGGTATAGGTGTTAACGCATCATTTCAAATTGATGTGGTTAGTGGAAGCGTTACTAATGTTTCAATTATCAGTGGAGGAACATTATACTTAACTGGTAATACAATAACAATTTTAGGTAGTCAAATTGGCGGGACTAATGGTGTTGATAATGTTATTATTACAGTTTCTAACGTTAGTCAAACCCCATCTGTTTATGAGTTATACACTTGTAATATCTTCAAAAACTCATCATTATCTAATAGGTTATCTTACTATGATGGAAGTGATGTATTAACAATAAAAAATATTAACGAATAATTATGGAAACAAAATACATAGTAAACAACTTATCGGGACAAACAATAACAGGATCAATATATTCTCCAAACATAACAGGAGCGATAACAAATTTACCATCACCATCTGATACTGTAAATTATGATTGTTCTATTGGAACAACATTTGTTCATTTTGGGGTTGATGCAACATCGGATTGGATAGTTAATTTAACAAATTTTAATTTACCTGAAGGTTGTTCGACATCTATAAAGATAATTGCGTCAAATGCTGATATATCGGGAAATACTTGGAAAATAACAGGGTTTAAAATAGATGGAGTTCCTCAAATATGGACTAAATCATGGACTAATGGTGCTAGAAATACATTGTATATTTATAAGTTTACAATTGTAAATACAGTATCGGGTATAGTTGCGTATGGGGAAAGAACAACAACAACACCAGCATAAATTAAAATGACTAAAAAATAAATAATATGAGAATTTGTATTTTAACAGAAAACGATAAGGTAGAACAAGTAAGAGAAGGTTGGATAAATAAAAATGTTATGAAAATACCTTGTTCATCAACAGGTGAAGAACCTGCAACACATTGGTTTTGTACCATGGCAGGATCTGAAGAAAAAATGAACTCTATTTACGCAAAGAAAAACTTATCTATTATGGAATTAGAAATTGGTCCAAAAGAATTTCTTAATAAATGGAATCTGAAAATTATAAAATAGTAAAAAATTTTATCAGTGATGATGAGGTTAAACTTATTGTTGATTGGGTTGATTCGTTAAATCCTGAAGAGGGAGATCCAAATTATCACCTGAATGAAATATCAAAAGTACTAAAAGGTAAATCTTGTATTATAGATATCTCAAACACTGAGATTACAAACTACATCACAAATTTTCAATCAGTATCTAAAGTTTCAAAACAAGAGATACCCCCAATTATTAAAACCATTTTTGAAAGAATTTCAAAAGAAAATAATCTACCCCTTGATAATATTTTTATTCAAGCTGTTGATATGAATAAGGGTGGTAGAATACAACCCCACTATGACGCATCATTCGATGGTTACATAAATTACAAATGTAACATTAGTGTCATTTCTGAAGACTATAAAATCTTCATAGACAAATCATCCCCAATAATAAATCAAAAAGATCTTTACTGTTTTGAGGCATCACTATACAAACATTGGACTGAAGAGTTTAACTCACGTCGAGTTTTTTTAAGTTTTGGTTTTATAGTTCCATATAATACACTTGGAAGATCTGAAAACGACCCAAGAGTCCGCCTAAGTAAAAGAATAACAAAATACTTCCAAAGTGGTTTGTGATTGTATTTATTAAATAAATGCAATGAGTCAAACTATTACTATAAATAGCGTCAATTACGATGGTGAATTAGCCAACGTTTTATTTACACCTGACAATGACCCTGTGGTCATTAATTTAGGTGATGTGACACTTCCATTTACTTTCCAACCATCTTTATTAGTACCACCAAGAGAAGTTTATGGTACGTATACAATTTATACTTATGAGGATAAGTGTACCAATATTTTAGTGGTACCAAGACCGACACCGACACCAACACCGACAAATACCCCTACAAGAACTCCTACACCAACACCAACACCGACACCAAGTCCATCTACAAGTAGTTTACCATGTAGTTCAAATACACCTACACCAACACCTACTAATACACCGACACCTACACCAACACCTACTAATACACCTACACCAACACCATCTTACAACCCATGCGGGACATACCCAAACCCACCAAGTCCAACACCAACCAATTCGGTGACACCAACACCAACCATTACACCAAATTATAATCCTTGTCTGATATAATTGTGAGACATTTAATTATTAAACCCCTCCCTTATTTTTTAAGGACTTAAGTATTTATAATTGAAATGCCAGTATATAATAGATTAACGGACAGACAACAGGTTTCAGCAGTAACCTTAAATGATATTTTCCACGTCGTAGTTACGGGAGATACTTCTCAGAGCCCACAAGGTTCTTCTTATTTCGCACCTTTAAGTGATTTACAAGCAATTTTAAGTGGTGCTAGTGGTACAAGTGGTACCTCAGGTACCTCAGGTGCGTCAGGATCAAGTGGTACATCAGGAACAAGCGGTGTTGCGGGTTCTAGTGGAACTTCCGGTACGAGTGGTGGTTCGGGAACGTCAGGAACTTCCGGAACTAATGGGACATCTGGATCAAGTGGTAGTTCAGGAACTAGTGGAAGTTCGGGTTCTAGCGGTACATCAGGAGCTAGTGGATCTTCAGGAACTAGCGGAATAGACGGTACAAGTGGTACTTCAGGAACATCAGGTGTAGATGGAACATCAGGTACAGACGGAACTAGCGGAACAGATGGGACTTCAGGAACTAGTGGAACTGATGGATCTTCAGGAACTAGCGGAACTGATGGATCTTCAGGAACTAGTGGAACTGATGGATCTTCAGGAACTAGCGGATCTTCAGGAACTAGCGGAATAGATGGAACATCAGGTACAGACGGAACTAGCGGAACCGATGGTACTTCAGGTACGGATGGTACTTCAGGAACAAGCGGAACAGACGGTACTTCAGGAACTAGCGGAACAGACGGTACTTCAGGTTCAAGTGGTTCTTCAGGAACAAGTGGATCGTCAGGAACAAGCGGAACAGATGGTACAAGTGGTACTTCAGGAACAGATGGGACTTCAGGTACGGATGGTACTTCAGGAACAAGCGGAACAGATGGTACTTCAGGCTCAAGTGGATCTTCAGGAACAAGCGGAACAGATGGTACAAGTGGGACTTCAGGTACAGATGGTACTTCAGGTACTAGCGGTTCAGATGGTACTTCAGGATCATCAGGATCGAGCGGTACATCAGGAACTAGTGGTAGCGATGGTACAAGCGGTTCATCAGGAACTAGCGGTATTGACGGCACATCAGGTTCAAGTGGCTCTTCAGGGACTAGCGGTAGTGATGGTACAAGTGGTTCGTCAGGAACTAGTGGAACAGACGGAACCAGCGGATCTTCAGGTTCATCAGGTTCATCAGGTTCATCAGGTTCATCAGGGACTAGCGGTAGTTCAGGTACAAGCGGAATAGATGGTACAAGTGGTTCATCAGGGACTAGCGGAAGTGATGGTACTAGCGGTTCATCAGGGACTAGCGGTTCATCAGGGACTAGCGGTAGTGATGGTACATCAGGATCAAGTGGAAGTTCGGGATCATCAGGAAGTTCAGGAACTAGCGGTTCAGATGGTACTTCAGGAAGTTCAGGATCAAGCGGTACTAGCGGTACTAGTGGAATTTCAGGTGTAGATGGAACGAGTGGAACTTCCGGAACTGGAGGTACCAGCGGAACGTCAGGTTCTAGCGGTTCTTCAGGAACTAGCGGTAGCGATGGTACATCAGGAAGTTCAGGAACATCCGGATCAAGTGGAAGTTCGGGAACTAGCGGAAGCGACGGTACATCTGGATCAAGCGGTTCTTCAGGAACTAGCGGTAGCGACGGCACATCAGGAAGTTCGGGAACATCTGGATCAAGTGGAAGTTCAGGAACTAGTGGTAGCGACGGCACATCTGGATCAAGCGGTTCTTCAGGAACTAGCGGTAGTGACGGTACATCTGGATCAAGCGGTTCTTCAGGAACTAGCGGTAGTGACGGTACATCTGGATCAAGCGGTTCTTCAGGAACTAGCGGTAGCGACGGCACATCTGGATCAAGCGGTTCTTCAGGAACTAGCGGAAGCGACGGTACATCAGGAAGCTCAGGAACATCTGGATCAAGCGGTTCTTCAGGAACTAGCGGATCATCAGGTTCAAGTGGTACAAGCGGTACATCAGGAACTAGCGGTAGCGATGGTACTAGTGGTTCATCAGGAACAAGTGGAAGTTCGGGTACTTCAGGTTCAAGTGGAAGTAGTGGTACATCAGGTTCATCAGGAACTAGCGGAAGCGACGGTACATCAGGAAGCTCAGGAACAAGTGGTTCTTCTGGTTCATCAGGAAGTTCAGGAACATCTGGATCAAGTGGTACTAGCGGTTCTTCAGGAACTAGCGGAAGTGATGGTACATCAGGAAGTTCAGGATCAAGCGGTACTAGCGGAAGCGATGGTACTAGCGGTTCATCAGGAACTAGCGGAAGTGATGGTACTAGTGGTTCATCAGGAACAAGTGGGAGTAGTGGATCTTCAGGAACTTCGGGCTCAGATGGAACATCAGGTTCAAGCGGTTCTTCAGGAACTAGCGGTTCAGACGGAACATCAGGTTCATCAGGAACAAGTGGTACTAGCGGTAGTGATGGAACTTCAGGTTCTTCAGGAACTAGCGGATCATCAGGTTCAAGTGGTACATCGGGAAGTAGTGGAACTAGCGGAAGCGATGGTACTTCAGGTTCATCAGGAACTAGCGGAAGCGACGGTACATCTGGAAGTTCAGGAAGCTCAGGAACAAGTGGTTCTTCTGGTTCATCAGGAACTAGCGGTAGCGATGGTACATCAGGATCAAGCGGTTCGTCAGGAACAAGCGGTAGTGATGGTACATCTGGATCAAGCGGTTCTTCAGGAACTAGCGGTAGCGACGGCACATCAGGATCAAGCGGTTCTTCAGGAACTAGCGGTAGTGACGGTACATCAGGATCAAGCGGTTCGTCAGGAACAAGCGGTAGTGATGGTACATCAGGAACATCTGGATCAAGTGGCACTAGCGGTTCATCAGGTTCTTCAGGAACTAGCGGAAGCGACGGTACATCAGGAAGCTCAGGAACATCTGGATCAAGCGGTACTAGCGGAAGCGACGGTACTTCAGGAAGTTCAGGAACTAGCGGTAGTGATGGTACATCCGGATCAAGTGGTTCTTCAGGAACATCAGGATCTAGCGGAACTAGCGGTTCTTCAGGAACTAGCGGAAGTGATGGTACATCCGGATCAAGTGGAACTAGCGGAAGTTCAGGTTCAAGTGGTACATCCGGATCTAGCGGAAGTTCAGGTTCAAGTGGTACATCCGGATCTAGCGGAAGTTCAGGTTCAAGTGGTACATCCGGATCTAGCGGAACTTCAGGATCGAGTGGTACTAGTGGTACTAGTGGTATTTCCGGTGTAGATGGAACGAGTGGAACTTCAGGAACTAGCGGAAGCGATGGTACATCAGGTTCATCAGGAACTAGCGGTTCTTCAGGAACTAGCGGAAGTGATGGCACATCAGGGTCTTCAGGAACATCTGGATCAAGTGGGAGTTCGGGAACTAGCGGAAGCGACGGTACATCTGGTTCAAGTGGTAGCTCAGGTACATCAGGTAGTAGTGGAACTAGTGGATCTTCAGGTTCGTCAGGTACAAGCGGAAGCGATGGTACATCTGGTTCATCTGGATCAAGCGGAACTTCAGGTTCTAGTGGAACATCTGGATCAAGCGGTACTAGCGGTTCATCAGGTTCTTCAGGAACTAGCGGTAGCGATGGTACATCTGGATCAAGCGGTACTAGCGGTTCATCAGGTTCTTCAGGAACTAGCGGTAGCGATGGTACATCTGGATCAAGTGGAAGTTCAGGAACAAGCGGAAGCGACGGTACATCTGGATCAAGCGGTTCATCAGGAACATCAGGGTCTAGCGGTACTAGCGGAACAAGCGGTTCATCAGGGTCAAGTGGAACTTCAGGATCTTCAGGTTCAAGTGGAACAAGTGGAAGCGACGGTACATCAGGAAGCTCAGGAACAAGTGGAAGTAGTGGTACATCAGGATCTTCAGGAACATCTGGATCAAGTGGAAGTTCGGGAACTAGCGGAAGCGACGGCACATCTGGATCAAGTGGTTCATCAGGAACTAGCGGAAGCGACGGTACATCAGGAAGTTCAGGAACATCTGGATCAAGTGGTACTAGCGGTTCTTCAGGAACTAGCGGAAGCTCAGGTACATCAGGTAGTAGTGGAACAAGTGGAAGCGACGGTACAAGTGGTAGTTCAGGTACTAGCGGATCTTCAGGTACTAGCGGATCTTCAGGTTCATCAGGTTCGTCAGGTACAAGCGGAAGCGATGGTACTTCAGGTTCAAGCGGTAGCTCAGGAACATCTGGTTCATCAGGAACGTCAGGAAGTAGTGGAACAAGTGGAAGTTCGGGATCAAGTGGTTCTTCAGGGACTAGCGGTAGTGATGGTACATCTGGATCTAGCGGATCTTCGGGCACTTCTGGATCATCAGGAAGCTCAGGTACATCAGGAACAAGTGGGTCATCTGGAACATCAGGATCAAGCGGAAGCTCAGGTACTAGTGGTTCGTCGGGAACTAGCGGTAGTAGCGGTTCAAGTGGTACTTCAGGATCTAGCGGTACTTCAGGATCTAGCGGTTCGTCAGGAACAAGCGGTAGTAGTGGAACATCAGGTTCTAGTGGAACAAGTGGAAGTTCAGGATCATCTGGATCAAGTGGTAGTAGTGGAACATCAGGTTCTAGTGGAACAAGTGGTTCTTCAGGGACTAGCGGTAGTGATGGTACATCTGGATCTAGCGGATCTTCGGGCACTTCTGGATCATCAGGATCAAGTGGTTCCTCAGGTACTTCAGGAAGTAGTGGAAGCTCAGGGACATCGGGATCATCAGGTTCTTCAGGAACGTCAGGTTCAAGCGGGACTAGTGGATCATCAGGAACAAGTGGAAGTTCGGGTACATCTGGATCTTCAGGATCAAGTGGGACAAGCGGTTCTTCAGGATCTAGTGGAACTTCAGGTAGTAGCGGAACAAGCGGGTCTTCAGGAACATCTGGTTCAAGTGGATCGTCAGGAAGCTCAGGTACTAGCGGATCATCAGGTACGAGCGGTTCATCAGGAACAAGTGGTTCTAGCGGAAGTTCAGGAAGCTCAGGTTCAAGTGGAACATCTGGTTCGTCAGGAACTAGTGGAAGTTCAGGAACAAGCGGAAGCGACGGTACATCTGGATCAAGCGGTTCATCAGGAACATCAGGGTCTAGCGGAACAAGTGGATCGTCAGGTTCAAGCGGCACATCAGGTAGTAGTGGTACATCTGGATCTAGCGGATCTTCAGGTAGTTCAGGATCTTCAGGCACTTCTGGATCATCAGGATCAAGTGGAACATCAGGTAGCTCAGGTTCATCAGGGACTAGTGGGTCTTCAGGAACATCTGGGTCAAGCGGTACTTCAGGTAGTTCGGGAACAAGTGGATCTTCAGGAACATCAGGTAGTTCAGGTTCAAGTGGTACATCAGGAAGCTCAGGTACATCTGGATCTTCAGGTAGTTCAGGAACTAGTGGATCTTCAGGTAGTAGTGGTACATCAGGTTCTTCAGGAACTAGCGGAAGCTCGGGAACATCTGGATCTTCAGGTAGTAGTGGTACATCAGGTTCTTCAGGATCTAGTGGAACAAGTGGTTCATCGGGAACATCAGGATCTTCAGGTTCAAGTGGAACAAGCGGTTCTAGTGGAAGTAGTGGTACATCCGGGTCATCAGGTACTAGCGGATCATCAGGAAGTAGTGGTACTAGCGGGTCTTCAGGAACTAGCGGAAGCTCAGGTTCAAGTGGAACGAGTGGAAGCTCGGGATCAAGCGGTACATCTGGATCAAGTGGTACTTCAGGAACAGGGTTCTCAGCGGTAACTGATCCTGGACTTACAAGAATCTTAACATCAGATGGAACACCAAATGGAGCAATTGCTCAATCAGGTTTCACGTTTGATGGTACATACTTGAGTCTAATCGGTACACAGAGAATACAAAGTGATGTAAATACAGGAGTAAGTTCTAGTACATCTCTTTATCAAATACCAACATTAAGTGGATGTGGGGCATTCTTTGACTATTGTATTACAGAATCAGGTGGGGCTAAGAGATTAGGTACAGTAATGACAACGTGGGACGGTTCAAATGCAACATGGACTGATACCTCAACACCGGACCTAAATAGTTCAACATTAGGAATAGGATTTAGTGTAACCGTATCAGGAGGAAACGTAAACTTTAACTCTGTAGTTACAAGTGGAACATGGACAGTTAGATTAGCAGTAAGAGTAATTTATTAAAAAAAATGATATAAAAACAACACCATCCAAAAAAGGGTGGTGTTTTTTTGTGCTTTATTACCTAAAAGAAATGATTAAAGTATTTATAAAATAATAATAAATTTCTTTTGGAAAGTGAAAAAAGAAAAACTACATGGCTAACGAATTTATTCTAAGAAAAGGGTTAATTAGCTTGGGTGGGGTGACATTTCCCCTAACTCAAGTTTCAAGCACCTATACAGTGGACTCAACAGATTATTTTGTTGACGCAATATCAGGTACATTTACTATCTCATTACCTACTGCGGTCGGTATTAAGGGTCAAATCTATCAAATAAAAAATGCAGGTAGCGGAACAATTACCGTTGACCCAAATGGTACTCAAACCATCGATGGTCAACTTACGGTTACGCTTACTCAAAATGAAAACTTATATATAGTAAGTGATGGTGCCAATTGGTTACTTGCTGGTGCTGACGGCACTTCAGGATCAAGTGGTACATCAGGTACTAGTGGCTCGAGCGGAAGCTCAGGAACTAGCGGATCTTCAGGATCAAGTGGGTCAAGTGGAAGTTCAGGTACAAGTGGAAGTAGTGGAACATCTGGATCTTCAGGTTCAAGTGGTACTAGCGGAAGTTCAGGTTCTTCAGGAACTAGTGGAAGCTCAGGTACAAGCGGAAGTAGTGGTACATCAGGTTCTTCAGGAACTAGCGGAAGCTCAGGTTCAAGTGGAACATCTGGGTCTTCGGGTTCGTCAGGGACAAGCGGAAGTAGTGGTACGTCAGGATCATCGGGAACATCAGGTACAAGTGGTTCTTCAGGAAGTTCAGGTACTAGTGGATCGAGCGGTACAAGTGGGTCAAGTGGTAGTAGCGGAACAAGCGGGTCTTCAGGGTCAAGCGGAACGTCAGGTTCTTCAGGTACGAGCGGATCAAGCGGTACAAGTGGAAGCTCAGGTTCTTCAGGAACATCTGGATCAAGTGGTAGTAGCGGAACAAGCGGAAGCTCAGGTTCAAGTGGAACAAGCGGAAGCTCAGGATCATCGGGAACTAGTGGTAGTTCAGGCACTAGCGGATCGAGTGGAAGTAGCGGAACATCAGGTTCAAGCGGTAGCAGTGGTACGTCAGGTTCTTCAGGAACTAGTGGATCTTCAGGTACATCAGGTACATCAGGTTCAAGTGGTACGAGCGGTACAAGTGGTAGCTCAGGATCATCGGGAACTAGTGGTAGCTCAGGTTCAAGTGGAACATCAGGATCATCAGGTACTAGCGGATCAAGTGGAAGTAGTGGGACATCAGGTTCAAGCGGAAGTTCAGGTACATCTGGTTCTTCGGGAACATCAGGATCAAGCGGTACAAGTGGTTCCAGTGGATCATCGGGTACAAGCGGAAGTTCAGGTTCTTCAGGTACATCAGGTAGTAGTGGATCATCGGGCACAAGCGGAAGCTCAGGTTCTTCAGGTACATCAGGTAGTAGTGGAACATCAGGATCTTCAGGAACAAGTGGTTCTAGCGGATCATCGGGTACAAGTGGAAGTTCAGGTTCGTCTGGTACAAGCGGAAGTAGTGGAACTAGTGGATCTTCGGGAACAAGCGGAAGTTCAGGATCAAGTGGGACATCAGGGTCAAGTGGAACTAGCGGATCGAGTGGAAGTAGCGGTACATCAGGATCAAGCGGTAGCAGTGGGACATCAGGATCTTCAGGAACTAGTGGATCTTCAGGTACATCAGGTTCGTCAGGTTCGTCAGGAACAAGTGGAAGTAGTGGTACATCAGGTTCATCAGGAAGTTCAGGAACGTCTGGATCTTCGGGTACAAGTGGGTCATCTGGATCAAGCGGTACATCAGGTAGTAGTGGAACAAGCGGATCTTCAGGCTCAAGTGGTACTTCGGGAAGTTCAGGTACATCTGGATCAAGCGGAACAAGTGGTTCTTCAGGATCTAGCGGTACTTCAGGTTCATCAGGAAGTTCAGGAACGTCTGGATCAAGCGGATCTTCAGGTACTAGCGGAAGTAGTGGAACATCAGGATCTAGCGGTTCATCGGGTACTTCTGGTTCATCTGGAACTTCAGGAAGTTCAGGTACTAGCGGATCAAGCGGTACGAGTGGAAGTTCAGGTTCAAGTGGAACATCAGGTTCTAGCGGTACATCAGGATCTAGCGGTACATCAGGATCTAGCGGTACGAGCGGTTCTTCAGGTACAAGCGGAAGTAGTGGTTCATCAGGAACTAGCGGAAGTTCAGGGACATCCGGATCAAGCGGTACTTCAGGTAGCTCAGGTTCAAGTGGTACTAGTGGAAGCTCAGGAACATCTGGATCAAGTGGTTCTTCAGGAACTAGCGGAAGTTCAGGTACATCTGGTTCTTCGGGAACTAGTGGAAGCTCAGGATCAAGCGGAACATCAGGATCATCAGGTTCAAGTGGAACAAGCGGATCAAGTGGAAGTAGTGGTACTAGCGGGTCTTCGGGATCAAGCGGTACATCAGGTAGTAGTGGAACTAGCGGATCTTCAGGGACTAGCGGAAGCTCAGGTTCTTCAGGAACATCAGGCTCAAGTGGGACTAGCGGATCATCAGGTACGAGCGGTAGTTCAGGTACTTCAGGATCAAGTGGTTCGTCAGGTACATCTGGATCATCAGGAACATCAGGTTCTTCAGGATCTAGTGGTACAAGTGGAAGTTCAGGTACATCTGGTTCAAGCGGTACAAGTGGTTCTTCAGGTACCTCAGGTTCAAGTGGTTCATCAGGGACATCAGGTTCAAGTGGTTCATCAGGAACTAGCGGCTCAAGTGGAACAAGTGGTTCAAGTGGTACTTCAGGTTCTTCAGGATCAAGCGGAACATCTGGATCGTCAGGTACTAGCGGATCAAGTGGGTCTTCAGGTACGAGCGGTTCTTCAGGTACATCAGGTTCAAGCGGTACAAGTGGATCTTCAGGTTCATCTGGTACTAGTGGTTCTAGCGGAAGTTCAGGTACATCCGGATCAAGTGGTACTTCTGGATCATCAGGTAGCAGTGGAACAAGTGGATCTTCAGGAACAAGTGGATCTTCAGGAACAAGTGGTTCTAGCGGAAGTAGTGGAACATCAGGATCAAGTGGTTCATCGGGAACGTCAGGATCTTCAGGTACTAGCGGAAGCTCAGGAACATCTGGATCAAGTGGAAGTAGTGGTACTAGCGGATCTTCGGGATCAAGCGGTACATCAGGTAGTAGTGGATCAAGTGGAAGTAGTGGTACTAGCGGATCTTCGGGATCAAGCGGTACATCAGGTAGTAGTGGAACAAGTGGGTCTTCAGGTACTAGCGGAAGCTCAGGAACATCTGGATCAAGCGGTACAAGCGGAAGCTCAGGAACTAGCGGATCAAGCGGTACTAGTGGAAGCTCAGGTTCATCAGGTACTAGTGGATCTTCAGGTACGTCAGGTAGTAGCGGAACAAGTGGTTCATCAGGAACATCAGGATCAAGTGGAAGTAGTGGTACGAGCGGAAGTTCAGGTTCAAGTGGAACATCAGGATCTAGCGGTTCATCGGGAACAAGTGGTTCTTCAGGAACATCAGGTTCAAGTGGTACAAGTGGATCTTCAGGTTCATCAGGAACTAGTGGAAGTTCGGGTACATCTGGATCTTCAGGTACTAGCGGTTCATCAGGGACTTCAGGTAGTAGCGGAACAAGCGGATCTTCAGGAAGTTCGGGTACATCAGGATCAAGTGGATCTTCAGGGACAAGTGGAAGTAGTGGAACGTCTGGAAGCTCAGGCACATCAGGATCTTCAGGATCAAGTGGAACTAGTGGAAGTTCAGGTTCAAGCGGAACATCTGGATCTTCAGGGACAAGCGGAAGTAGCGGAACAAGTGGTTCAAGCGGTTCTTCAGGAAAGTCAGGATCTTCAGGTAGTAGTGGAACATCAGGGTCTTCAGGTACAAGTGGTAGTTCAGGATCTTCAGGTACTAGCGGATCCTCAGGAACATCTGGATCAAGTGGGACATCAGGTAGTAGTGGTACAAGCGGAAGTTCAGGTACATCTGGATCTTCAGGAAGTAGCGGTACAAGTGGAAGTAGCGGGTCTTCAGGTACTTCAGGATCAAGCGGTACATCAGGTAGTTCAGGAACATCAGGTTCAAGTGGAACAAGTGGGTCTTCAGGAACAAGTGGTTCTAGCGGAAGTTCAGGTACGAGCGGAAGTAGTGGAACTAGCGGATCTTCAGGAACATCAGGAAGCTCAGGCTCAAGTGGTATTAGTGGTTCTAGTGGAAGTTCAGGCACATCAGGATCTTCAGGTACAAGTGGTAGTTCAGGATCATCGGGAACTAGTGGTTCTTCAGGTACATCAGGTTCAAGTGGTACAAGTGGAAGCTCAGGTTCATCAGGTACTAGTGGATCAAGTGGTACGAGTGGAAGCTCAGGTTCAAGCGGTACAAGTGGTAGTAGTGGAACATCAGGAAGTTCAGGAACAAGCGGTTCAAGCGGATCTTCAGGAAAGTCTGGATCTTCAGGTAGTAGTGGGACATCAGGTTCAAGTGGTACAAGCGGATCTTCAGGTTCATCAGGTACGAGCGGAAGTTCAGGAACTAGTGGATCGTCAGGGACATCAGGATCTAGCGGATCTTCAGGTACTAGCGGATCTTCAGGTACTAGTGGAAGTTCAGGATCTAGCGGTACAAGTGGTAGTTCAGGAACATCTGGATCTTCAGGTTCATCAGGAACAAGCGGAAGCTCAGGAACATCTGGATCAAGCGGTACTAGCGGTAATAGCGGAAGTTCAGGTTCATCAGGAACATCTGGATCAAGCGGTACTAGCGGAAGTTCAGGAACATCTGGATCTTCAGGAACTAGCGGTAATAGCGGAAGTTCAGGATCAAGTGGTACTAGCGGAAGCTCAGGTACATCTGGATCAAGCGGTACTAGCGGTAATAGCGGAAGTTCAGGATCAAGCGGTACTAGCGGAAGTTCAGGTACATCTGGATCAAGCGGTACTAGCGGTAATAGCGGAAGTTCAGGATCAAGCGGTACTAGCGGAAGCTCAGGAACATCTGGATCAAGCGGTACTAGCGGTAATAGCGGAAGCTCAGGTTCATCAGGAACATCAGGATCAAGCGGTACTAGCGGAAGCTCAGGAACATCTGGATCTTCAGGAACTAGCGGTAATAGCGGAAGTTCAGGATCGTCAGGAACAAGCGGAAGCTCAGGTACATCTGGATCAAGCGGTACTAGCGGTAATAGCGGAAGTTCAGGATCAAGCGGTACTAGCGGAAGTTCAGGTACATCTGGATCAAGCGGTACTAGCGGTAATAGCGGAAGCTCAGGTTCATCAGGAACATCAGGATCAAGCGGTACTAGCGGAAGCTCAGGAACATCTGGATCTTCAGGAACAAGCGGAAGCTCAGGTACATCTGGATCAAGCGGTACTAGCGGTAATAGCGGAAGTTCAGGATCAAGCGGTACTAGCGGAAGTTCAGGTACATCTGGATCAAGCGGTACTAGCGGAAGCTCAGGTTCATCAGGTAAATCTGGTAGCTCAGGATCAAGTGGTACTAGCGGAAGCTCAGGAACATCTGGATCTTCAGGAACTAGCGGTAATAGCGGAAGTTCAGGATCGTCAGGAACATCTGGATCAAGCGGTACTAGCGGAAGTTCAGGAACATCTGGATCTTCAGGAACTAGCGGTAATAGCGGAAGTTCAGGTTCATCAGGAACATCTGGATCAAGCGGTACTAGCGGAAGTTCAGGAACATCTGGATCTTCAGGAACTAGCGGTAATAGCGGAAGTTCAGGTTCATCAGGAACATCTGGATCAAGCGGTACTAGCGGAAGTTCAGGAACATCTGGATCTTCAGGAACTAGCGGTAATAGCGGAAGTTCAGGATCGTCAGGAACAAGCGGAAGCTCAGGTACATCAGGAACATCTGGATCTTCAGGAACGTCAGGATCAAGTGGTACTAGCGGTAATAGCGGAAGCTCAGGATCAAGTGGTACTAGTGGAAGTTCAGGTACATCAGGATCAAGCGGTACAAGCGGAAGTTCAGGGTCATCAGGTAAATCTGGAAGTTCAGGATCATCAGGAACAAGCGGAGAGTCGGGTTCATCTGGATCAAGCGGAACTAGCGGTGTTGGCGGAAGCTCAGGATCATCAGGAACAAGTGGAAGTTCAGGTACTTCAGGATCATCGGGTACAAGTGGATCTTCAGGGACATCTGGATCAAGTGGAACTTCAGGAACAACAGGTAAATCTGGAAGTTCTGGAAGTTCTGGAACAAGCGGTTCATCAGGTACTTCAGGATCTTCAGGAACATCTGGATCGAGCGGTACATCAGGAGCAGCAGGAACTTCAGGATCGAGCGGTACATCAGGAGCGGCAGGAACTAGCGGAAGTTCAGGAACTTCAGGGGTATCTTTACAAGTATTAGATGAAGGAACTTCTTTAACTACGGCAGCGTCATCAATGAACTTTGTGGGAACTGGCGTTACTGTCACAAGCACGGGTAGTTCAGTTACTGTAAATATTACAGGTGGAGGTGGTGGTGGATCAATACCAGGATCTAACAATCAAGTTATCACATCAGATGGTGCAGGTGGAGCAGTTGCCGAATCATTATTAACATTTGACGGTACGATCACATCTCCTTATTTGAATGTTAATAGTGTTACAGTAGGTAGAGGAAATAATAACGTCGCATCCAACATTTCAATCGGAGATGTTGCATTTAATGCCGCCGCAAACGGGTCGTATAATATTGCCTTAGGTAAGGCGGTTTTACGAGGTATTACAAGTGGTGTGTGTAATATTGGTATCGGATTCGGAGCTCAAAACACTAATAACGTTTGTAATGTAATTGCTATTGGTAAAAGTGCTTTGTATTATAATACAGCAAGTAGTACAATTGGTATTGGTGATTTCGCATTGAGACTTAATACCGGTGTAGGTAATACCGCGGTTGGTTATAGATCTATTGAAAATAATGGTATTGGTGTATATAACACAGCATTGGGTTTTGGTACTTTATTAAGTAATACTAGTGGTTCTCGAAACGTCGCAATTGGTTCTGGAGCTTTTTGTCCCGGATCCCCAACGTCATTTAACACTCGTACTCTTGGTAAAAATCAAGGTGGTTACAACAATATTGGAATTGGTGTTGGTGCATTACATAATAATGTAAATAATTCTCAACTTATCGCGATTGGTGTTGGGGCGTTATACAAAAATAATGGTGGAGTAAGAAACGTTGCGATAGGTACTTGCTCTTTAGTGTATAACTCCACTGGAGTATGTAATATTGGGATTGGATATGAGAGTTTAGCAACTAATTCATATGGTGGTTGTAACATTGCAATAGGAGGAAGTCAAACACTATTTAATAACACCCTTGGTGGTGCAAACATTGCCATGGGTGTTGCTTTATACAATAACACTATTGGTAATCATAACATTGCCTTAGGAAGATCTGCACTTTACACAAATACCACTGGTTGTGGTAATATTGCATTAGGTAGAAGAGCTTTAGCGTTTAATACCATAGGTGGATACAACATTGCAATGGGTCGAGGAGCAATGTATTGTAACGACAGAGGATTAAATAATGTTGCAATAGGTAGAAGTGCTCTTTATGAAAACGTTACTGGTAACGGATCTGTTGCCATCGGTGTAAGATCATTAGCCTGTGCTAATACAGGAGGGGTCTATGGATTCCCTAACACTGCTGTTGGATCTGAGTCTCTGTATAATAACACAACAGGATATTATAATACTGCGATTGGTTTCAGAGCGGCTTTCACCCTTTCAACTGGTTGTAGGAATACTGCTGTTGGTCATAGGGCATTATGTAGTAGTACTTATGCATATGATAACGTTGCGGTAGGTGAAGGTGCGTTGTTAGGCAATACCACAGGGTTCAATAACGTTGGTGTTGGTCAGGGTACATTGTTAGCTAATACAGTTGGGTATTCATCAACAGCATTAGGTTTTAGGGCCGGGGGTAATTTTACATATAACTATCAAATTGCGGTAGGTGCCAACGCGGTAACAACTAATGTTGCATACCACACAGTTTGGGGTTCTGCGGCTAACAATGTTTATAACTGTGTGTGGGTCGCTTGGACAAACGTTTCGGATTGTAGAGATAAAGTTTGTATTGAGACCATACCAACAAACTTAGGTTTACCATTTGTTAAAAGATTAAATCCTGTTTCATTCAATTGGGATACTAGACAATCATATGTTGATAGATGTAAATACGAATATGGTCAAAAAGACGGAACGTTATCAGGATCAACAAAAGAATATGGTATAATTGCCCAAGAAGTTGAGGAAGTAATGAATGAATTGGGCGTTAGGTTTGATGCATTAAAACACAATGAGAAAGATGACGCATACCGTTTCACTTATGAAGGTTTATTCGCACCAATTATTAAATCAATTCAAGAGTTATCGGATAAAATTGATGATTTAGAAGAAAGAATAAATAAATCATAATACACTTTGAGTGTATTATGATTTATTTTTTTAATAAAAATTTATGAAAAAAATATTTTTTAACTCGTCACTACCAAGAGCAGGATCAACATTGATTCAAAATATATTAATGCACAACCCAAAAATTCACTCGACCCCAACTTCAGGTCTTTCGGAATTATTGCTAAATGCAAGAACCCTATATTCGACAGGAGATGCTTTCAGGGCTCAAAACGAAGAAGAAATGGAAAAGGCATTTAAAGGGTTTTGTAATTCAGCACTTCATGGTTATTTTGAGAATATTACAGATAGACCTTATGTGATTGATAAAAGTAGAGCTTGGTTAGGTCATTATGGGTTTTTGGATTGGTTCTACGAAAAACCAAAAATTATTGTAATGGTTAGAGATTTAAGAAGTATATTTTCTTCTATGGAAAAAAACTTTAGGAAAAATCCACATAAAGATCCACTTATCGTTAATGGTACTGAATTGAAGAATATGACGACATCCGCAAGAGTTAACCATTTCTCAATATCACCCCCCGTGGGACCAAGTATTGAGTGGTTATTTGAAACAATTCATCAAGGATTACACGAAAATATTTTATTTATTAAGTTTGAGGATTTAACAACTAATCCAAAAAAAGAAATAGATAAGATTTACAGATATTTAGAATTAGAACCGTTTGATCATGATTTTGACAACATCCAACAATTAACCCATGAAAATGACACTATACATGGTATATTTGGTGATCACAAAATCAAAAATAAAATTTCGCCCGTTGTTGAAGATTATAATGAAATTTTAGGGAAAGGGGAAGCGGACAGAATTAAAGAACATTATAATTGGTTCTATCAATTTTTTAATTATTTATAATAGAGATGACAGATTTTAACCTTAAGAAAAAAATGGCAGAACAGGCAATACTTATTGCGGATGATTTTATTAGCTCCGATATTGCTAAGGAAATTTTACTTAAAGATGATGAAAAAACACCAAGACAATTAACAGATCGTATTACAAGAGAAATTGAGGAACATCTTGAGATAAATAAATTTTTTATCAATAAAATTAAAGAAGAGGAAAAAAACCTTCCGACTGAGATTTTCACCGAAGAGTTTAAATCAAACTTGTTTGATAAAGTTGGTAAGATCGAGGAGTTAAAATCAGACATACCAAAATTTTTTAATGTATCTCAATTTAACGAGATTTATGTAACAAATAGTCCTGAAGGGATATTTTTTAATTATAAAATTAATGAAAAATATGAAGGAAATGTATTTGTTAAATTAATTATTGCATTTGATGTTTTAAAAAATAGAGACATTATAATTGGGAACCCAAAAGAAGGGTCACAAATTTTTTCAGGTACGAATCTTGTTGGGCTTAGCATGTTGATACCTGGAAGACAATACACTTTTACGGCAATAACAAATGAAGAAAAAAGAATAAAAGTAGAAATAAGAAACAAATGATGTCAGGTAATACACCAAATCAAGAACAAATACAAATACACATTTCATCTGCATTCGATTCAGTAAATTTAATAACCAATAAAATAACTGAGCCAAGTAATGATCAAACAAAAAATATTGTTTTAATTAATTCTAAACATTTACAATTAATGTTACTTAAAAAATGGTTTGTGGATAGTATTACAACACAACAATATACTACTATAAATAATTGTATTATATCAGGAATGACTTATTGTGATTAAAGATTTATTTTGATTTTACTTTTTCTATTTTTTAATAAAAAAGTATGGAAGAAAAATATCTTGTTTGGCACATTGAGGGTGGTTTAGGAAAAAATGTTGCATCAACTTCATTATTAAAATCTTTAAGTGAAAAATATAATGATCGTAAGATAATTGTCGTAGCTTCTTATCCTGATATTTTTCTTAACAATCCTTACATTTATAGAGTCTATAGAGTTAATAACACACAATATTTTTATGATGATTTTATAAAAAATAAAGATACTTTAGTATTCAGACACGAACCATATTTTGAATCCAATCATATTCATAAAAGAAAACATCTAATTGATAATTGGTGTACCCTTATGGATTTAGATTATGAAAATCAAATTCCACTGATATCTTTGAATTTAGTCCAACAAAGAAATTTATTTAAGTGGCAAAGAGAAAAGCCAACTTTAATTTTACAAACAAACGGAGGACCTTTCACTAGTGACGTGGTTTACTCTTGGACAAGGGACATTCCTTTTGATATCTCTTTAAAAATATGGGAAAAATTCAAAGACGAATATCATATAATACAAATTTGTAAACCAAACTCAAGAAAACTACCTGATGTAGAAGTTGTTGATTATGAATTATCAAACATTGATTTATTCTCTATGTTGGCGATAAGTGAAAAAAGAATTTTAATTGACTCTTGTTTACAACATGCCGCGGCAGGACTATCCCTCCCTTCTTCGGTATTATGGATTGGTACGTCACCAAAGGTATTTGGTTACACCTTACATAATAACTTTACCGCAGAAATACCAAGACAACAAACAAAACACCCAAATTCTTATTTATTTGATTACTCATTAGATGGTGTTCCTTTTGAATGTCCTTATTACTCAATAGAAGAAATGTTTGACATTGATAAACTTTTAGAAAAAATTTAATAATGATTTATTGGTTTACTGGTCAACCTGGCGCAGGTAAGACCTCAATTGCTGAAGTACTAATTAACAAACTCCCAAAGAACACATTTCATGTTGACGGAGATGATTTGAGGGAGATCTTCAATAACAAAGATTATAGTGAAACAGGAAGAAGAAAGAATATAGAACTTGCCCAACACATCACACATTTTTTACATAACAAAGGAACCAATGTTGTTGTAAGTTTAGTTTCACCATATAGAAATCAAAGAGAAGAATTTAAACAAAAAATCGGTGACGATATTATTGAGATATATGTTCACACCGAAAATTTAAGAGGACGTGAAGATTTCCACGTTAAAAACTATGAGGAACCATTAGAGAACTTTTTAGATATGGATACCTCTGACGTTATAATAGAAACATGTGTTAATAAAATATTAGAATATGAAAAATTACATAGCCAAAGCAGATAAGAAAACCTCATCAACCGATCATCAATACTCAATGTTCGTAGGACGATGGCAACCACTTCACGAAGGGCATCAATGGTTATTTGGTCAAGCATTAGAAGAAGGTAAGAACGTTTTGATTTGTATTAGAGATGTCAAACCTGACGACAAAAATCCTTTTACCCCTGAAGAAGTTAAAAAAAATATTGAGGACCACTATGGTAACCTCATCACAGAAGAACGAGTTAAGGTTATTATTATTCCTGATATTGAGTCAATCAATTATGGTAGAGGTGTTGGTTATGATGTTATAGAACATGTTCCACCACAAAACATTCATGATATATCCGCAACCAAAGTTAGAGAACAAATGAAAAAGGAGGGTAAGATATGAAAGAAAAAATTAAAAAGTTTCAAATAAGATTTAACGTAAACTCCACATCTGAAAAAGACAGATGGAGATTAATAACGGATGGTGATGAACGACTTGTGTCTAATATCATAATAGATGGTCATACCTACACTACTATGGATTGGATGGAAGAGATTGGTGAATATAAATGGCATGTGAGTTGTGAGGGTTACCTATCGGTTCAAAACGATGTTGCGTATGTTGTCACGGTTAAAGAAGAATCTGTAATGACTCGTCACATTTTGAAGACAATTTCTTATCGGGTTTTAGGTACTTTGACTACCGTATTTACCGCATACTCTTTAGGTGTATCTCTTGAATTGTCGTCCTTATTAGGTGTTGGGGAACTTATGATCAAACCAACTCTATACTTCTTTCACGAAAGAGTATGGTATAAGTACATACGTATTAAGAAAGATTAAGTTTAATATTCGTTGTAGGATTTCTCTTCAACAAACCCTGATCCGTATTTAAGATTTATTTCTTTTTTAATTTTAGCACGAACATCATTTGTGTGATAAACCGATCTTGCTAGTTCAATAAACTCTTCATCAAATTGTTTGTCTCTTTCTTTATCCCTTATTTTATCTTCAATAACCCAAAGTTTTTTATTAACCTCAAGTAATTTAAGATAATCCTCATCATGGCTAATATTTAATTCGGAAAAAACAATTTCATGTAAATAAAGATACTCTTTATTAATGTTTGATAATTTTTCAACATCGAATATGTTTTCTTTTTTAATTTGTAGTATGGATAGTTTATCTACTATCTCTCCGATTGATGATTCTATTTTCATTGTAAAAGATTTTTTATTTCATTTATTACCATTTGAGGTGTTATTGATTTTTGACAAATGTGCTGTCTTTCAGTTCCTTTATATACGGGACACCAATCCCAATCACCGGTGTCAAATACATGTACCGGATCGTTCCAACACTTAATACAAATATTGTTAGATACTCTTATAACATTAGATGTGAATTCATGATCAATTTCACTAAATCCTGAGATCATGATAGTTTTTTTATTTAAAGCCCAATTAGCCCAAGAAAGTCCCGAACTTAAACCAACAAAAAATTCGGAATGATATAGACAAGAAAAAACTTCATCCCAATCCGTACTTGTAATATTTATGGTACCATCAATTCTATATTCTTTAAGAGAAAGTATAACCACTGAGTATCCCATCTCTTTGACCATTTTAGTTAACTCAACCCAATGATCGAAAGACCATTCCTTACAACCAGCAGTTGATTGTGGGCCAAATACAACATACTTAGAATTTGTTGGTCTTTCAGTTAGTTTGTGTTTTACACCATGATTTATCTCTTTATACTCTAAACCTAAAATATCGGTTGCGGTTTTTTGTAATGGTATTAAATTGGGTTGATTTGGATGTAAATTAAAATTTTTCCATCCACCGTTATCATCTCTAAACCAACCAAGTTTATATATAACATCACAATTAACTGACTCTCCTGGATTAATAAACTCAATATCTTTATATGTTTCTAAACCTTTAAACCAATCATTACGGAAAGTACTGAGAATAACTTTACAATTTTTTTGTTTCATTAACTCAATTGCATAAGGTGCCCATGCGATCGTATCTCCGACAGACTTAGACTCAAAAGAAATCAAAACCTTTTTATTTTCAAGATTAAGTTGATCTATGATCTTTCCGTTAACTTTTATTGTCCAGGGCACATAATATTTTATGCCACATGTTGTCCACATATTATTGGTTATTGTGTCCGAATATTTTACCTTTCCATTATCATCAATAAACTCAACAAAGTAAGATGAATCAAAGTCACCAACGATCTCAACTTTAGGGCCTTCGAGGTATGAAACTTTAATTTGGTTTGTGTCTTTGGTTCTTGATATAACTCCCGAATTAATTTTATCCGTAAACTCATCAATTTTTTCTTTACCTATTAATGCGATTTTTTCCCAAGAAAATTCATTTCTTAGTTCTTCACTTTCCTCAACTGATTTTTGTTTGTGTGAATTATAATTAGAATAGGCATCTCTCATAACACGAGATAAATCCTCAAAGTCTGGTTCGTAATAATTTCCCGGTAAATCACTCATTGTATATCTACCATAATCATTTTCGTTAGCCGGTTTTTCACCAACTATTTTTACAGGTAAACCTTTTCCTTTGGCGAACTCCATTTGTGCTGAACATTCAGAATAGATTGATGGTGTACCACAAGCCATCGCTTCGATAAGTGGTAAATTCCACCCTTCAGATCTGGCACATGAAAGGAATACGTGACCCGTTTTTAGATATTTAATATAATCTTCTCTTGATGGGAAATGTATTATTTTAATTCTTGGGTCGGTTAAACCGTAGTTTAATAAACGTTCTTCGGTTGTTTTAAACCCGTCCATTTGTTCTCCCCACATATTATCGATAGATACGACCAAGTCAACTGGTTCATCTGGTGAAAATGTTTTAAGGAAAGTCTCAATAATTTCCTTTGTTGATTTTCTGTAATCCCAACGACCCATTAAAAGAAACTTAAACCTACCGTCTTTGTATTCATCAAGTTTTTCCACCGACTCAGGATAAAATGTATGAACATCAACCCCTTCAGGTACTACCTTAACTTTGTCGGGATCCGCACCTTGTTCTATTGTACATTCTCTTTGCCACTCACTCGGTACCCAAATTTCGTCAAACTCTAATAATTTTTTAAAAAAGTTTTCAGGTTGCCTTGTTGATTCCCATACGTTATACCCAATTTTAGGTCCAATATATTTGTCATAATATAAGTAATGATTTGTCTCATTCAAAACTATATTAAAATCATGAAAAAATTCTTTTTCTTTTGATGGATAAATCTTGAAGTCACTCATTTTTCCATCCCCAACCCATAACCTTTGTTGATATAAAATAGATTTATCTACATGATTGATATAAGGTTCGTTATCGTGAGGGGTATCGTTTAATCCAGTCCAAGATTCACCGATAGTAAAATTTCTTACTTTAATTTGTGAATGTTTAGATAACTCTCTAAAAAAATCACGAGTGTGGTTATTGTAACCCGTGTTTCCGATATAAGACCCATGAACATAAATTTTCGCCATATTGTTTTCTTTTTATTGAAATATAGGGAACGTTGTATATATTTGAAATAGTAACTATTAAATAATGAAATCAATTTTAATCCTCGATGCTTTTATTACCGATGAAGCTGACGAAAATTTATTAATCAACTTTATCGATAACATAAAAAGTCTTGGTGATGATGTATTATTAATGTCAAATACGACAATATCAAAAAAAGTCCAAGATAAAGTTAATTATTTATTTTATGACAAACGAAATCAATTATTTACTAAAAAATACGACAACTATAAAGAGCTAAATTATTATACAGTTCACGATTCATTCAAAGTGTCTAATTTTTTCCCTCATCCACAACCTCACGGTCTCTCAGTTTTAATTAGTTTATTTCGATCAGTTAAAATTGCAAAAGATTTGGGTTATACTCATTTCTATAAAATGGAATACGATGCAATTTTAGGTGAAGAAACTAAGAAAAAGATATTAGAGATGAATAAATCTTGTGAGTTAAACAATAAAAAAGGAGTCTTTTTTACGGGTATTGGTGATAATCGAGTTGTCGAAGCCCACTATTTTTTTTGTGAAATTGATTTTTTCCTTGATAATTTTTGGTGTATTGGTAGTGAACAAGACTATATCGAATACTTAGAAAAAGAAATTGGAAATAATGATTTTTTAACTATGGAAGAATTTATGTATATTAATTTAATGAAACTCAATACCAATGACGTATACATCAATACAGGTTTGACAGAAATATTTTTTGATACATATTTTAATTCAAAACACACTAAAGTTTATTATGATGAAAAGTACAATCAATGTTTTACAAAATTTTACCATGTAAAGGACGATCCAAGTAAAATAATAATATATAGTGTAAATAAAAAAAATAGTCCTGATTTTAGAAAAATTATTGTATTTCATAAACATGATAAACAATCCGTATTCAACCAATCTTTTGGTGGATACAATACTTGGTCATATCATGTGATGGATAATGACGTTGAAAAAATGATGGTTTATGATCAAGAAGATTCATTCCTATATGAAGAATACTTTAAGGATATTAAAAATATAATAGAATTTTATTAAAAAGATGAATAAAGATTTAATATGTATCACCGCGCATTGCCCTAATGAAGAAAAAAGAAGGGTGTTACATAATTTAGTATTATCCCTACAATCAATTAGAAAAGATTTTGATTTAATGGTCATCAGTCATACACCCGTTACATTTGACGTACAAGAAAACGTTGACTGGGTTGTGTTTGATAGAGACAACGAATTACTAACTGATTGGAAATATCAAAATCAACCTTGGTTTTCACCTCACGAAGGTAAACACATACAATCAGTATTTTTTGGTGTAGGTAATACTTACCTTACATTACATAAACAGCTAATCACCGGTTATGGTCACGCAAAAACATTTGGTTATAACAAGGTCCACTTTATAGAATACGACGCATATTTTAGTGATCATACAGAATTTTATGATAACTCAAGAATTCTTGATGAATATGATGCGGTGATGTACACTAAAAAAGATGCCTTGTTTGAAATAAATCTTCAGTTCGGAATCGGCAATTTTCATTCTGTGAAGATATCAACATTATCTGATAAGGCGTTTTACTTCAACCGTGAAATGATATTGAATGAGTTGGAAGAAAGTTCAGAAAAAACTACGGAGAAACGAACTCAAGATCTTTATGGTGAAAACGGTAATAAAATCTTTTTTAAAGATCATAACGTAATCACTAAGAACGGAAACATATTAAGAATTGTGGATTTCCATAAGGGTGAATTTGAAATGCAGTGGGCTGTTCCATTTTACGATCAGACTACGGATAATATTGATTTCATTGTTTGGAATGATTCTTCAGATAAACCATGTAATATTGTGGTCATTCTGAATGACGATAAAATTATAAAGTTCTCTAATTTAGAAAAATTTAATTGGTCAATTAGTTCATTAGGAAAACCTAATGATGTGAAAAATATTAAAATCATAATTAATGACAAATTAAAAAACAATATTACATTAGATGAAAGTAATATTGAGATGTTTAAAAAAACGAATTTCGTAAAATATGGTAAATCATAGAAATGATGATTAATGTATTAAACGTAGAACATAACGGTAATATATACTTCTCAGCTAATGAGGAAGTGGATAACGTGACTTTCAAAGTCATGGATAGGAAATTTGATTCCGAAATTTATATTAAACATTATGAGAAATTAATTAATGGTGTCACTTATTATATTAACATTAGTAGTGTAGTTTTACCGTTTTTAAAGGATTCGTACCTTATTATCCTACATGATGATAAATCATATAATGTTGATATAAAATTTCCTGAAGGTGACTTAGGTAATTTTTCACTTATTGGTAATACTTGTTTGGCTTGGAGAACTTATGAAAGATTCAATTTACCATACAATTCACCAACGATAGGTAATTTAATTTTGGACGACGAAGAATATGTTCGTTTTTGTGAACATATTAATAGTTATTTGGATGTTGAAATGGTTTTCGGTGAAAGTAAGGGTAATGTTAATTTTAAAAATAATTGTGGTAATGTTAGGGTTATAAATCCCAACGCTCACATACCTTTAGATTATCCTATTAGTCATCATTTAGATGTTGAAATACATTGGATACACACAAAGTCTAAGGAATTGATTTTTAAAAATGGTGTTTATCATTTTAAAGATTTGAGTGATCGAACACCTCTTGAGGATTATAAAAATAAATGGGAACGAAGATCACAAAGATCCAAGAATAAAGAAAAAATATTTTTATGGTCGGCGTCTGAAATGTTTAACATTCATGGAAATTGGAAAAGAAAACAATTAATTGATAGGTTTAAAAGTTTACCCCATAGAAGTATTTTTTTAACTGAGAGACCCGAAGAAGAATTTGAGGACGAGAATCATATTGTAAAATTCATTCCTGAATGGAGAGACAACAACCAATTCCAACGAGATTCGTCAGGAGGTATTTTATGGAATAATCAAGAAGATAATTCTGAAATCACGTATAATATAATTCAAGAAAAATTTTTAAAATAGTATGGATAATAAAGTTTGTTACGTTTGTTGTTGTTATTTAGGAGACAGAAGATCCGCAATTGAATATTATAATGAGGACAAGTCAGTTTACGTCAAAGAACAAATTAAATCTCTTAACGAATTTAATCATGATTTAAGTAAGATAATTTTTATTTTCAACTTGGACCCTGAACATATTGAATTATTCGAAATCGTTAAAAAAGAAATACCAAAGAAAATCCAAAACGCTGATGTTGAAATTATTGTTAGAGAAAATTACGGTATGTCTTATGCAGCATTTAACGAGGTCTATGAAAAATATAGGAGAGACTTTGATTACTACATTTTTAATGAAGACGATTATTACTTCAACATACAAAATTTCGACGAGTACTTAGTTACTAAATTTAACTCCTATAATAATATAGGTTATTTGGCGGCATTAGCGGTAAACCCCGCATGGGATTTCCAACATACATTAACACATGCTGGTAATAGTGTTGGTATTACATCGTCTAAAGTGCTTGAAGAACTGTATCAAAAATTTGGTTGTTTACCCCATTCTAAACACAGAAAAGGACATGAAGCTTCATTCTATAGTTTGAATGAGTTAGAAGGTCAAGTCGCACAGACACATGAGATATTTAAAATGGGTTATAATATATTCGACATTAGAGACGACTATTCTTGTCCACATGATATGGGGAATAAATTAAAGAGTAAAATACCCAATTTTGATCATTTTGTGGATCACTTCTTTACTTGGAACAAACCTTTGATTTTACCGGCATCCATGAGATTTGATTTACCAACTTGGCATGTATACGTCACCGATCCACAATTTCAAAGAAAACGATCATGTTTAGTAACCAGTTTTTATTTTGGTGACCGAAGACGAACAGTTGATGAATTTTACGAGGACAGAATTTTTTTCATGAGAAAACAAATCGAAACTCTCGAAACCTATTCACATAATTTAAGTAAAATTATATTTTCAATTAATGTTGAAACCGATCATTATAATTATGTGAATGAAGCTTTAAAAATAATCCCTAAAAAAATTCAAAACACTCCGGTTGAAGTCATCATCAGGGAAAACAAAGGGTTTAGTTATAGTGCTTTTTCTAACGCATTTGAAAAAAACCGAAATGACTACGATTATTTTATTTTTAATGAAGACGATTACTTCTTAGTTGAGAATAATTGGGATGAATATTTGTTCAGAAAATACCACAGTCTACCTGACACAGGTTATTTATGTGCAATAATGAGAGACGAAGATGAATGGAATGACTATAAGATACACGCAGGACACACTTTTGGTATCGCGTCTACTTCAGTTTTAAATAAAATTTGGGATAAATACGGATGTTTACCTAATTCTTATGAATTAGATTACGACACCCAACAAAAAGTTCAGGTAGATTTTTCACATTCCTTTATTGAAATTGGGTTGCGGGTTTACGACATCCGAGAAGATTATAGAGTTTCATTCGCAATGACCGGAAAAGATGATCAAGATATATGGAGATGGTTCTGGTGGAATGAGAAGGATTTAATTGTTCCCGCAATAATTTTATTAAATAAACCTTACACTTGGTATGAGTCTTACGATGGACCATGTCAAAGAAAAACTAATTTAGAAAAATATGAATAAATTTGATTTTAATGTTTTCATTAAACCTTATAAAGAATTTTTAATCAAAAGTGGTATTACCAGATTAAATTATTATGAATATGTTTTGAATAAACTATATTCGTTAAATCGACCGATCACGGTAATTGAAACCGGTACTATGTGGAATAATCTAGAAGACAATCAAGGTGCGTTCACATTAGTTTTTTCTGATTTTATTAAAAACTATACTGGTGGTAAACTTATAACTGTCGACATTTCACAAACACACATGGATAATTGTAAAAAATATACCGAACAATATGGTGATGTAATTGAATATGTTGTGTCAGATTCGGTGTCATACCTAACATCACTGAGTGATGATTTTATTAAAAACACTGATTTTATTTTTTTCGATTCATACGATTTGAATCTAACCGACCCAATACCTTCAGAAATTCATCACTTAAGAGAATTACTTGCGGTTTATGATAGATTATCGGAAGATGTAATATTGGCGGTTGATGATAACCTGATGCCGGGTAATTGGATTGAGTGGCTTATGTATGACAACAATGCTAACTTGATAAATAAAACGATCGTTACTGCGGAAAAAGAAATTATAGGGAAAGGTACTTTAATCAATAGATTTCTGTTAGATAACAATTGGAAAAGAACGAATGATAATTTATCATCATGTTTGTTAGGATATGAAAGATAAACCTAACATCAATTATACATTCTGAAATTATGATATACAACCCAAAGATATACGTAGATAAAAGCCCAATCCATGGTTGGGGTGTTTTTGCTAAAGAAGACATAATGGAAGGTGAGGTTTTTGAGGAATGTCCGGTTCTTACCTTACCAATAGAAAAAGGTGAGATAACTTCACTACTAGTTGATTATAGATTTAATTGGCCTCAGGGGAACGACTTTGAAGAGCAAGTAGTAACTTTAGGTTATGGTAGTTTATATAATCACAGCAACAATGCAAACGCTTACTGGGTGTCAGATCTTGAAAACAAAACCTTCAAATTTATTTCCAACAGAGAAATAAAGAAAGATGAAGAAATTTTTGTTTGGTATGGTGATGTGAGTTATTGGAACGATGGTAGAACTTACACAAACGTTATATAAGGTTCTTTTTAATTTGTGTTCGTAAGTATTTATAGAATAAAAGTTAAATGCCAAACTACGTCCAAATAAATTCTGTAACAGGTACACCACCATACACAGTCTCTGTATGTGATCAGACCTACACGTATTGTTATTTGGTGACAGGATCAACATCATTACCAACACCATACTTGTTTATGGTACCACCACCCCTTACTAATGTTACAGACATTATACTACAGATAACAGATGCATTGGGTTGTGAATATTTTATCGCACTATCTTGTGGTACATATTATGGTAAAGAGTTTGAGGACTTTGCAATATTCATGTTCCAAGACTTCGACATATATTTATATGAGGGTCCACCTTAATTTCATTTATAAATCAATTTACAAGTAAACAATGTTTAATATTTTTTCTGTATGAGAATATTCGTACAGATAGCATCCTATCGAGATCCACAGCTTATACCAACAATTAAATCTATGTTGGAAAATTCAAAGAAACCAAAGAATTTAAGATTTGGTATTGCAAGACAATTTCATCCCGAAGATGGTTTTGATAATTTAGAAGAATTTGTTGGGGACGATCGTTTCCGTATTTTAGATATCCCATATACAGAATCAAAAGGAGTTTGTTGGGCAAGACACCTAACACAACAACTCTATGATGGTGAGGAATATACTTTACAAATTGATTCTCATATGAGATTTGAAAAGAATTGGGACGATGAGTTTATAAAAATGATAAAACAATTACAAAAGAAAGGTCATAAAAAACCTTTATTAACTGGTTATGTTTCATCGTTTGATCCCGAGAATGATCCCCAAGGTAGAGTCGATGTTCCGTGGAGAATGGCGTTTGATAGATTTACACCTGAAGGTGTTGTATTCTTTTTACCTGAAACTATACCAGGATGGAAGGAACTTAAAGAACCGATTCCCGCAAGATTTTATTCCGCACACTTCTGTTTCACTTTAGGTCAATTCTCAACTGAAGTACAACACGATCCTGAATTTTATTTTCACGGTGAAGAAATATCAATCACCGTAAGATCTTACACACACGGGTACGACTTATTCCACCCACATAAAGTTTTGATTTGGCACGAATATACCCGAAAAGGTAGAACAAAACAGTGGGACGACGACAAGGAATGGTATAAGAAAAACATGTCGTGTCATATTAAGAATAGACAATTACTTGGTGTTGATGGTGAGAAATATAGTGGGGATACTTCAGAATGGTTTGGTACTGAAAGAACTATTAGAGATTATGAAAAATATGCCGGACTTCTGTTTGAGACAAGAGGAGTACAACAAGAAACAATAGATAAGAAATATCCGCCAAACACTTATGAATTTGAGAATGAAGAAGAATGGAAAAAATCATTCTCAAGTATTTTTAAACATTGTATTGATTTGGATTTAAAACAAGTACCTGAAACCGATTATGATTTTTGGGTTGTTGCTTTCCATGATAAAGATCACAACACTTTATTTAGACAAGATGCTGATGCAAATGAAATTGCAAGAATAAAATCCGATCCTGATGGTTATGGTAAGGTGTGGAGAGAATTCCATTCAACACAAGTACCAGCATATTGGGTAGTTTGGCCTCACTCCGTTTCTAAAGATTGGTGTGATAGAATTGTGGGTAATTTATAAAATATGATAACACTAGTAACAGGTCTTTGGGATATTGGTCGTGGTAATCTTTCAGAAGGTTGGTCTAGGTCCTTTGATTATTATTTAAAAAAGTTTGAGAATCTACTTCAGGTTGATTGTAATTTGATAATATTTGGTGATCGTGAGTTAGAGGTATTTGTCAATCAAAGAAGAAAGAAAGAAAATACTCAATTTGTTTTAAGGGATTTGGATTGGTTTAGACAAAATGAATTCTATGGTCAAATACAACAAATAAGAAATAGTCCTAAGTGGTATAATCTTGCTGGATGGTTAAAAGATTCAACACAAGCTAGATTAGAAATGTATAATCCTTTGGTTATGTCAAAGATGTTTATTCTTCATGATGCATTACTCTTAGATGGATTTAATTCGGAGAAACTATATTGGATTGATGCGGGATTGGCAAATACCGTTAATATGGGTTATTTCACTCACGATGATGTGTTAAATAAAATTGATAATCTTTTTGATAATTTCACTTTTGTTTGTTTCCCATATCAAGCGGATCGTGAAATTCATGGTTTCGACATTGATAAAATGACACAACTTACAGGTGTTAGGGTTGATAAAGTTGCTAGAGGAGGATTTTTTGGTGGTACCAAAGAGTTAATTACCCAAATGAATACTCTATATTATAACCTAATGAAGACGACTTTAGGGAGAGGTTTAATGGGAACCGAAGAAAGTTTATTTTCAATATTATTATATAATAACCCAACGATTACAGAGTATGCTGAAATTAATTCCGATGGATTACTACTCAAATTTTTTGAGGATGTAAAAAACAACTCAGTTCAAATTAAAACTATGTCTGGTGACAAAAAGATTGAGGTTAAAACAAATGGTGATATTGGATTGTATGTTATTAGTTTTAATAGCCCAAACCAATTCCAAACCTTAATAGATTCTATGATGAGTTATGACCCTGAGTTTATTAGTAAGACAAGGAAGTTCTTATTAAATAATTCAACGGATTTAACAACAACACCTGAATATGTAAGATTGTGTAATCAATACGGATTTGAACACATTAAAAAAGATAACATAGGTATTACTGGTGGTCGTGTCTTTATTGCTGAACATTTTGATAATTCAGACATGGATTATTACGTATTCTTTGAGGATGATATGTTTTTTTATAATGGGGTGGACAAAACATGTAAAAATGGTTTTAACAGAAAAACTAAAAATTTATATAAAAAAGTTTTACAAATTACCAGAAAAGAACAATTTGATTTTCTTAAGTTTAATTTTACAGAGTTTTATGGGAGTCATGAAAATCAGTGGTCTTGGTTTAACGTAGATCAAGAATTTAGAAAAACACATTGGCCTTTTAATCAGAACTTAGCTCACCATGGAGAAAGTCCAAACGTACCAAAATTAGAATTCAAAAACATTAAATCACACGAAGGTGTACCATATGCGACAGGTGAAGTTTATTTATCAAATTGGCCAATCATATTATCTCGTGAAGGAAATTATAAATGTTACGTTGAAACTAAGTTTGATCATCCTTATGAACAAACTCTTATGTCTCACTGTTACAAACAAACAGTTAAAGGTAGAATTAATGCGGGTGTGTTATTAATGACACCAACTGATCATAATAGATTTGATCATTACGAAGGACATTTGAGAAAAGAATTCTAAACGAAGTATTTATTGATAAAAGGTTTAATGGAATTCTTTATCAAGAAAAATGCGACGCTACCTGTATTAAAAATTAACGTAATAAAAGACGGTAGAAGTGACTACAATAGATCCATGAAGTTTCTATCTGAAACTGACGTGTTCTTTTCTATGGTAGACACCGCAACTAATATCCCAAGAATTACTACAAGACCTGCTGGTTTGATGTCTAAAATTGCACCATTAACAGCATCCACTTCAGATTATTATGTGTATTATCAGTTCACACCATTTGATACTAAAAAAGTTGGTAGATATAAAGGTCAGTTTCTTTTTAGGGATGATACAGGTATTTTAATACTACCATTAAACGAGGACATCTACATTAACGTAACCGATAGTTTTGTTTTAGATGAAATGGAGTTCCAAAGTTGTTATGTTGTTGATTACCCATGTTGTTCTGGATTCATACCAACACCACCAGGACCTGTACCACCAGGACCAACAACAACGAGTACAACATTCTTACCATCAACAACAACAAGTACAACAACACCAATAACCACAACAACGTCAACGGCGATACCTTGTGAAGTGTGTACTTCAGGTGCGACTTTACCACAACTTTTACAGACGGTAATATATAACGATATTAGATTATCACCAGGAACTGTTCTACCTACCGATATAACCGCAACAACCTCAAGTACTGTTATGACTTGTTTTGAGGAATTAGAGGGTCCATCATCAGGTAATTTACTTTTAGGTAGTACATCACCATTCAATTATAACATAACCTTTATCGGTGGTCCGGTAAATGATGTCGTATTTAGATTTATTAATTATGAAAAAACCTCAACGACAACAGAATCATTTACAATTTTAACACAAAGACTTGATGGTTTAGAAATGACACCAACGATTACCGCTTGTGAATATTGTTGTGCAACAATTAGTGGTAATACAATTACTGCTGGTGATAATACAGATTGTGAAATAGGAAGTGGTTATTTTAGGATAAGTACTGAATTCCCATATAGTAATATATCTATATCAGGTACGGGAGGAAATGGAGGAACTATTGTTGACGTATGTGAAGAAACCGTTAAAAAACCTGAAATAAGATCAACAGCATGGTCAATATCACCAGGTGTTGCAGACGGTAGATATTTTTGTAGTCGAGACACGGCAGAATTTACAACTATTTTTACAGTAGAATCCCCAACTTTACAAGTCGGAATGCAATTATTTGCTGATCAGTATCTCACAATGCCAATTACCTTTCTTTTAGAAACTTCATTCTATACTGTTTTAGAAAGGGATTATGTTGCACTGACTGAGAGATATTCATTTATAACAACAGGTTCATCACAACAATACACACAAAATCAATATGTTGGTGGGATTTTAAATTGTAGTGGACCAATTCCTTGTCGAGAACTTACAATAACAAGAACAAACCCAAATGGTAGTTTAGTAAGATGGTACGATTGTAACGCCATTCTTAGTGGTCAACAAATTGGTTTAGGTCAAACGATTACTATTTGTGGGTCTTTCAGAATACAACAATCTAATGCGTCAACAACAATAGGTCCTAATTGTTAACCAACTTTTAGTTTCCGAGTATTTATAGTTAAAAGAATTGATGGAATTTACAATAGGTCAGAACGCGTCATTACCGGTACTTAAAATGCAAGTAGTAAATGACGGTACGCAAAGTTTTGAGGATATGATGGAATTCATAGAAAGATCATCAATCTTTTTTTCTATGGTCGGTACCGATAATGGTATACCAAAAGTATATACAAAATCGGCAGGGTTTGTTGAGAAACTCGATATGGATCCAAATGCAGCACCTGAATATTATGTTTATTACAGATTTACACAACAGGATACAAGTAGGATTGGTAGATATGAAGGTCAGTTTATGTTTATAAATGAAGACGGTACTTTGGTTTTACCAATAAGAGAATCATTATTTATAAATGTTGTTGAAAGTTTTATTTCCGATAGTTTACCTTATAATAGTTGTTATACATTAAACTATAGTTGTTGTACGACACCGTTCCCATCACCAACACCAACACCAACCAAAGCACCTGTCATTAGCCCAACACCATCACCCTCAACTACACCAACACCTACAGTAACACCAACACCTACTCAAACACCTAACCAACCTATTTGTCCTCACCCTGTTATGCAGACTTTGGTTTATGGTACAGATCAATTTGGTCCGTTTGATACTCAAGAGAAAATTTGTTACGCATATCTTTGTTTCTCACAGGGTAATTGTACTACTTCTGATTATCTTGTTAGATTCTTCAACCTACCAACGTTAAATGTAGGTTCTTTAATGTTTGATAATGAAATCTCTTGTTATAAAACAAATGATACAGGATATTTCTTAACAAATTACGAAGGTGGTTATAGAATGTTCTATGCAACTGATGGTGTAATCACAGAAATAATTGATTGTGATTAAAATTTAACTCACATATTGATAAGGGTATTTTTTACTCCTATATTTATTTACGAAGGTAAATGTCGACCTTATTCGACAGCTAATGGACCAAAAGTAAATTTATATGATATCACAAGAAGAAATTGAAAGCTTCCTTGTGGGTAATGACCCCGAGGAATATATCGTATCCGTAGAGTACGATTATGTATCCGACAAAATCTACAAAATAAAAGAAATTCCTGGTAAAGGTAAACAGATCCATCGTGACACTCTAATCTCATTTGCATGGGTTGGTGATCTACGTGGTCAGAACTTTTACTCATCATCCAAAGCTTTACAGAAAGAAGCCATGTCTAAACATGGTATCATCATCGAGAAACTTCGAACTGATGGTAATGATCGTTTAGAACGAGGACTCACCTTTATGGTTAAGTCAATGAAAGGTTATAGAAACCTCATTCAATTCTTTAGAGAAGGTGGTGTAGATCCTTGGGGTGAAAAAACCAAAGATCTTGTTATGGTATTACCCCCCGTTGAGCAATACCTCATCTCAAAAGAGAAAAGACTATTCAAGGGATTCGAGGAATACAACGACATTACGAGGATGGTATTCGACTTGGAGACGACCTCACTTGAGCCCAAGGATGGTCGTATCTTTATGATTGGAGTTAAAACAAACAAAGGATTTAGAAAAGTAATCGAGTGTGCAACACCTGACGATGAAAGAAGAGGCCTTGTGGAGTTCTTCAATTTAATTGACGAACACAAACCATCAATTCTTTCAGGATACAATTCATTTAACTTCGACTGGTATTGGATTTACGAAAGATGTAAGATGTTGAATCTTGACATTAAGAAAATTGCAAAGTCCCTCAATCCTGAAAAAAGTATTTCAACTAAGGAATCTATGTTGAAACTCGCCAACGAGGTTGAAAAGTTTAACCAAACTCAAATGTGGGGTTACAACATTATTGATATCCTTCACTCAGTTCGTCGTGCACAAGCAATCAACTCAAACATCAAAGAAGCTGGTTTGAAGTATATTACCAAATATATTGAAGCAGAAGCACCTGATCGTGTTTATGTTGATCACGATAAAATTGGATCTATGTATCGTGAAAAAGAAGACTATTGGTTGAACATAGAGAATGGTAAGTACAAAAAAGTTGGTGTGGACCCGAAGATCGATGATGTATGTGGTAGACACTCAAGTGTGTATATTAAAACAACAGGGGACGACATTATTGAGCGTTATCTTGACGATGACTTGGAAGAAACTCTATTGGTTGACGAAGAATTCAATCAAGGTTCATTCTTGTTGGCGTCATTACTTCCAACAACATATGAAAGAGTTTCAACGATGGGTACAGCAACATTATGGAAAATGTTGATGTTAGCTTGGTCTTATAAACACGGACTTGCAATTCCTGCTAAGAATGATAAAGGAAACTTCGTAGGAGGACTTTCTCGTCTGATCCGAACAGGATACTCAAGAAACGTTCTAAAACTTGACTACTCGTCTCTATACCCATCTATTCAGTTGGTACACGATGTATTCCCCGAGTGTGATGTGACAGGTGCGATGAAAGGTTTATTATCTTACTTCCGTAATACTCGTATCAAATACAAACAACTTGCTGAGGAATACGCAACGATTGATAAAAAGAAATCAACTTCTTATGACCGTAAACAATTACCAATTAAGATCTTTATCAACTCGATGTTCGGTGCCTTGTCAGCCCCACAGGTTTTCCATTGGGGTGATATGGATAAAGGTGAGATGATTACTTGTACGGGTCGTCAGTATCTTCGTATGATGATTCACTTCTTTATGGATCGTGGGTATACACCACTTGTAATGGACACGGATGGTATTAACTTCTCAGTTCCTGAAGGTGTGGAGACAAGAAGATACGTCGGTAAGGGTTTGAATTGGAAAGTTGTTGATGGTAAAGAATATATTGGTGAAGAAGCGGATGTAATGGAATTTAATGATCTTGCGATGAGAGGTGAGATGGCACTTGATACTGACGGACAATGGCCAGCATGTATTAACTTGGCTCGTAAGAACTACGCACTTATCACCGCTAAAGGTAAGATCAAACTTACAGGGAACTCAATCAAATCTAAGAAAATGCCAATCTATATTGAGAAGTTTTTGGATAAGGGGATTAAGTTATTACTTGATGGTAAAGGGCAAGAGTTTGTTGAGTGGTATTACGAATACGTACAAAAGATCTTTGATCAAAAGATTCCGTTAATGGACATTGCAAACAAGGCTAAGATCAAACAAAGTATTGATGATTATATTGCTAGAAGTAAAACTAAAACTAAGGCGGGAGCTTTAATGTCAAGACAAGCACATATGGAGTTGGCAATTAGAGATAAGTTAAATGCGAATCTTGGTGAGGTAATATTTTATGTGAATAACGGAACCAAAGCTTCTCATGGTGATGTTCAGAAAGTTAACAAACCAAAGAAAGGGTGGAATCAAGAACACATTGATACATACATGTCAAATTATGGTACAACAATACCTGAATCTGCAGAATCAATCATACAATTAAATTGTTATAGAATTGACCCATCTGATATCGAAAGTAACCCAACCATGACAGGACAGTATAATATCCAAAGAGCGATTGCAACGTTTAATAAAAGGGTTGAGCCCTTGTTAGTTGTGTTCCAACAAGAAGTTAGAAATGGTTTATTAGTTAAGAACCCTGAAGATAGACCTTTCTTCACTAAAGTTCAGTGTGAGTTGATTAATGGTCAACCATTTGATGAAGGTGATCAAGATAAGTTAGAAGATGTAATGGAAATCTCCGATGAGGAAATGTCTTTTTGGGATAGGGTTGGTGAGACTCCATATCATATGTATAAAGATGCAGACTCTTATATGTGGAGATATCTACCTGATGAAAAATTATTCCATCTTGAGACCATCGGAGGAGAGAATATACCACACACCTCTGACGTTCTTTAACTCAACACAAGCACCACGACCTACGGAAATCTCATCCCAATCTTCATCAATCCTACCAATATCAGGTATGATGATACAATTTGTTAGAGTTTTAATTTTAATTTTGTCAGTCGTTGTAGAATCTAATCTTATTTTACAATGATTGACATCTCTAACAATTATAAGTAATTCACCATTAGTTGAGTAAAACTCATCACTAACTATGGCGGTTTCAAACGTATCTATGTTAATTGATCGTTCACCACGTATTACCGTTTTTCTGTTTGGTTTTTCTTTTATAATTGACATATATTAAATTACATATATTTGACGAGGCATTGCTCTAAACTTAAGTTGTTTGTTTAAGTTTTCCGCAAGTAACGCTTCTCTCTCCATAACTTTTTCAGGTCGTAATCTTGTTAACCTACCTTCGGGACCTATCAATTCATCCACAAGTTTTGTTTTTTCGTCTTTCGCTTCTGTTGCTAAAGATGTATAATCCATTGTTAGATCACCATCAGGTGCTTTTAAGTTACCACTAAACTTACCACGAACTCTTGCTAAGGTTTCTTTACAATAAGCGGTAAACCATCTTCTTACCCAAACCTGAGCGGGATTATTAAGTTTGTACCAACTAATTTTGTTAAATGGTACATCTGATGGTAATAATACGATATCAGGATTATCCGCTAAACATTTATCTCTATCTCCTTGACCAACATCATAATACCAATACCAAACTCTACGTTGTGCCATTTCAGCATTTCCAAAGTCAAATCTACCACCTGGTACATTTAGTAAGTGTAATGCTTTCTTCCCGTCAGGTAACGCTGTAATATAATAAGTTAAATCAGGAGATATAATTCTTCTTTGAATGTTAATTTCCTGCATTCTTAATAACATATCAAATGCTGGCATCAAGAAGTAACTACCTGCCATATTACCCATTTGTGCGAATCCACCTGTACCACCAATACCTCCACCGGCTATACCACCGAATGACCAGGGATCGATAAACATATTATTCATTTCTGTTGGTGAAAACCAAAGAACTTCATTGATTTCTCTACCTGCAGGAATTTCATATATTTGTTGGTTTGGTACTAATTGTACGTAATCTTTTTTGATAACCCAATCACCACCAGCTTGTAAACCAACAATCTTGGAGTATGCGTATGTGTATCTAGTTTCAAAATCTAAACTCTTGGTAACAAAGGCTCTCGCTAAAGATTGTGTGTCTAGATTTAAATTATATAATGAAGTCCATTGAGATTCTATCAACCAATCTTGTACGTATTGTGAATAATCATCAATAGAGTACTCTAAAAGAGTATCCATCATCTCATCTTCTAATTCTACCGATCTTAAAGGGGCACCTAAAAGGTGTCTTACTTTTTGGTAGAATTCACTTCTTTCTGGTTCGTTAATAATTGCCATAGAGTTTTTTTCTCTATAAATATCTTTAATAATTAGTTTGTGTTAGGACGGACAAACGATCTTTTCTCTATCCTTTGTTTTAACATCTAAACTAACAGGTTCTAAAACACTTTTATCTTTAAAGTAGAAACCATCAATTTTATTATATTCAGGTTTTATCCTAAATCTTATCGATAATCTTTTTTCATCACAACCTCGTTGACCTTTGTTAGACCAATATAAATCAATAAATTCGATAGGAACAATTAAATCACCTTCATAGATTATACCCGACATTTGACTTCTAACCTTGTTTAAATATTCCTGAGCTGAAGGTGTGGTATTTAACCAAACGAATAATTTATCGATTAATTCGTTATATAGTTTTATATAAATTGGTTTTTCACTTGATAGTGAACTTTGTTTAAAGATTGAAAAGAATTCGGACAAATAACTATCAATAAATGGGTCCATCTTTTTTACTTCAAAAAATGATCCAGCGGGGTATAACACATTACCTTCATCATCTGTTAAATCTTTTTTAGTTATTAAGTCGGTTTTTATGTAATAACTACCCTTCTTAAATGAAGATAACATACAAGATGATATTTGATTAAATGTGTAATTTAAGGTTTCGGTACCAGAATGAATTTTCTTTAATACATCTATTAAAGTTTCTTTTGCATCATCTGAACAGTTATAGTCTAATTGTAATTTTGTTGGTCTCTTCTCAAAGTAATCACCTGAAAATCTATCTTCATACTTACTATGTTCTTTCTGTCTAGCATATGCCAACAGACCCTCAATATCATTAGGTATTGTCGTTGAGTACCTTTGTTTGTTTAATATTTTTTTTACTTGGTCGTCATCATATTTCTTATCAATAATAAAGTCTGAAATTAATTCTAAAAAGTTTACGGTTCTACTTGTGTCTTGGAGTGCTAATTGTATTATTACTGGAAACGTACCTACATTTTTCTTACCAAAGAATTGATCTAATATAAACATAGAACGCTCTAATTCAGTAATCAAATATTGATCTTCTAAACCGTCTCTAAATTTTTTTAATTGGCAGTATGGTGATTCTTTAGATTTTGATTGTATGCACAAATAATCTATTTTAGAATTTCTTTTAAATGCAATTTCATTTATCTCTTTGGATTCATTAAGTTTTTTCTTAGTTGTATGACCCACAAATAAGTCATTAACAAATTCCCAATTTACTACGTCCCAAAACTTAGAAATATATTCATCTCTCTTATTTTGATACTTCAGGTAATACGCATGTTCCCAAACATCAAGACCAAGTAATGGATAACCACCACCCTTAACAATATTCATAAGTGGGTTGTCCTGATTAGGTGTGGACATGATTTTTAATTTTCCGTCTTTTGCCAAATATAACCAAGCCCAACCAGACCCAAAACGATCCTGAGCAGCTTTGTTAAATTCGTCTTTTAGTTTTTTTATGTTACCAAAATCTTCTCTAATCTTTTTTAAGATTTCTCCTTTCGGTAATTGTTTTTTCGGAGACAACATTTTCCAAAACAAAGCGTGGTTAAAAGCACCACCCGCATTATTTCTAACTTTATCATCAAACTTACTAATGGATTTGATAATTTCTTCTAAATCCATATCACCTTTTTTATCCTTAATTGCCTTATTCAGTTTGTCAACATACCCCTTGTAGTGTTTGTTGTAATGAATGTTCATGGTTTTAGAATCAATAAATCTTTGTAATGCGGAATATGAATAAGGTAGTTTCTCAATACCAATTTTTTTCATCTCAACCAACAAGTTTTCTTTGATGGTTTTTTTTTCAGTTAAAAGTATTTGTTCTGATAAAAGATTGATACGACCTTCTATACTTTTACTTTCATACATAATTTTTTCTAATTCAGGATGTTCTTTTTCAAACATCTTAACTAAACGACCGGCAAATGCATTCGCTTCGTCCTCATTCTGTCCACCAATGTTTGGTCCAGGTTCCCTACCTAAAATTGTCATTTGATGTTCATGAACCCACTCATGTGCAAGAGTCCTCATGATATCCCTATTCAATCTACCTTTCGCTAAAACTTTAATAAGATTATCACCACGCCTACTACCTGTGGACATGTCTCCCCTTTTACCATCCATAAAGATAATTTTGAGATCTTGTTTCAGGGGATATTCTTTTTGTAGAAGTTTTATAAACTCACTTACAAAGTCTTTGTGTTTTTTAATTTCTTGGTTTTCGTATTTGATTGAAAGTTTCATCTTTGATAAATATTCCAATCATAAAAAGATTATCTCCTTTTATTGATTAGCTTAAGGATTTCCTCTGCTACGTCACCAGGGTTTTCAATGATACCATCACCCATTACCGTATTTATGATCCTCTTTTTATTGTTTAGTATGTCATATATGGCACCCTCGATGGTATTTTCGAATAGGGGATAATAAACCAACACATTTGATTTTTGTCCGTAACGATATGCTCGGTCTTCAGCTTGTGCGTGTTCTGCAGGTACAAACGATAGGTCATTCATAATAACAACCTCAGCGGAGGTCAATGTTAAACCAACACCCGCAGCCTTCAGGTTACCAACAAATATTCTGATCTTATCGTCATTTTGAAATGAATCGACGGATTGTTGTCTCATTGCGTTAGAACAACTACCATCAAGATACACCGCTTGTTTACCAAAGTGCTGATAGATAGTCTGAAGTGTGTCTGTAAAGTTTGTGAAGATGATAACTTTCTTACCCTGTTCTAAAATGTTTTCAGCAAACTCAATTGTCTGTTTAGTTTTCTCATTTGCAATTACCTTTCTAACCTTCATCAGTTTAGAGAATTGAACCGTAAGTGATGATGACTCATCGGGGTTTTTATCATACCACTCATAATACTCACCCATCAAATCTTCATATTCTTTAGATTTTAATCTCAAATAAACAGGAGTAATAATTTTGTCGGGTAGATCTAATACTTCTTCTTTTAATCTACGAAGAATTTGTTTTGATGTCCTATCCCTTAATTCCTCAAGATTAGAAGCACCCATAACGTTCCAAACTTTTCTTTTACCTGCCGTAAATTGGAATCCTTGACAATAACGGATCGCATAAGCTTTCCAATTCTGAGCCACAGGACTTTCGATTAGGTTTAATAAGTTATAATAATTCATAGGTCGAGAGGTCATCGGTGTTCCTGTTAATAACCAAACTCTATCTACCTTCTTTGCGAAACTATTAATTATCTTTGTTCTTTGCGCTTGAACATTTGATATCATGTGAGCTTCATCCAATATTACCAAATCAAATCCACTTTGTGTTAATAGAGACTCATCTTTTTTCTTTGGGTCAGAGTCGTGAAAGTTTTTAAGGATATCATAATTAACGATTACAAAATCATCTTCAGTTGAAAATTTCTTACCTTCTGCAATAAAAACAGGTCTATCTGAATAATTTGCGATTTCTCTTTGCCAATTAATCTTAAGAGACGCCGGACAAACAATTAGAATCTTTTTAGATCCAGTTTCTAACGCCGCTATAATTGTTGAGGTTGTCTTACCAAGACCCATATCATCAGCCAAAATAAATCTTTTAGAACCCGCAAGTTTCTCAATTGCAATCTTCTGATGTTCTAGTGGTGGTCTATGAGAATACTTTGAGTAATCTATCTTAACCTGATCTATCTTGTGTGTTTTAATAAGTGCTGACTTCGGAACCCAAAATTCACTTAACTTATCCTTTTCAAAGAACTTACCCCAAACATGATAAGATTTTTCTTTTTCAACTAAAAGTTTTTCAATATAAATTTGTTCGGGAACTTGTAGTAGATATCTTTCTTCTGCGAACTTTTTAGCAAAGTATGTGTCTAACTCAACCCATTTACGAGCAACCTTTGGTGTTGTATTATGGTATGTTGTAATATATTCTGACTGATTTCTTGTTGGGTAAAACTTACTTGAGACTTCCTTCTTGTTTTTTAGGTATAATATATAGTTATTCGCACCACTATATGAGTCAAGCAAATCCAAAGCCTTATGTTCTATAAGTGATTTAGTGTTATCCAAAATTTGTTTTTATTAAAAATAACAATAAAAAGAATATTTATCAAGAAATAAAACTATTATGAAGAGTAGTGTTCCTGTAAGTAGATTAGGGAAGTTTTTTGGGGACAACGATTTTAACCTTGAAATTAGTATGGGTCAAGAGTGGTTGATAGGTGATATGAACTTCACTTGCGTATTATACAGAGTGGATAAAAATAAAATCAAAACTGACGATGTCTATGGTGAGGTCGTTGAGGATGGTATTAAGTTTTTACCACCTGTTGAGTTTAATGCTTACGTTGGTATTGCAGCACCCGAAAACAAAATGTTGGGGTCTACTCGTATTGATCAAGTCGAACCTGGTAACATTACTATTTCAGTTTACATGAAGACCTTGAACGATCTTGATATCGATATCGACTTTGGTGATTATATAGGATATTATGATAGTGAAAACTTTGTTAGGTATTATACGGTCGTTAATGATGGTCGTGTTGTATCCGATTTAAAACATACTTATAAAGGGTTTAAACCTTTTTATAGAACAATAATTGCGGCACCTGTCGGACCAAACGAATTTAGAGGATTATAATGGCATTACCAAAACAAGTTAAACCAACATTACCTTTAACGTACCCTAAAACTCTTTTACCGAGAAGGGAACAAATAAAGGATATGATTACTAAGGATGGAACTTACCTACCTAAGTCATTACTTCATGCAGATCTTGATGGTGGGTTCTTAGACTTTGTTAAAGAAAAGTTTAGTATAACTTCTGAGGGTAAGAAAATTCCTGTGGTTGATATCTTAATAACAACTCAAAACTGGTCACAATTTGTTGAGACATGGGATTTTCAAAACATCGATAAGAATGTTGAACCCCCATTTATTACGGTAATTAGAAATCCTGAAGTTAAATACGGAAACAACCCCGCTGTAATGTATAACATTCCTAATAGACGAATGTATTATTATATGGAAGTCCCAACGTGGGATGGTAATAGAGCTGGTGCTGACATTTATAAAATACCTCAGCCAGTTCCTATCGATTTAAAATATACCGTTGCAATTATTTGTAATAGAATGAGAGAAGCAAACACTCTTAATCAAAGAGTTATGGAAACATTTGCATCAAGACAAGCTTATCAAGTTATTAAAGGTCATTACATTCCAATTATTAATGATGGGTTTACTGACGAATCATCTTTAGACTTGGAGAAGAGAAAATACTATATCCAAAAGTATGAGTTTACCATGATGGGATTCTTAATGGATGAAAATGATTTTGAGGTTAGTCCCGCAATCTCAAGAACTTTCCAAATGTTTGAGGTAGATCAAAGACCTGTAAAACGACCACAGAAAAAACAACAACCTACTCAATTGGAGACGATCACTTTAAATTACCTAACAGGTGAGTTAACTCAAGAATACTTCTTTAGTTACACTTGTAATCTTTATTTTGAACAGTCACCAAACGTTGAGTCGTACTCGGTTTATATCAATGACAATTATTATGGTGATGATGTTACCGAAATACAAATCAACACTGATGATAATTTAAGAATTGATATTGTTAAGATTGATGAGTCTTCAGAATCATCACTTTCTTTTTCACAGAAATTACTTTAACGGTTCCCCGTAAATGTCCTTTTTTTCTTGACATTTTTCCATAATTAGATTCTCTAAAAACCTATACATTTTAATACCTCGTTTGTCGCAATATTTCTTTAACACACCGTGAACTTCGATGTCAATCTTAAGGTTTTTTATCTTCTTATTATCGTTAGACATAGGGGCAGAATTAAGGCAGAATAAAATCTTACCAAAATATAAATACTTTCTATAATGTAAAGTTTTTCGTGTTTTGAGAAGTATTTATAGGTAAATAAATAAATTAAAAGAAATTTTTAGTATGGCAACAAACAGTAAGGTTTTTGTTTCACCAGGTGTCTATACTTCAGAGGTTGACTTAAGCTTTGTAGCACAGAGTGTTGGGGTAACTACTTTGGGTATTGCTGGAGAGACTCTGATAGGACCGGCTTTTGAACCAATCTTTATTACAAGTTTTGATGATTTCCAAACCGTATTCGGTGGGACTTCACCTGAAAAATTTGTAAATACACAGATTCCAAAGTACGAAGCCGCGTATATCGCAAAAGCATATTTACAACAATCTAACCAATTGTTTGTAACTAGAATTCTTGGTCTATCAGGATATGATGCAGGACCATCTTGGTCAATCACAACGGTTGCAAACGTTAACCCAGATACTATCGATGTATGGTGTTTGAGTTCAGTAACAGATTTTACAACTTGTGTAACGACTTGTGTAACACCAAAAGAATTAACATTCTCAGTACAATTTACAGGTTGTACAAACGATTCAGGAACGATTAGTTATTTAACATCTTTCCCATCTGAGATTGAGGATCTATTATTATCCCAATATGAAGAGTTTAATGGTGATACCTCAACTCTAAATGATCAAATTCAAAACTTAGTATTCAATGTAATCACAAGTACTAATCCATATACAGCGGAAGATCAACAAATTGCATACTTCGGTTCTATCGCAACTGATGATTACGATGTATTAAGTGGATCAGGATTTAGTGCTGAAACTAACGTGTTCGAAGTTCCTTCGGTTTCATTCAATGACACTGATTTGAATTCGGCGTTTAATGATTCTTGGTATTATGCATTATTTAATAATTATGGTAATACTAATTACTCAGGTTTCTCATTCTTTACTTATGTATCAGGATTAACGGCTTATTTCCCTAACCCTACACCAACACCTGGGGCTACGGCATCACCAACTCCTACACCTTCATTTGTAAATCCTTGTATTACACCATCACCTTTCACATCACCAACACCAACTCCTACGCCAGTTAACATCGATTGTTATTCAGGTACTATCGTTGGTAAGATCTACTACTACACAGGTACTTCTTATGTTGATTATGATAATGTTGTTGTTGGTACTTTGAGATCAAGAGGTATTTCTACTTACACAACTGACACTAACCCAACTTATTCAGTAACAGGTACGTCAGACGTAACATTAGACATGACAGGTCAATACGCTGGAGTTCTTAAAAACCCTTACTTAACGTTTGGTGTTAATGTAGTTGATAAGTTCGGTACGTCATTTAAGTTCGAAACATCACTTACACAAAACGATCCAGAATATTTCACTAAAGTATTTGGTATTACTAACTTCCAAAAACCAAGAATCGAGGTTCCGATATTTGCTGAAGAAGTGTTCCAATCATTCTTGAACTACTCTTGGAGAAAAGGATATATCAAAGGTCTTAACCCTAACCCAATCGCATTAGACTCAGCACAAAGTGGTGATCCTAATTCAATTGGTTGGTACTTAGATAAATGGCAAACACCAGCATCACCATACGTGGTATCTGAATTAAGAGGTAATAAAGTTTATGACTTATTTAGATTCTACACAGTTTCTGATGGTGACGCAGCAAACACTTTAATTAAAGTTTCAATTATCAATCAAACATACAACAACTTAACGTTTGACGTATTAATCCGTGACTATTTTGATACAGATGCAAATCCTGTAGTACTTGAGAAATTTACAAACTGTACTATGGATCCAGGACAAAATAACTTTGTTGCGAATAAAATTGGTACATTAGATGGAGAATACTTGTTAAACTCTAGATATGTGATGGTTGAAATGAGTGAGGATGCTCCGATAGACGCATTACCTTGTGGATTCAACGGATTCAACTTTAGAAATTATGCAGGTGCTAATTCACCATTCCCAATTATCAAAGGTAAATATGACTTCCCTGGTGAAGTTATTTACAACCCACCGTTTGGTTTATCTTCAGGTAACGATAACGCGTTGATAAGCCCGGGAGATAATGTAAGAAGAACTTACTTAGGTATATCCAATAGTTTAGGTTGGGACCCTGCTTACTTCGAATATGTTGGTAAGAGAAATCCAATCAACTCTTGTGATATCGATGGTTTACCATTTAACTACAGATCCGCTGGTTTCCACATGGACGTAAATGCAAGTGGTTTAACAATCGGACCTGAGTTCTCAACAGCAGGTGACCAAAGATTTATCTGTGGTAACTCACCGTTCATTACTGATCCTGAATCACCAACAAATGCATACTACAGATTGTTCGCTCGTAAGTTCACATTCTTAGTACAAGGTGGTTTCGATGGTTGGGATATCTACAGAGAGTGGAGAACAAATACAGACCAATTCCAAATTGGTAGAAGTGGATTCTTAAGAGGGGCTTGTCCTTCTACAAGATACCCTAACGCTACAGGATGGGGAGCATTCAAAGAGATTTCTCTTGGTGATGGAACTCAAAACTTTGCAAACTCTGACTACTACGCATACTTGTTAGGTCAACAAACATTTGCAAACCCTGAAGCGACAAACATCAACGTATTCGTTACACCTGGTATTGATTATGTAAATAACAGTAACCTTGTAGAGGCAGCAGTTGAGATGATCGAGTTTAACAGAGCGGATTCACTTTACGTGTGTACAACACCTGACGTGGATATGTATGTTCCTAACTTGAACGGTCAAGACTTATTAATCTACCCAACTGAAGCGGTTGATAACTTGGATAACACAGGAATTGACTCTAACTACACAGCAACTTACTATCCGTGGGTATTGACAAGAGATAGTGTGAATAACACTCAAATCTATATCCCACCAACAGCTGAGGTTACAAGAAACTTAGCGTTAACAGATAACATCGCGTTCCCATGGTTCGCAGCGGCGGGTTACACTCGTGGTATTGTTAACTGTATCAAGGCTCGTAAGAAGTTGACTCAAGAAGATAGAGACATTCTTTATATAGGTAGAATTAACCCAATTGCAACCTTCGCTGATGTTGGTACTGTGATTTGGGGTAATAAAACTCTACAAGTTAGAGAATCTGCTCTTGACAGAATCAACGTAAGAAGATTGTTGTTACAAGCTCGTAAATTGATTTCAGCGGTATCTGTAAGATTATTGTTTGAACAAAACGACGCACAAGTTAGACAAGACTTCTTAAATGCGGTTAACCCAATCTTAGATGCGATCAGAAGAGATCGTGGTTTATATGACTTCCGTGTAACGGTTTCTAATGATCCTGAGGATATTGATAGAAACCAATTGACAGGTAAGATTTACATCAAACCTACAAGATCACTTGAGTTCATCGACATCACATTCTACATCACTCCAACAGGAGCATCGTTTGAGAATATATAAGTTGGTTTATATTCATATGAAAAGGGGAGGCGAAAGTTTCCCCTTTTTTATTTATAGAGATATTTATTTATATGAATTATAAAAAAATTGTTAAACAGATCATTTCAGAGATCATTCACGATCAGATGAAACCTACAATGAAGTATTATGCTTTTGACTGGGATGATAACCTTATGTATATGCCAACTAAAATCTATACCAAAGATGATAAAGGTAAGGTTGTTGGTATGTCAACAGAAGATTTTGCGGAATACAGAACTGAAATCGGTAAAGAACCCTTCGAATATGAGGGACATACCATAGTTGGTTTTGATGAAAACCCATTTAGAGACTTCAACGTACCTGGTGATGAAGGGTTTTTAAAAGATGCAATGAAAGCACCTACAGGACCAGCATGGAGTGATTTTGTTGAGGCGGTTAATAATGGGTCAGTTTTTTCGATCATTACAGCAAGGGGACACACACCTTCAGTTCTTAAAAATGCGGTTTATAACTTAATTAAGAAAAACAAACACGGATTAAGTGAAAAAGAATTAATTAAAAATTTAAAAAAATATAGAGAACTAGCTGATGAAGATGATTTATCTGATGAGGAACTTCTTAGGTCTTACTTAGATATGAACAAATATCACCCTGTAAGTTTCGGACAAGGTTCTGCTGCTAACCCTGAACAACTTAAAGTCGACGCTATGAAAGAATTTATGACATACGTCCAAAATCTTTCTAGAAGATTGCAAGAAAAGGCATTTATGAAAAATAAGATTAGCAATTATTTTGTTCCTTATATTGGTTTTTCAGATGATGACTTAAGAAATGTTCAAGCAATGAAGAAACATTTTGATGATGAAACTGGTTTAGAAATTTATCATACAGGAGGAGGAAAGAAGACTAAATACTAATTTAGTTGTGACTAGTAAATGTATAACTTGAAAAATATTTGAAGTAAATAGAAAATTTTTTATTTCACACTATTTATAATAAAAATAAAAGACAAAAGTAAAAAAATAAGATATGGCTGATTTGTTAATGAAAATGCCGATCCCTTACGAACCGAAAAGGGAGAACCGATGGATTTTGAGATTTCCATCATCACTTGGTATTAATGAGTGGTACGTTGAGACGACATCTAGACCAAAACTTACTATCAACACAACTAAGATTGACTTCTTAAATACTTCAACGTATGTTGCAGGTCGTTTTGAATGGGGTGAACTTCCAGTTACTTTCCGTGATCCAATCGGACCTTCAGCATCACAAGCTGTAATGGAATGGATTCGTTTATGTGCTGAGTCAGTAACAGGTCGTATGGGATATGCTGCGGGTTATAAAAAGAATGTTGACCTTGAAATGTTAGACCCAACAGGAGTTGTGGTTGAGAAATGGATTTTAGAAGGTACATACTTAACAGGATATGATGGAGGATCTCTATCATACTCAAATGATGGTATCGCTAAGATTACTGCAAACATGAGAATGGACCGTTGTATCTTGGTTTACTAAAAAAATATTACATACAAAATATATAAGACCGTATACTTTACTAGTTACGGTCTTTTTTTATTTTTAATTATAAAAGAAAGTTTATGGAACAAGATGTATATGTAGCAGGACAAGAAGGTTTTAATTTACCTCACGACGTAATTCAATTACCAACACAAGGTAAATTTTATAAGTCCAAAAAGAAATCGATTAAAGTTGGTTACTTAACTGCCGCTGACGAAAATATTTTGGCTGAGGTTGATTTTAGAAAAAATGTAAACGAAGGCATTATTCTACCTTTGTTAAGAAACAAGATATATGAAAGAGATCTTAGACCTGAAGAACTTTTAGATGGTGATGTTGAGGCAATCTTATTGTTTTTACGTAATACATCCTTTGGTCCTGAATATAAAATAACTCCGATTGATCCTGAAACAGAAGAAAGGTTCTCATCAACAATTCTACTTGACGAATTAAATTATAAAAAAACGGATGTAGAACCAAATGAAGACGGATATTTTGAGACGACACTCCCTGTGTCAAAAAAGAAAGTGGTTTTAAAACTATTAACCATAAGTGACAAGATTGAAATTGATAGAGTAGTAAAATCATATCCTTCTGAAAGAACTGCACCTGTCATTACGACTAGATTATTAAAAAATATAGTTTCCCTTGATGGTGATGAAGATAGATCTAAAGTCAGTATGTTTGTTGAACAAATGCCAATTGCCGATTCCAAATACATTAGAAGATTTTTAATTGATAATGAACCAAGATTAGATCTATCAAAAGAAGTTATAGCCCCGTCAGGAGAAAAAGTGGTAGTGGATATCACTTTTGGGGTGGAATTTTTTCGGCCTTTCTTATCAATATAAGACAATCTTATTAGACGAATTTTATTATTTCTCAAGACTATTCAGAACTCAATATTCTGAGTTTATGAATATGCCCACCTACGTCCGCAGATATTTAATCCAAAAACATGTTGAGGAGACTAAAACCAATAATTAAATATTTATGAAATAAATGTAGTTATGTCGGATAGAGAAGAAGAATTAAAGAAGGAAAACAAATTACTTGAGGAACAACTTGCGAAATACAAAAAACTGAACCAACAGGATGGTGAACGATCTAGTGGTATGAAAAAACTCTATGACGAAAAAAACCAATATGTAGGAAGTTGGACTACAGACCTTTCTGTCATCAAAAAAAGAATGGAAGATACTTTTTCAAGTATAGGTGACGCACTCAACCCTGCAGATTTAGGTGCCTTTGAAGAATTAGATGAAAGGGCGACAAGTCTCCAAAACAAATTTGGGGCAACTAAGGGTGTAATGGAAGGATACAAACAAAGTATAGCCGACACCATACCTGAATTAATTAGAATGGGAATTTCCGAAGAAACTGCTGTAACGAATATGGCGACTCTAATGGAAAGTATGGGAAGTTCTGCCACGTTAGGTACCGAAGCAATCACTGAAGTATCAGCCGCGGCTAAAGTAAGTGGGGTAGAAATTGGTAAATTATCGGCTAATTTTAGAGATGTCGGTATTTCAATTTATGATGTTGGTGATCAAATGAAAGAAGTAACCGATATTGCAAGAGCTGCCGGTGTATCAGTTGCCGGTGTTTCAGACAAAGTAACAAGTAATTTAAATAAAATGAATCTTTACAACTTCGATAATGGAGTAAAAGGTTTAGCGAAAATGGCAGTTACTTCAGAAAGACTTGGAATTAGCATGAACCAAGTATTCGAATTTGCGGAACAAATATATAATCCTGAAGGTGCAATAGAAATGGCCGCAGGTCTACAAAGACTTGGGGTTACAGCAAGTGGGTTATTGGATCCACTTAAAGCCATGGATATGGCGGCTAATGACCCTGAAGCACTACAAAAAGAAATTATTAATGTGACAAAAGAATTTACCAAATATAATGAGGCTAATGGTAAGTTTGAAATTATGCCAGGTTCAAAAAGAAGACTTAGAGAAATTGCTAAAGAAATGCACATACCTGCAGACCAATTAGCATCTATGTCTATTAAGGCGGCGGATTTCGATATGAAAATGAAACAAATTGAATTCCCATCTTTGGCTGCGGATCAAGAAACAAAAGAAATGATTGCGGGAATGGCTCAGTTGAAAGACGGAAAGGCACAAATTAATGTTAAAAATGAGGCGACTGGTGAATTTGAACTTAAACAAGTTGACCAACTTACCGCCAAAGATATTGAAAGTCTTAAAAAATCCCAAGAAGAGGATAGCATGTCTATTGAAGATGTCCAAAGAGAACAACTTAGTATAAGTCAAAAAATTGAGGCGAATACAAGAGGGGCTATTAGTAGTGTTAAAATGGGTAAGGCAACAACTGAACCACTTGAAAAGTTATATACCACTATTATGGGTGCTCAAGTAGATATTAGTAGAAATTTTGCAGATCAAACGTCTAGTAAAGGTACAAGAAAGACTCTTACATCGATTGGACAACCTATGGAAGATTATATTGTAGGTGGTATTAGCGGTGATGCGAATATGCAAGCCGATGCTGGTAAAAACTTATTAAAGGCTCTTAGTGATGCTGAACAACAAATTAAAACAGGATCTCAAGAATTTCTAAATCAAACTCTTACAGATATAAGTACTAGATTTAAGGAGGCATACTCACAACCTCAAAAAGTTGAAACAAAATCAGAAGTAAATTTAAACATGACAATCAACGGTAATGACAATGTTAAGAACATGGATTTAAACTCTGTAAGAAATGATATTGTAAACTATCTTACTCAAACTACCGAAGGTAAGGATATTTTGAAAAAGGCAGTTGAGAATCCAAACGCACCAACTGCTATGGTTGGATCAAAAAACTAATAAAAAAAATATACCGAACACCTATTTATAAAATAAAACAATATGTCTGAAAGTTTTTTATCGTTTGGTAACTCATCGGCTTTTAGGAAACAATTATTAGTTAAGAATTTAACGCCTTATAATGTTCCTGGAACATACACATCACCAGGTAATCCTGTTGACTATGAAGTTGTGCTTTCAGTCAATAATGTTATTGATTCACCTAATAATTACGTATCCACAAATTTATTTGCCCAAGATTTATATCCATTAAATGAATATGGTCCTGAAGGTGGTTTTGGTAACCCCATAGGAGTTAATTCTGTTGCGTCAACAAACAACCCAGAAGGAACTAATCAAGGTCCTTACGAACCAATTGATACGGTTTTAGATATTGTAAATGAATTCTACATTGAATCTGCTTATGTGACTAATAAGTGGGGACCGAGTGGTGGATACAAAGATTTAGTTGTTATTACCGATATACAAAATGCAGGTAACATATACCAACCATATTGGGATCCTGGATATTATAGTTATTCATCATACCCAACATTTAACATTGTCTTCCAAAACGACCCAATTGGGTCAAACGGACCGTTATCGTCAGATAGTTTTTTAGCTAAAATTGGGGCTTCTCAGTTAAAGTTTGCTTTTGAGGAACGAGTGGCTCAAGAACTACAACAAGCGACGATTGGTGTTATTAATCTTGATACAATTTCAGATCCTTTTTCTGCAAGTTTATTAGCATCAGGACAACAACCATTCTTTATTAGAGATTGGAGAATTACGGTTCCTGAAAATCCTGCTTTGGTTGCAGTATCTTTAGCTAATCGATTAACAGGAACTTACTTTCCTGTTTCATTTATACCTGGTGATTATTTCGATGGAGATAACCCAATAAATGGACCACAAACAGAGGCAGCTCTTGGAGTTGCAAATAGTTTAACAGGTGGTTTATTGGCACCAATATTAAACAAATATAGAAGTCCATCTGAAGTTTTTGTTGCAAATACGGGTAATGGTACTAGATCTGCATTATTTTCGGCACTTGACTATAACTTATATAGACCGGCATACAACCGAGGAGTAATTGGTGGTTTAATCGCAGGTGCTTCTGCGGCTGTTAATAGATTATTTGACCAAGACAAAGCTCAATCTTCGGGTTATTATGTTGGTAATGAAAATGCAGAACCATCACAAATTGATGGACCACCAAACCAAGTTCCTGTTAACCAATTCGGAGTCCAACAACAAAGTATTGTTTATGGACCACAAGAATTGGCTAAACTTTATGAGGGTAACGAAAGTTTAATCAATTTTGGTTTAGCGGGTAGATCTTATAGTGACGGTGGAGGAACTTCGGGTCAATTAGTTTGGACATCACCAAAGTATAAAGGTAATGCAGGGTTTAGAGCAACGCAAGGTGGTGGGGCTGGTAGTTTGGATGACGATTTCAATCAGATATCGGCAGATTATTTACGATACCAATCTGTTGACATTCCATTTAGACCTGGTTCTATTTTATATGAAACACAACGACTTGTTGATTCTGCAGACCAAGTACAAGGACAGGCGAGATTAAAACACGTAGGTACTGCAATTAACCAAGTTTCTAAAGTATTCAACGACGGATATAAGGAAATGACAAAAGGTTCTATGGTACTTTCATATGTTAATCAAGCCGATGGAACACAAGCGGGATTAGAATATTGTAGAGTATTCCAAAAGGATACACCATATTATACTTATGCCGATCTACAAAAGTCTGCGGGTATTACTACGGAAGGTAGAAGAGTTGATTATTCAATTTTAGATAGTACCTATAATTTGAACATTGCCCCATTAAAAAATCCTGGGTCAACAAATATTGTTGATGGAAAAGTTAAGAAATACATGTTCTCAATTGAAAATTTGGCGTGGAGAACTTCAGACAGACCTGGTTATACTTATGATGATTTACCTGTTTGTGAGAAGGGACCTAATGGTGGTAGAATTATGTGGTTCCCACCATATGATTTAAAATTTTCTGATGACTCAAAACCAGATTTTAACTCAACATTTTTCTTAGGAAGACCTGAGCCAATTTATACATATAAAAATACAAGTAGATCAGGACAGTTAACTTGGACTATTATTGTTGATAACCCTTCTATGTTAAATACAATAATTGAAAAACAAATGAAAGGTGTTGGTAAAGAACGAGTACAAAGTGTTGTGGACTCATTCTTTGCAGGTTGTACTAAGTATGATATATATGAATTAGGTATCAAATTTAATATGATACCGACAAAAGATTTATTTACGTACCAACAAATCTTAAATAACCCAAGATTAACGACTGAGGAGCAAATACAGGTATTTGAAAGTATACCACAAGATCCGGTAACAAAACAACCTAATAAAGCAACTGGTGGTGACGGAACCCCAAATACCACAGAAACGGGAACAGAAACCGCTGAAAATACCAAACCTACTGATGTTGATTTGAGTAAGTATGTTGGTTATGGATTTTATTTTGAAAATGATATACCTAAAGGAAACCCTGGAACAACTGCAGCATCACCATATAATGTATATTATGACAACTATATTGGTTTACAAAACACCACATATCAATCTGAAGCACCAACCACAGTTTCATCAGGAGGACAGGAGTTCCAAAAGGCTGGAATACCACAATTCTTCAGTGACGTGATCACTGGAAACTTTAATCTTATTCAGACCGGGTTAATGAAGGAAATTGATGAGGTATTAATTAAAAATGGGTCCATCACAATCGATATGGTTGGATCTGCATCTGCACCTGCAAAGGTTAGTTATAACCAAAAACTTTCTGAAAGAAGAAATGACTCAGTTAAGAAGTGGATGTTGGCTTACAAATTGTCAAATGGAGACACCGTCCAAAAATATGCAGATTCGCAAAAATTTACTATGAACTTTAAAGGGAGTGGTGAAGAGTTAGTAATACCTAAAACAAAAAAAGATGCGGATGCAACATCATTCACAGGTGACACTTCGGTAACAACATCATCTGGCGGTGACATATTATCTGCTCAAGTAAATTGTACGGATGATATTATAAATTTAACAACAACCCCAAATAAAGTTAATAGTCAATCACAGTGGTATAGTATACCGGCAATGGCATGTCGAAGAGTTTCGATACTAAAAATTGTTGCAACCGTCCCACCTGAAAAGGTAGTAAAAGACCCTGACCCAATACCTGTCCCTGATGATGGATCAACACCAAACCCACAAAACATATTAACTGGTCAGACTCAAAGTATTAAACCTGAACCAAAAATAACTATAGAACAAAAAATTAAGGAGGGTATATCTAAAAAGATATTAAGAAACTTATTCACGGAGTGTGATTACTTCCAAGTGATTAAAGAGACTGATCCCATGATTTATGATACAATCAAAGATAAGATCAAATTCTTTAGTCCCGCTTTTCACTCTATGACACCTGAGGGTTTAAATGCGAGATTAACATTCTTACAACAGTGTACAAGACCGGGTCAAACAATACCTGTGATTGGACCTGATGGTAGACCAAAATATAATGATGCGTTAAACACATCATTCGGAGCACCACCAATATTGGTATTAAGAGTCGGTGACTTCTATCATACAAAAATAGTACCGACAAGTTTAGGTATTTCTTATGAACCATTAGTTTTAGATATGAATCCTGAAGGTATTGGTGTACAACCTATGTTGGCAAAAATTAGTTTAAGTTTTAATATTATCGGTGGTATGGGTATAAAAGAACCCGTACAAGAATTACAAAACGCATTATCGTTTAACTATTATGCAAATACTGAGATATATGACGAAAGGGCAACCCCAACCGAAGATACAAGTAAGTTAGACAAATATGTTGTTGAAAAAATAACAAACGGTTTACCACCAGTAACAACTTCAGATCAAGCACAAATTAATAGCGTACAACCTAAAAAAGGTGGAAGTACTATAGGTGTTATTGCGAGTGATACCAATATGGATTATGCACCTCTGTTAACCTCTCTACAAGATGGTTTACGAGGTTACTTCACCACATATTATGATGCTTTAGAAAAGATCAGTACTGATTATAATTATGGTATATTACAATTGTATTTGAAAGATAGATCTTATGTTAAAGGTGATGTTTCGGTTTATACGAACGATAAAAAAGAAACGACTTTATTTGGTAAAAACAACAAATACCAAGATTATATTGAAAACCTCATCAAAAAAGTTAAAAAGGATATTGATGATGAAGATTCACCTATTATAAAACCTTTGGTAGGAGATGGTCAAGGTATGACAAACAAACAAAAAAGAGAAATACAAGACAAGTTAAAAACTTTGGCGGATCAAAGACAAGGTGCCATCTTAGATGTTTTAAATGCGAATACAAATAACATCATACAGAATCAAACCGAGTTAAATTACATTTTTAGACAATTGGATGTAGTCGCTTCTAAACTTGATGGTGAGTTAAATACAAATAACAAACCAAAACTTTATGATTTAAGTGGTGATACATTCTTCGCACCAGCAACAACTGAAGGTTCATTATCAAATGTGTTTACCGTTAAAGTACCAGAAGCAATCAAAGAGTTTGAAGATATAATGACTGAACTCAAGATAGTTACAAATTACTTCGACCCTAGTACATCCAGTTTAAATAGTGGTGATGGATGTGACTTTAAATTTGGGGGTACAAGTATTTTTGGAGATAGTTGTCCTAACAATAGATTTTATATTGCGATGTCGACATTATTTACCGATTCTAATTTATTAACGTCAGTAATAAATGATTTAACAAGTGGGGAGGAAGTTAAGAAAAATCCGGCGTTGGTAACACAAATTAATGAGGTTTGTAAAAATTATGGAGTTTTCTGTACTAATACAAATACATCATTTAACGGACAATTTACGAAAACGGAAACCGATACAATATATGGACCAAGATTTAAAGCCGTAACAACATTTGCTTTACCTGATAGTACGGTTAAGATTTGTAATTATAGTACTGACGTAACACAAGACGTTAATCAAAAAAATAAAAAAATAGAAGACCTATATTCAAATAATAATTTGAACAATAAAAATACCTTCAACGGAAAAGTAACATTTAATTAAAATGGCATTACAATATTGGAATAGATATACCGACTTTTTAATCAACGGACAACAGACTGTTGTACCTGGTGTTGCATTACCAACTAAAACTTCAGATAAAAACTTTATTTACAAAGTTGGTCAATCACGATTGGATAAAACATCACAACAATTTTACGGAACCCCATACTTTGGTTGGTTAATTCTACAGGCAAATCCGCAATATACAGGTGATGAATTTTCAATACCTGACGGTGCGGTATTGACAATTCCATTTCCGTTAGTAGCTTCATTACAAGATTATAAAAATTCATTAGATAATTACTATTTCTACTATGGCAGATAACGGGGAAAATATTTTAGTTGAGTTTGATTATGACAACATTACCCTTATTGATCCAAACAAATTAGTAGACCAAGATGGTAATGTAAAAGAAAGATTAGTCAAACAAGAAGATTTGGTTTATTACGCCAATCTTGAGTGTAATGTATTGCCTCGAACTAAGTTGGCGGTAGGTTCCGCAATGAACGACCAACAAAGAACAATCTCGGTTGGTAAGATTAATTTCTTAAATCCAGGTAGTAAGACTTTTATGGATACCGCTTGGTCTGATGAAATTACAGGTAAAGACAGCGTTCAAGGAAAGGGAGTAAATCAAGTAAATTTAACTTCGGTTAAAAATCCTAATAAGTCCGATGACTTTTATATAACCCAAAACTTAAATTCAAACGGAACACCAGGAGCCGTTGATAATGGTTTCTTGGGGATGAAAAGTATTAACGTATCAATAGGTTTGGATTTCTTACCCGTAATTACGGTTGACCTTGAGGATGTTAAAGGACGAGCATTATTTGAAGGTGGAAATAATTCACCATACGCAGCGTTCTTCCAATTACCATACCCACAGTTTACATTAACGTTAAAGGGATATTACGGTAAAGCGGTTAAGTTCCCAATAATGTTGCAGTCATTTACATCTAAATTTGATCCATCAACACATAACTTTGTAGTAAGTTTAAAATTCTACGGATACAAATATACGTTGTTGTCTTATGTGAACTTCGGATCTTTGATGGCGGTACCACACATGTATAATAATACAGTGACTCAAGCACCTGTATCTGTAGAACAAGGTACAACATCAAACGCAACAACGGCAACCTCACCTACTGTTGTGAGTAGAGGTTATCAAAAAATGAAAGAGATCTACTCTAACTACAAATCAAAAGGTTTAATTCCTGATGATTTCCCTGAGATCACTTTAAATCAATTGAAATATAGATTACAAAGATTTATCGATGAGGTTTTAGAAGATTTCACCAAAGAGAATATGGGTGTTATGACAACTATGACCGATTATACTAATACGTTGTTATCATACCAACAAAAAGTATTTTTATTTACGACATCATGGTTTAATACATACATGGATATCAAAAACCCAATAATCCTTAAGAGTGGACAAAAGGTTTATGATTATAAAAAAGAATTGTCACCTGAAAAAAGGGAAACTGCCCTTACTGAGTTAGATGGTATTATCAAAGAATATAATGCTAGATTAAATGAAAATAAGGTTTTTGGTGTTGGGGGTAGTTACACAATTGGTAATATTACCGAACAAACACAAATTCCATTTAACATCACAACAGGTACTTTTAGAGTTTCTATTAAACCTGATGATGTAAATATAATTAAAACATTCCAAGCACAAGAGAACGCACCAAAAGAAAAATTATCACCAGCCGGAACTCCGTTATCAAATCAAACAAAGGCTGATATTGCGTACACTAATTTTTTATTATCATCACAAATATCCTTTATTGCTAATAACTTCACATATAACTATTTTGAGGGTCTAAAATCTTTTATGGAGATAACAGACGGAATGTCTAAACAAGCCGCAACCCTAAGAACTAAAATAGAACAACAAATTACAACTAGTTTAGCTGAGAAGTTTAATTCAAGAGGGGGAGGAGGTCTCGGATTTACTCCTTCTATTAGAAATATCTTGGCGGTGTTTTATTGTCAGGGTGAAGCATTTTTAAGATTGTTAGATGATGTTCATAAGAAAGCTTGGGAACAAAGAGAAAATGACTATAGACGAGCTGCGATATTTGGTAACCAAACAACCGCACCAAGTGTTGACATAAAATCATCAACACAGAATAACGAACCAATATATCCTTGGCCTCAAGTGATACAAGAAACTGTAGGTGACGACGGCAAAGAAAAATTCGAATTAATTTATCCTGGTGCACAAAATGTTGCGTCATCGTATAGGGCTTATAGTCCTGAGATTTGGCCTGAAGTGGAGTTTGTGGAACAATTCATTAAAGGATACACTGAACGTCAAAAAACTGATGATAAAGTGGGTGCCGAATTTAATGAATTAAATAACCAACCATCAAGAGCATCACTAAATGCTATTGAATTCCCTGTCACAAACGAGGTTTTCCAAAACAAAGAAGAATCAAAATACTTTTTTGAGATTTACGAAAGACTCATGTTAAATTCGTACTACAGCAAGTTTAACAGAATGTCCGGTTATGATTTATCAATATATGAAGCCGAAGCTGATGATGAAGCGGTAAACGTAATTAAAAGTTTGGGTGCGGATAACCCATTTTTAACAAAGAAAATTAAAGAATATCTTTTAGATAGTAATAATTATTTACCATTTTTAAGACATATATCTAATCAAGGACAAGGTGATAGTTGGCAAACTTTTATCAAAGGTACATTCGTAACACCATATATTAGAAATGATGTTGAAAACCCAAGCGTTGTGTATAACTCTGATATCTTAGCATCAACAAAATCACAACCTAATGTTTCTTTATCTAATCCAAGAAACCTTACAAATTTAGAAAAGTATTTGACTGAGACATCGAGTAGTAATACTTTCGACTTTACCGATGTTTACCCGATCACAAATTTAAATTGGGATAGAAATAATTTAGCGAATGGTAAAAGTCTTAATAACGCTAATGAGGCTTTCGATACTAAAGATGTTTTAGAGTATAACGATACTCATAAGACTGTAACTAATTTTGAAGACGACGATAACGAAACGACAAAAAGACCGTATACTTATTTTAATTTTCAAAATTTATCGGTAACTCCTGATACAACAAATTTAAAAACTTTTTATAATACAAGAGCATATAAAAACCAATTAGTAACAGAAGGTAATTTAAAATATACAGGTTATTCAAATCACTTAACTGAAACACAAACTACATCAATGTTGAACACACCGTATTTTATTAATGCTGTACAACAGGGTGTGTTTAATTTTAGATACAAACAAAAAGACCCATATCCATATAAAACCGCATCATACCTATTCTTGAATAGTTTACCTTTGGCAACCTTAAGAGAAAAATACGTTACTAAAAATGGTGAGTCGACATCAGATTTAAGTTACATTTTAGCAACTATGAAAAAATTTGGGGCGGTTCATAAACTACCTTATGCTTGGATATTAAAATACGGATCAATTTGGAATAGATATAAAACATATCGAGACACTGGTGTTGACTACCTTGATAGTGTTTGGAAGGACTTTAATTATCTTGAAAATTGGGACCCTGCAAACTCTGCGGCAACCAAAAATTATGATTTAGTAATTGACGGTATACCTAGAAGTTTAGTATTAGATACAACAACAGGAACACAACCATTTACAGATATTAACACAGGTTTTTATCCACAATTAGTTGATGACTTTAATGTCTTCTTACAAGGTTTAAAATTATTTAGTGGTAAAACTCAAACGGGTGGAAGTTGTACAGTACAAGAAGTAACAGGTAATACAACAGTTTTTGAAGTGACAGGTGTTTGTAGTGGAAACGGATCGACCGTAATCATAAATTCAATCACTAATAATCTATTACAGGTTGGTACTACAATCACAATTCCATCCATAAGTGTTAACTTAGTGGTAACAGGGCAAATTGCGGGTGCTGCAGGAAGTACTGGTGTTTATACAACAACCCCAACCCTCTCGAGTGCAATACCTCTAAACTTTACAATCGGTAGTTTTGCTCAGATGTCAAATGTCAGTTTGGCGGCAATAACAAACGGTTTGATATTATCAGGATCATCATTCCCATCATCATTAACAATTACCAACCAAATTACAGGTACTACGAATTTAAATGGTTTATATAAAGTTAGTAATAGTTCTGGGTTTACATCTAGTTTTATTGCTTTAAATCCGGTATTACAAATTAATTCTATTGATAGTAATGTTTTAGTGAACGGATCAATAGTTAATGGTCCTCTATTAAATGGGAATGTAACAATACAAAATCAAATTTCGGGAACTACAGGTGGTATTGGTCTTTATATAGTCGGTACAGGTCAAACACCAACAACATCGGCGTTTGTTGTACAAAATAGTTATGTACAAGGTATTCCATCATTATCGATACAGAACAACTTAGATAGTGGTAAGTTAATAATGATGAACACACAAAACTCAACAATTTATGAGACACCAGGTTTTGATCAATCAAATCCTGCAAGGACAATGAGAGTTTCTCCTTGGTCTGTTGTTGTATCATCATCGACCGAACCAAGTTTTTGTTATGTAATGCCGTCTTTTGGTACTAATATAAATCAGACAAAAGATGAGGCGTTCAAGAATGGGGTTATGCGTACCGAACTTTCGGGTAATGACGCAATGTTTAACGGATCGGTTAGATTATTTTGGAACGCACCACAATACGGATGGTTTGATAATTCTAAAGTAATTAAGAATGACCCCGAAACTTATTTGAAAAAAATACTTAACGAACAAAAGGACCAACAAAACTTTATTATAAGTGGTAATAAAAATGATTATACGGACTTCCAAGAATTATTTACAACTTTCAATATTAAAACATTAGATTATTTTGAGTCTGAGTTTTTAAATTTTAGTAGATCAATTTATGATTTTATTGATACCCTACCATCATCTCAAACCGCAAGTAACTTAAATACGACTGAGGCTGAAACCAATGCGAACGAAGTCAGTGAACAAACGTTTAAAAATTTCCAAACCTTAGCGAGGGAATTATTTAAAGTAAAAATTCCTACAGGTACTTCACCCGAAACAAAATTGAATAGTTTAATAACAAGTCAAAACGAGACATTCCAAAATATATTAACATCATTTATGAATTATGATGTGGTATTTAAGTATGGTAACCCATCTGATTTTAATAAAAGATTGTTCTATACATTCTCAACTAGATTCATTGAAGACCCTATTATTTATGGACCTTATTTCCAAGGATCTTTACCTACACAAGGTGGTGGAGTCACATTAGCTCAATCCAAACAACAAAACCCAAAATCATGGGAAGCTCTTGAATACTATGTTGGTAAATCAAGTATTCCTGAATTAGTATATAAAGATAGTGGATCTTATATTACAGACTTCTTTGTTGATTTAAATGTTCTTTTTAATGAACAGAATGTTAAGGATTTTGCACCATTAATTAAAATATATGCAACCCAAAAGTTGGCTAATCCTAAATTAAATTATACGAGTTTTTATAGTTTAATGGACAACTATATTATTGAATCCGATAACTACATTAGTAACATTATAAATGTTATGTTACCGGCAGTAAGAAAACAATTACCTAATGTGTTCGTTGAAGAAGATAATTCACAAAATAGAGCCGACTTAGAAGCTGGTTTTACCGAGCAAACAAGAACTGAACTATGGGAAACATTTAAGGCACTTAACGATAGTTGGATTGCAGGTTTTGATTTTGAAAGTAAAACATTATTTGAAGATGTATTATTGGTAGATAGGGCTAGCCGAAACGTTGGTGATAAAGTATTGGTTGATATTTTTGAGATTATGGATCTTATCGATGGGGCTAATTATAAAAACACCCTATTAGATATGGTAACAACCATATTAGTGCAAAACAACTTCCAACACTTTATGTTACCAGCATATGTTAATTTTTATAATGTACAGGATGCTCAGAAAAACCCAACACCAAGACCTGACGGTAGTTTAGAGTTTGGTAATATGCTTTTTGGAACATTCCTAAATGTGGATTACAGAAATAGTTCACCTAAATTCCTTTGTTATTATGCGAACAAACCAAGTGAACACTTGGATATGAAAGATAATATTGATTACAGATATCGTGATGATGCGTTTGACTTAAGAAGGGCTAGTGATAATCCTTTAATTGAAAATCAAATTGATAAACAAGATTGGGCAAAATCAAACAAAGTAGTTGGTTTTAATGTTGACATGACAAGACAAAACCAACAAATCTTTAAATCATTTAGTGTTGCTCAGGATCCTGGTAAACCAACATCTGAATCACTTGAGATGTTAAATCAAATGGCAAACTTAGGTCAAAACAGAAGATCAACAACACAATCAGTTTCATTATATAACCTATATAAAAATAGAAGTTATAGTTGTAGTGTGGATATGATGGGTAATGCTTTAATACAACCCATGATGTACTTTAACATCAGAAACATTCCTATGTTCTCAGGTCCTTACATGATTACAAAAGTTTCCCATAGTGTTAATGAGGGTGGTTTTGAAACACATTTTGAAGGTACAAGACAACCATTCTACAGTTTACCAAGAATTGATAATTTTATTCAAACACTTAATGTGAAAATATTATCAACAATCGATAGTAAGATACAAGAAAGAGAAAAGAAATTAAGAGAAAGTTCTACAAATATTATTGCTCAGAAAGATAATGTTTTAGCTAACTTACAGGCACAAGAAACTCTTACAAAATCACAAGATTGTCAAACTAATTTGAATCCAAGATATTCACAATATACCGCAATTGATGTCCCTACTGCGACATCTAAAACAACTAAAGAGTTGTTTGATACAATTGTTAAAGTGTTAACAAATCTTAATGTTGGACCTACAACCGGAACGACATTCCAAACTTACACGGCGTTACTGTTTGAATTTATTTATGTTGATACAGGAAATAGTTCTAAAATTACAGGTTATGAAAACAATTATTCTACTATCAATCTTAAAGAGGTTTATGGACCATCTTTTACTAATTATGTAAATAATAAATTTTATTGTGTAAAAAGAGGTACTGATAATAATTTACCAGTTGCTAGTTTCAGATCGTTTGAAAGTTTTATTGAATTTGCGTTTTTCAGAATAAAAGATATACTCAGTAATTTAGAATCAGATCTTAAATCAGGGTTAACGGTATTACAGTCAATTACAAAACAATACATACTTAATTACCCGGTAGGACAACCTCCTAATGTTTACGACACTATGATTGAACAAGATAAGAAAATTATTGAACAAGAATTTACAAAGGCGATACAAGTTTTTGACACCGTCCAAACTTTTAAAATTAATTGATATTTATAATAAAAGACAACTATGAATACAAAATTGTTATTGGATAACTACTTGGGTAAAAATACAAGAGTTTCTGAAAAAGATATGGGAGATGGTACTAAACAAGTTTGTGATTTAGACACAGGTGATTGTTATACTGTACGAATGAAAGACGGCTTGATTGAAAGAGTCGATAATACTATGAGAACCTTTAAGAAAGTTCAAGTTGAGACCAATAAAGGTATAAAAACATTACTAAACGGATAAGATGAGTATAGACGAAAGAATATTAAAAGAGATTAAACGATATAATTCGATTAATAATTACATTTCGGAACAAGAAGTTCCTGAACCTCCAGTAGACCCACTTGCGGCAGCAGCACCTGCTGATCCTGCGGCTGGCGAAATTCCCCCACCTCCGGGTGATGTACCTGTTGATCCAGCAGCTCCAGCACCACCAGCGGCACCGGCAGTAGGTGCGGAACCAACACCTGTTGATGTTGCTACAGACCCTGATGTTGAAGAAGTTGGTGCGGAAGGTGAAGGTGAAGTTGAGGAATTAGATATTACTGATTTAGTTGATTCACAAAAAACTATGGCTGACAAACAAGAAGAATATTTTGAAAACTTGTTTAACCAAATTAAAACTATGGAAGATAAATTATCTGAAATGGACACGCTGGTTTCAAAAATAGATACTTTAGATGCTAAAGTTGAAAAATACAGACCTAAAACCGCACAAGAGAAATTAGAATTACGTTCATTAGATTCAGGACCATTCAAACAAAATTTGGCAGACTTCTTTAAAGATAAAGAGGGAGAAATGGAAATGACTGGTAAGAATGAATACGTTCTAACAAAAGACGACGTGGAAAATTTTAGCCCATCTGAAATTGAAAAAACATTCAATGAACCGATGGAAGACGAAGACGATATTTTATTAAACAGATATAATTCATAAGGTTAAAGGTCGATTATTTCGACCTTAACTTTTTTTGGCGACACTATTTGACTATAACTTTTTATACAACTATAATTTTAACATAAACCTTTAATTTTTATTTACACATGGCGACAAATGTTTTAGACGCAGTACTTTCACAGTACGAAAAATCAACACAGAGTTCTACGAACTCATCATCTAAAATGTCTTCTGAAGATCGAATGAAGAAATACTTCGCGGCTCTTTTGAAAGACAACGAAAAACAAGGTCAGAGACGAGTACGTATTCTACCAACAACAGACGGATCTTCACCGTTCAAAGAAGTATGGTTCCACGAAATCCTTGTGGACGGTAAATGGCAGAAATTTTACGATCCAGGAAAGAATGACAACGAGCGTTCACCTTTGAATGAAGTTTATGAAGAACTTATGTCAACAGGTAAAGAAACTGACAAACAATTAGCAACACAATACAGAGCACGTAAGTTTTATATTGTGAAAGTAATTGATCGTGATAACGAACAAGACGGAGTTAAATTTTGGCGATTTAAACACAACTACAAACAAGAAGGAATACTTGATAAAATCATTCCAATTTGGAAAGCAAAAGGTGATGTAACCGATCCTGATAATGGTCGTGATTTGATCCTTGAACTTACAAAGGCTAAGACTCCAAAAGGAGCAACTTACACAGTAATTCAAACGGTTATGTATGATGACCCATCACCAATCTCTAACGAAGAAACTCAAATGTCTGAGTGGGTTGCTGATGAATTAACTTGGGAAGATGTATACTCTAAAAAACCTGTTGAGTATCTTGAGGCAATCTCTCGTGGTGAAACTCCACGTTGGGATTCAGAAAAAGGTGGATATGTTTACTCAAACACTGAAACTTCTGAATTTTCTATGGGTGGAACACCAAAAGTTGAAGTAAAATCAATCAACGAGGTTGCTGATCCACAAGCAAACGATGAGGCTGATGAAGAATTACCATTCTAATTTTAAATAGGAAAAATATAACGGGAGCAGTTTATTGTTCCCGTTTTTTTGTTTATATTTTAGTACAAACACTAACTGAATATTCATATGGCTTTAAAGAAAAATGACTTTAGTTCGATCAAGAAAAAATTCTCATCGGACGCAAAATACAAACCACAAAGATTCTTTGATTTAGGATCTGACTTCTTAGATGCGGTTGGTCTACCTGGACCTGCAATCGGTCACCTTAATATGTATTTAGGTCACTCTGATACTGGTAAAACTACCGCACTTGTTAAAACCGCTGTTGATGCACAAAAGAAAGGTATTCTTCCTGTGTTTATTATTACGGAACAAAAATGGTCTTTTGATCACGCAAAACTTATGGGTTTTGAATGTGATGAAGTTGTTGATGAAGAAACTGGTGAATTAGATTGGGATGGATTTTTCCTCTTTAATAATAACTTCAGTTATATTGAACAAATTACCGATTACATTAACGATCTATTAGATGCACAAGTGAAAGGTGAATTGGATTATTCACTTTGTATTATGTGGGATTCAGTCGGATCGGTTCCTTGTAAAATGACGTATGAAGGTAAAGGTGGTAAACAACACAATGCAAGTGTTTTAGCAGATAAAATTGGTATGGGTATTAACCAACGTATTTCAGGATCTCGTAAATCGGATTCTAAATATGAAAATACCTTAATCATTGTCAACCAACCTTGGGTAGAATTACCTGACAATCCATTTGGTCAACCTAAGATTAAAGCGAAAGGTGGAGAAGCGATTTGGTTAAACTCTTCTTTGGTATTCTTGTTTGGTAATCAAAAAGGAGCGGGAACAACAAAGATCACGGCAACAAAAGATAAGAGAACTGTGAAGTTTGCGTCAAGAACAAAAGTGTCGGTTATGAAAAACCACATCAATGGTCTTGGATTTGAGGACGGTAGAATTATTGTAACCCCACACGGATTCTTACCGGGTAAAGACACTACAGAGGAAAAGGCATCAATAGAAAAGTATAAGAAAGAATACGCCGACTATTGGAAAGACGTAATCGGAGTTGATGGTGACTTTGATTTGAAAACAGAAAAAGAAGAGGTAGAGTAGAAATCATTTAAGTTTTAGGAAGTGTCCAAAACATTATTAGTAGACGGAAATAATTTATTGAAAATTGGATTTCATGGTGTTAGAGAATTCTATCACAATGGGAAACACGTTGGTGGTGTTTGGCATTTTCTAAATACTCTTCGTAAATTCTTAGAAGAACACAACTACAATAAAGTTGTTGTTTTTTGGGATTCTAAAACCTCATCCCTACAAAGAAGGATGATTTACCCCAAGTACAAATTAAATCGTAAATCTTCAGATTCAGAATCGAAAGAAGAATCTTTTGCAGAACAAAAACAAAGGGTTAAACAATACCTCGAGGAGATGTTTGTAAGACAATTAGAAACGGAAAACGCTGAAGCTGATGACTTGATTGCTCAATATTGTAAAATCTCCTTAGACGAAGAAAAAACGATATTTTCCAGTGATCGAGATTTAACTCAATTAATTGGGGAGAAAGTATCGATTTATTCACCATCCACAAAACAATATTATAAGGTTGGAGATACAATAAAGATCAACGATGTTGAGATTCCACACTATAATATTAAGACCGTAAAGATTCTCACTGGTGATAGTTCGGATAATATCGATGGTATTTTCTATCTCGGTGAGAAAACTTTGGTTAAATTATTTCCTGAGCTACTTGAAGAATTAGTACAAATACCATATATTTTGGATAAGAGTACTAAATTACTTAAAGACGAGAAGGGGAATGTAGCACTTCAAAATCTATTAAGTGGAAAAACTAAAGAAGGTATTTTTGGTGATGAATTTTATGTGATCAATCAAAAGATCGTAGATTTAGATGAACCACTATTAAGTGATGAAGACAAAGAATTGGTAGGACTATATTACACTGAGTCGTTGGATCCCGACGGAAGAGGATATAGAAATCTAATTAGAATGATGATGGAAGATGGATTCTTCAAATACCTACCAAAGGGTGACGACGCTTGGGTAAGTTTTTTGAAACCATTTCTTAAGTTAACAAGAAAAGAAAAAAGTAAGTTTAGAAACAAAAAGTAGAAAACAAAACAAACTATGAAAGATCAAGAAATAACAAAAGTTGAATTTTTGTTAATGTGTAATGACAACATCGTAGTCCAAAGGTTCTTTAATGTTCGTGGGTTTAATAGAAACGCTCACAAATCTGAAGAATTTTATGACTACATCTCAAGTCTTTACGGAGAGTTACAATACGATTTAAAAATGAGATCGGTAACTTATATGTTGGACAACCAATATGAAATATCAGAGAATCCAGACGTTTTAAATACGTCAATTACAGACGGACCTGAAAATTTTAACCTAATTATTAAGCTCGGAGATATGACAATTTGTCAGAGAGTATTCGACGCTAAAGTGTACCCTCCAAAGGTTAGATACACCGTAGACCTACGCCCGAAACTAAAAACCATACTTGGCACCCTGACTGACATTTTTTCAGGTGAAAAATTTAATTTCGCATACCCTGAATTTATCAAAAACTAATACTATTTATTTTTACTAAAGGAGAAAAAACTATATGGCGACAGGTAAAAATTTTGAGTATTTAGGTAATACTTTTCAATTACAATTATTAAATCAAATCATCGTAGACAAAGACTTTTCACATTCAATTATTGATGTGATTGAGAACAATTATTTTGAAAACAAATACTTTAAAATAATCATTCAGATGATTAGAGAGTATTACGTAAAATACGACCACACCCCGTCGTTTGAAACTCTTGAACAAATTACAAAATCAGAACTCCAACAGGAGATCGCATCTAAGATTGTTATGGATACAATTAAGAAAATTAAGGATGCACCTATTGATGGCGTAGGTTTTGTACAAGAAAAAGCTTTAAAATTCTGTAAACAACAAGAACTACAAAAAGTAATGGGTAAGGCTCAAAAGATCATCGATGGTGGTGAGTTTGAGAACTACGACACACTTGAAGAAATGGTTAAAACCGCTCTTCAGGTTGGAGCAAAAGACACTTCTATGTTAGACGTATTCTCCAACCTTGAACAAGTTCTTGAAGATGATTACAGACATCCAGTTCCAATGGGAATACCAGGTATTGATAGATTATTGAAGGGTGGTTTGGCAAAAGGAGAAATTGGAGTTATCTTAGCACCAACAGGTGTTGGTAAGTCAACTATCTTAACCAAGATGGCAAACCACGCATTTAATCTTGGATTTAACGTACTACAGATATTTTTTGAAGACAACCCAAAGGTTATCCAAAGAAAACACTTCACTTTATGGACTAAGATTCATCCTGACGATTTGTCAGAAAAAAGAGATGAGGTAATGTCTAAAGTTAGAGAAATTGAGGAGTCAATGCCAAATAAGTTGATTATGAAAAAGTTACCATCGGATACTATGACGATGTTACAAATCAAAAATCAAATTAGAAAAATGGTTTCTGATGGGATTAAAGTTGATATGATCATTTTAGATTACATCGATTGTGTGGTACCTGATAAGAACTTAGGTGATGAATGGAAGAGTGAAGGGTCTGTAATGAGAGCATTTGAAGCAATGTGTCACGAGATGAATATTGTAGGATGGACCGCGACACAAGGTAACAGATCATCAATTTCATCAGAAGTGGTAACAACAGATCAAATGGGTGGATCAATTAAAAAAGCTCAGGTGGGGCACGTAATTATATCGGTGGCTAAGACATTACAACAAAAAGAAATGAAGTTAGCAACCATTGCAATTACTAAATCAAGAATCGGTGATGATGGGGTCGTATTTGAAAATTGTAAATTCGATAACGCGATGATTGAAATTGATACTGAAAGTACAACAACGTTCTTAGGTCTTGAAGAACAGAAAGAAGAAAGACAAAGACAACGAGTTAAAGAACTCTTAGATAAGAGAAAACAACGAGAAACACAGTCAAATTAACAAATAAGTAAATTATAATAAATGGAAAAAATACTAGTAGAAAATCCTGGTCGATTCGTCATCTTCCCTATTGAACACAACGATATATGGGAATATTACAAACAACACCAAGCTGCTTTTTGGACAGCTGAAGAGGTGGATTTAACAAACGACATCAGAGATTGGGAAACATTAACTGATAATGAGAAATACTTCATCAAAAATGTATTATCATTTTTTGCGGCATCAGACGGGATTGTGAATGAAAACTTGGCAGAAAACTTCTACCGAGAAGTACAATACCCTGAGGCGAAATTCTTTTATGGAATCCAATTGGCGATGGAAAACATCCACTCACTTATGTACTCACTTTTGATTGACACATACATTAACAACCCGAAAGAGAAAGATGAATGTTTCAATGCAATCGATAGATTACCTGCAGTTCAGAAAAAAGCTAAATGGGCATTGGATTGGATTGAAAACGCATCGTTCGCAGAAAGATTAGTTGCGTTCGCAGCGGTCGAAGGTATCTTTTTTTCAGGATCGTTCTGTTCCATATTTTGGATGAAATCAAGAGGAATAATGCAAGGTTTGTGTAATGCTAACACACTTATCTTTAAAGATGAGAACTTACACTGTGATTTTGCAATCCACTTATTGAATAACCACTTGGAAAATAAACCTTCAGAGAAAAGAATCAAAGAGATTGTATTATCTGCTCTTGAGATTGAAAAGGAATTTATCACAGAATCACTTCCAGTTTCACTAATAGGGATGAACTCAAACCTTATGAAACAATACCTTGAATTTGTGGTTGACGGATTACTCGTTAAGATGGGTTGTGGTAAACAATTCAATGTTGAACAACCGTTCAAATTCATGGAGCAAATTGCTGTTGAAACAAAAGGTAATTTCTTTGAGTCCAGAACTATGGAATATCAGAAGGCGAAATTGAACGAAACAATAACATTTACAGACGACTTTTAAATTTAGATTATGTCATTAAAAATTATTAAACGAGGTGGTGAGATTGTATCATTTAACCCACAAAAAATTTACAACAGAGTTAAAAGATCTGCAAAAGGTTTAAACGTAAATTCGGATGAGATCTTCATTAAGGTTATTACTTCAGTACCAACTGAGGGTGAAATAACAACTAAGGAACTTGATAAGTTAGTTAACGAGATTGCGGCGTCTTATACCGGTAGTCACCATGATTACTCAAGATTGGCCGCTTCAGTTGCAATATCTTCTTACCATAAGGAAACAAATGATAGTTTCTCACAAACAATGATGGAACTTTATAAGGATGGTATTATCAACGAAAAACTTATTGAAACAATTAAAGAGTATGGTGAGGATACAATCGATGCTGTGATCAATCACGAAAACGATTATAACTTTGACTATTTTGCTTGGAGATCTTTACAAGAAATGTATTTGTTGAAGAAACCAACTGGTAAAGTAATCGAAAGACCACAACATATGTATATGAGAGTCGCATTGTGGGTAACAACAAACATTACTGATGCTTTTGAATACTATAAATCGTTATCAGATCAGTTAATTTCAAAGGCAACACCTATCATGATTAACGCGGGAACAAAAGTTCCACAGTTAGCGTCTTGTGTATTACACTATAACGATGCTGACTCAAGAAAAGGTTTATTGGATACCTTAACAGATATATCTACATTTTCTTCAGACGCTGCGGGTATCGGACTTTCTATGTCTAACATCCGTAGTAAAGAAAGTAGAATCTCAAGTTCAGGTGGTTATGCCGGTGGACTATTAAAATACCTTAAGATTGTGAATGAGTCACTTAGATTCTTTAATCAACAAGGTCGTAGACCTGGTTCAGCCGCAATCTATCTTGAACCATGGCACAAAGACATCTTTGATCTTTTGGATATTAAAAAGAATACAGGTGCTGAAGAACTAAGAGCTCGTGATTTATTTACATCATTATGGCTTCCCGATAATTTCATGAGAGCAGTTAAAAATAACGGTGATTGGTATTTGTTCTGTCCTAATGATATTAAAAAGTCGGGTCTTAAACCATTACAAGAGTGTTATGGTGATGAATATGAGTCTGTATATAATAAGGCAGTTGAATTAGGTCTTGGTAAAAAAGTTAAAGCTCAGGATATTTGGACCAAAGTTATTGAATCGCAAGTTGAAACTGGTGTTCCATACTTATGTTCTAAGGATAATGCCAATAAAAAGACTAATCATCAAAATATTGGGGTTATTAAACAATCTAACCTTTGTAATGAAATCTACCAATACACAGATGAGGAAACAACAGCAATCTGTACGTTATCATCTATGGTTTTGAAAAACTTTATCAAATCAGGAAAATTTGATTTTGAACTGTTATACAATGAAGTTAAAAAGGTTGTTAGATCTTTAAACAAAGTTGTGGACATCAACAACTACTCAACAGAAAAAGGTAGAAAAGGTGGGTTAGAACAAAGAGCAATTGCAATTGGAACTCAAGGTTTAGCGGACGTATTCTATTTAATGGATTACATCTTCACATCAGAAGAAGCGAAACAATTAAATAGAGACATTTTTGAAACAATCTATTACGCGGCAATCTACGAAAGTAACCAATTGTGTAAAGATGGAAAATACGAACCCTACAAATTCTTCAAAGGGTCACCAATGTCACAAGGGACATTCCAGTTCGATATGTGGAATGTGGATGAGTCAAACTTATCAGGAATGTGGGATTGGAGTAAATTAAAGAAAAGTGTTATGGAGTATGGTGTATGTAATTCACTATTCACGGCACAAATGCCAGTGGCGTCTTCAGCTAAAATCACAGGTTCTTATGAAATGACTGAACCAGCTCACTCGGCAATCTTTAACAGACGAGTAGTTGGTGGTGAGATCATGATTGTAAACAAATACTTAATTGCTGACTTTGAAAAGATAGGTATATGGTCTGAGGATTTGAAAAATGAAATCATTATGAATGAAGGATCAATTCAAAATATTAACTTTAATAATTACTTAGACCCTGAGGATAAGATTTACAATAAGAAAGTGAAACGAATTGAACACTTAATACCTAAGTATAAAACAATTTGGGAGATTTCACAAAAACAACTTATCGATATGGCTGCAGATAGAGCACCATTTATAGATCAATCACAATCTATGAATATCTACATGTCTAACCCAACATTATCAAAGATTACATCATCACATTTTCACTCTTGGGAAAGTGGTTTGAAAACACTTTGTTATTATGTTAGAACTAAGGCAATATCAACAGGGGCAAAACATTTAGCAATGGATATCTCTAAAAAAAATAAACCAAGAGTAACACCTGAACCACCAAAGGTTGATTATACAAATATGAATTTACCACCAAAACCTGAGAATTCTGATTTTGAATGTTTTGGATGTTCATCTTAAAAAAAAAGAAATCACGATTTATTCGTGATTTTTTTTTTGTTGTTGATATTTATAAATAAAAATTATCATGAAAAAAGTAATTAAACTAACTGAAAGAGATCTTACTAATATTGTCGCTAAAGTGATAAGAGAAGAACAAAAAAGTAAAAAGAGCCTTAATGAAGGTGTATTATTAACTTTAGGTGGACTTGCACTTGGTGGGGCTGTAATTAAAAAAGCATACGATTATATAAAAAACAGACAACTTAAAAATAATATGTCTGAGACAGGTAACGTTAAAAAATCGAAAGATGGTAAATTTACCATGAAAGAATATGAAGACAATGAGTCTGGTGAAACGTTTTGGGGTGTTGATGTAACTGACCACACTAGAGGTGAAGGATATGAGGAGAGACGAGTTTTATTATTTAAAAACGATCCTGAAAGAATTGAAAAAATCTTAAATTCCGAAGTTAAACATGATTATTCTGATGAGGCGTATATGACAGATGGATACGAAGACATGTTCGGACAATTCAAATCCGACAAACGAATTGATTTAGATATCGAAGATTAATCCAAAACCCTCCCCAAAAAGGAGGGTTTTTTATTTCCATAAATTTTTTACTTAAAAAAAACTGAACTTATATTTATATGTGATATGGCAAATGGTATTACATATGGTATTTCTTTCCCCTTCGTTGACTCATTCACAGGTAGATACTTGGATGTTACAAATTCAACAGAAGGCGAAGTAAGATCAAGTTTGGTTCACTTAATTCTAACAAGAAAAGGGTCAAGATATTTCTTACCTGATTTCGGAACTCGTTTATATGAGTTTATTTTTGAACCTCTTGATGGTCCTACATTTTCAGATATAGAATCTGAAATACGAGATACTATTGGTAACTACATGCCGAACTTACAAGTAACCAATATAACAGTAGAACCAGCATCTGCAGGTTTAGAAGATAAGGGTGAAACAATTAATCAATACGGTGAAAGAGAATTTAGGGTTACTAATATTGCTCAATTAGAACACACAGCAAGAATCAAAATAGATTATAGAATAACAGATTCCGCTTTTGAATCTAGTGATTTTATCATTATCAATATTTAATAGTATATGGCAGAAAAGAAAATATCTTACACGGTCCGAGATTTTCAAGGAGTAAGAACGGAGTTAATTAACTTTACAAGAACCTATTACCCTGATTTAGTTCAAAACTTTAATGATGCGGGTATTTTCTCTGTTATGTTAGATTTAAATGCTGCAGTAACAGATAACTTAAACTTTCAGATTGATAGGAGTATACAAGAAACTGTACTACAGTTTGCACAACAAAAGAATTCAGTATATAATATTGCAAGAACTTACGGATTAAAAATACCAGGTCAAAGACCATCAGTTGCTTTGGTTGATTTCTCAATCACGGTTCCGGCTTTTGGTGATAGAGAAGACTTAAGATATTGTGGTGTTTTAAGAAGAGGATCTCAGGTTAATGGAGCTGGACAACCATTTGAAACGGTATATGATATTGATTTTGCGTCACCAATAAATGCTGAAGGATCACCAAATAGAGTAAAGATACCTAACTTTGATTCAAGTGGTAAACTAATTAACTACACAATTGTTAAAAGAGAAGTTGTTGTTAATGGTATTACTAAAGTGTATAAGAGAGTTATTACTGCTAACGATGCTAGACCTTATTTAGAATTATTCTTACCTGAGAAAAATGTTTTGGGTATAACAAGTGTTTTATTAAAACAAGGAACACAATACTCAACAATACCTCAACCACAAGAGTTTATTACAGTAGGACCTGATAGATGGTTCGAAGTTGATGCTTTAGTACAAGACAGAGTCTTTATTGAGGACCCAACTAAAGTTTCAGATCAACCTGGTATTAAGGTTGGTAGATATATAACAACATCTAACAAATTCATATCCGAATATACACCTGAAGGTTTCTGTAAAATGACTTTTGGTGGTGGAAATATATCAGCAGAAGAACAATTAAGAGAATTCGCTCGTGATGGTAAAGGTTTTGATTTAAGTAGATATACAAACAATTATGCGATGGGTGCGGCTTTGACACCTAATACAACACTATTTGTTCAGTATAGAATTGGTGGTGGGTTATCAAGTAATTTAGGTATTAACACTATCAATCAGATCGGTACCGTGTCATTTGCGGTAAACGGTCCTTCAGATTCAGTTAATAGAAGTGTTATTAATAGTTTGCAGTGTAATAACGTAACCGCAGCAATTGGGGGTGCGAACATACCAACAACTGAAGATGTTAGAAACATGGTCGCATTTAACTTTGCAGCACAAAACAGAGCTGTTACGGTAAATGACTACAACTCAATCATAAGAACAATGCCTTCTCAGTTTGGTGCACCTGCTAAAGTTGCAATCACAGAAGAAAATAATAAGATAAAAATTAAAATGTTATCTTACGACACAAGTGGTAGTTTGACAAATGTTATATCAAACACACTTAAACAAAATGTTGCCAATTACCTATCCAACTTTAGGATGATAAATGACTATATCTCAATTGAGGCTGCGGAAACAATTGACCTATCGGTAACTGTTGACGTTGTATTAGATAATAGTCAGAATCAAGGTGCGGTGATTGCCAAAGTGATTCAGCAGGTGAGTGAATTCTTTAACCCGTTGGTTCGAGAATTAGGTCAGAACGTTAATATATCTGAATTAAGGAGAATACTACAATCGGAAAATGGTATTGTAAGTGTGTCTGATGTTCTATTCTTTAACCAAGTTGGAGGTCAGTATTCATCAGCACAAACATCGATGCCGTATTCAGATCCATTAACAAGACAGATCCAACCAACGGCTGATACTATATTCGCAACACCAACCCAAACTTACCAAATTAGATACCCAAACAAGGATATTAATGTAAGGGTATTGAACTTAAAATCGGTAAACTTCTCTTAGTAATTTATTTTTCTCAAAATAAGATTATTTTTTCTAAAATAGGAAATAAACTATTTATGAAAAAACGAAATCTTTAATGCCCAAATCATATAGAATAAGAACCGAAGTTGGTGTTGACAAATACATTAACGTCAATTTAGAACAAGATTGGGAATCTTTGGAAGTATTATCCTTAAAGATTCTTGCTAATGATTTATACACAAGGATGTGTGCTGATTACGGTGTTGTAGTTGGTCGTGTTTTTGTTAATAACGGGTTTGGTTTACCAAACGCAAAAGTTTCCGTGTTTATCCCTTTGGATGATGCGGATGAAGTTGATCCCGTTATATCAGAGTTATACCCTTACAGAACGATTACGGATACTAATGAAGAAGGTTACAGGTATAACTTACTTCCTAAATTACCATCATATCGAGGACACCAATCTACAGGTACATTCCCAAATGTGGGTGATGTATTAATGGATGAGTCATATATTGAGGTTTATGACAAATACTACAGATTTACCGTAACAACAAATGAAAGTGGTGACTTTATGATCTTTGGTGTACCAACTGGTACCCAAACTATTGTAATGGATGTCGACCTTTCAGATATAGGTTGTTTCTCATTAGCGCCACAAGACTTAATCCAACAAGGACTTGCAACTGAAACTCAAGTTAACGGATCCACATTTAAAACCTCAACTAACTTAAGAGAATTACCACAAATTAAAAACTTGGTATTTGATGTGGATGTTGCACCATTTTGGGGTGACCAAGATTTATGTCAAGTTGGAATTACAAGAGTAGATTTCGATTTAACAAAACAAGCAAACATTAATATCCAACCTACGTCAATCTTTATGGGATCAATTATCTCAACAACAAATGACGATGCGTTAAAGGTGGGTTGTAAACCTAAAAATAATACAGGTAACTTATGTGAATTAGTTTCAGGACCTGGCGAAATACAGGCGATTAGACATACGATCAATTCTGATGAAAATGGTTTACCGATATTAGAAGTTTATCAAGTAGAACAAGAAGGGAAAGTTATTGATCCTGACGGTACATATGTACTCAACGTTCCGATGAACCTGGATTACGTATTCACTAATGAATTCGGAGAACAAGTATTGTCAGACGACCCAAGTAAAGGGATACCAACGAAGGGTAAATATAGATTTAAGTTCAAGTGGCAAAACGAAGAAGGACTACAAAATAGCTTCCAAAGGGCAAATTTCTTGGTACCTAATATTAAAGAATATGGATGGTCAAATTCTGCGAATGATCCATTTGATCAAGCAACACAATCATATACCTATCAAATATCTGCGGGTGCGATATCAGGTGTGACTCAAATACAATCATTTGGTTTTGATGCTGGTATTTCATTAGATAATGCAATAAACAGCTCGTCATATGAGGTATATTTAAATGGGGTTGAATATACAGGATCACTTAATTCAATACCGTTTAACATTGGTGATACAATACAAATTGTTGGTACGCCAATTAATCCTAACGTAACTCAAGACTTTTCGTTTACGGTTTATCCTGAAACATTATTTAATTTATTAAAATCTTACGCATTTAGTTTAGATTGGGATGATTATGTCAATCCCCAAGAAGCGATTGATTGTGAGGATACATTCTACGAATTCAAGTACAATAAGGTATATACGACTGCCATGTTCTTAGATAGATACAAGAACGGTATTGGTAGAGCAAAACATTTAGGTATAAAAGAAATTGATAACAGATCGTGTAAGTCTACCGTAAATACATTCCCTGTGAATGATATTATACGAAACTTTGATCCGATATTCTTCGTATTCAATATACTAATTAATATTCTAACATTTCCAATATTAGTTTTATTATTTGTTGCTCACTTTATTTCGTTTATTTGGCCAATACTAAAATATGTGTTGATAGTGTTGAGTATTTACTTAACTTATGACGCCGCGGTTGCATTATTTAATGCAATTCAAAGTGGTATACAATTAATAAGTGCGGGAGCAGGGGTTTTCCAAGTGGGTCTTGGTGTTACTGTTAACGTTGGTTTTATTTTGGAGGGTATACGTTTAATTTTCGCAGGTATATTCCTAATTGCCGCGGCAACATTTAAACTTATACTAGCCGCAGCATTTTTAGCTTTTGCGGTTGTGGCGGCAATTAAAGTTAAAGGGTTCCCAAGAATTGCATTACCTATGATTGCATATCCTGATTGTACAAGTTGTGATTGTGATTGTGGAAATGCGGAACAAGATGATAATTTTGACATTAATAGTGTTAATGATGAACTTGAGGCTGCGGCTCAAACAGGTGGAAGTAGTTTTTATGATACAACATTAGTACCATCTCTTAGTATTATCGCACCTGTAAACTCAGCAGGATCTTACGAAATAGAGCATCCTAATTTAGTCGGACCCAATGATGACCCAACTCAAGATGAATACCAGTGTGGTGGAATAGGGCCATATAAAAACTTAGCTAATTTAATAGGTGATGAAGATATTAGTCAAAATTTAGCGGTTCAAGCGTCTTTAGATTTGGCTAGAGTCATTTCAGGATACGATGTACTATCATCAACTAATCCTAACCGTCTATATGTTAATGAACAATATCTACTACACGCACCACAACCTTTTTTATGGTCTGCGGATAAACAATTATTCCCAACCTATGACCTTGTTGCAGACGCTAGATATTTTGCATACCCACTATCTAAAACTTTCCCACAACAGCTAAACGACTTCAATACAAGAGATAAATATTTTAATTTTGGAGGGGCTGTTAATCAAATTAAAACTACTGTTAACCCAAGTCTAGGGTCCGAATTTTTCTTGGATCAAGTTGTGGTAATTTTGATGAGTGCCGGTGCGACAAGTCAAATAGGTGTAGGTAATGTTTGCTCATTCCAAAATCCTAACTATTTGGATACTCAGTCATCCAATCGTCTGTTAAACTTAACAGGTGCGACACTTAACCAATTCGGTACAAATTCAATTACAGGTACAACGTTAATTGGTAATTCAGTTCCAAGTCAAATAAGTTATGCGAACCCAACGAATCCGACTCAAAATCTTCCGGCAAACATTGTCCTTAGTTTACCTGAGGTTAGCCAACTACCAGTACAAGGTAATCCTAACGTAGAACAGAGTTATTTACAATATGCGACAGACGTGGAATACTTCCAACTCATAACAGGATTAACTGTAAATGACTTTATAGGTATTGATCAATTAAATACTGGTTTATTCCCTAACAATTATTTGAGACATAGTGTGTCCATTGCAACTCCAGACTGTCCTGTAGGGTCTAATAATTTTAGTTCGTGGACAATTAATAATGTTATAACCTTAATGGGTGGATGGGAAGGTTATGAAGTTTGTATCTTCGTAAGAGGTGTCGACCCATTCACACCAAAACAAACTATAAAATATGATTTATCTAAGGTATTTGGTTTCACATCGTTAAATGGTTCGGTACAGATAGAAGGTTCTTATTATTTGAATAGACCAATACAAGGATATTCATCGTTTGCTTCAGGAAATAAACCTGTTAGTCACGTCAGTTCGACTAACAACACGTCAAACTTATATTTCCCTTCATTTGCATTTACACCTGATGTTACTAAATTTACTGCGTTCACATCTAACTTACCTTATTTCTATTTGTGTACCGACGATACTAACGTTTCGGGTATTGGGTCATATACTCCTGTTAATACAGGTTGGCAGACTACATCAAGTTTGACTACAGGAGGTAATTTATATCAATTACTGGCAAGTTCTAACTTCACAATACCGAGACAACAATCTGCACCGACACAATATGTTGGTGGTGGATCATTCTTGGCGTGGAATCTAAATATACCATTTAACTATACTTTATACACAAACTCAGGTGGTGGTTGTGATCAAGATTGTCAAAAAGATCAATATTACTCAACTCAAAATGGTTGGTTTAATAACACAAATGTTGGTGGTAACATTTCAGTTCTTTATTCACCTGCTTATTATCGATATGGTTTAACACCTGTGACCTTCCAATCTACTAATATAGTAATGAGGAGTGATAGGTTACCTACATCAACTAAAGTGGAAAACGGACTTCAAAATAGAACGGGATATGCATTACACCAAAATAATAACTTTACGGTTTACAATGCGAGTGGTATTGCTTCTGAACCTACAATTTCTGCCGGGTTAGATTTACCAAGTGGTGAACAACAAGATGAGGATGCATTTGTATCAGGTCTTACCGATACGTTAACTTGTGAAGGTATGGTCCCATTAGAATGTTATAGTGGTTCAGGAAGTAATGTTGGTGTTATACCGTCTAGTCAATGCTCCATTCCCGCTAACCGAATGGTTAATGGTTGTTATTGTTTGTTAAATAAAACTTATTTGGCTGAATATCCTGAAGACGCTAGATTGTTCTTAGAATGGAAAACAAGATTTACCATGAACTTTGCTGCTTGTAGAGGTATTTTTGCTCAAGTCTTCCAAAACAATTGGATTAACGGAGTACTATATATGTTCAACTTTAACAAGAGAACAACCTTCAGTTCGATCGGTAATCCTAATTATAATTATTGTGAACAAGTTATTGTGTTTAATGACCTAAATAATAGTTTTTATTATAGATCATCACCATGGAGTGGTACTAAATTTATAGGTAAAAATTCACCTTCATTTAACTCCTCAAACCCTTTCGCCGACTTCCCTGGTTTCGGATACAATAAAAAACAAATCCAATTTCCAACGACGGTGGTTGATTTAGGTCCGAGAGATGCGTTTATTAATGAGATTTGTTGTGGTGGAATAGATGGGTTTGGTGCGTATTTTGCTGACCAAATGAAAGCAACATCATACCAAGATAACTCAGACATTATTCAGTTAGGGTTTTTATCTAGAATTTTAAATGATGGTGTTAGACAAAGAATGATACCTCTTAAGGTTGGTGACGACTCAAGTGAAGGACAAGGAGTAATCCAATTCTTCAATAGTACAAGAGGTGGTTATAGAATTGATGGTGATTGGGCTCAAATGTTATCAATAAATTCTGAGTGGAAGGTATTACCATTTATTACTGAAAACGTACCAAGTAACAACTATATATTCTTTGGTGATAATGGTGCTACAGGTAATCAAATTAAACCTGTAATGGGATTATTTTTCCAAACACCAACACCTAATCTAAATTATAGAAAAATCGAATCTCCGGGAATCCAAACGTATAGTACATCACCACTTATTGAGGAAAAATTTGGTTATTCTAAGTCACAAGTTGTACCTCACTACAAATGGTCTTTAAAGACAAGTAACCCTACCTCTAATATATTTGGAACTGAAGATAACAACTGGGTTACTGATAATGTTTATAACGGAGGGTTTTTTAGTGACAAGTATCAAGAATTAGATTTTACTAATTTAAATGAGAAATATATAACTCAAAGTACAAGATTAGGTTATATCTCTAATTACGTTAACGGAATACCAACACCACAACCCTCAATTAATACAATTATACAAGGACAACCAGTTGGTACTAATCAACAAGCAATCGTTGTCGGTGCTCCTTACCACTTCTATTTTGGATTGAATAATGGTAAGACCGCAGTAGATAGATTCTATAAACTTTATGTATCAACCGCTGAATTGTAATGACCGTAGACCCAACAGAAAGAATAATATTATCTACACAGAGGTATAAGTCAGCACCAAGAACTGATCAATTTATAAATGTACCTTTAGCTCAAACTTCTAAAGATTTAGTTGAATACGATAGAAGTGTTGATTTGAATTTGGTAAATGTTTTTGAGGAAGAAAGACAATTATCTAGTATTTTCAGACCAGTTACTAAGTTTACAATTTTATTTGAAAATGGAATTTCTGGATCAACAACTTATGTCCCATACAGAGACAATCTGTACTACACAAATGCTGTCGGGAACGCTCAAGACTATTATTATCAAGGTAATCAACCATCAGTTCCACCATTACCCACTAATCAAAATGTGCCGTGGGACGGTTTACCACAATACCCTGAGTTTGATTTTATAAGAACTGATAATAGTGTCATTGGTTACACACAACCACCCAATAATCACCTTACATTTAAGAATGTTAGTGCAACAACATACAATTGGTCTCATCATATAAGTTATCCATATGCTAATGACTTTACAAAAACATTATTCACGGTTGAACCCGATTCACCTATAACATGGTCTTGGGTTGTGTCGAATGGAATACCTTATTATGTGGTTGCAGGGGCTAACCTACAAAGAAACAACATTGTTTTTAAATCCCCGATGAAACACGGATTATCGGTTGGTGAATATGTTTATTTATCTGTAAATTATAATGGTAATAGCATGTTCCAAGTAACGTCTTTAGGTGACGGAGCTTCAGGATCTGACGAATATATTTTTAATATTAGAAATGTCGGATATACAGGAACCACTTTCCAAACCAACACCCAAGGAACGTTTAGAAGAGTGGTAAACGCTGCAAATTCAGCAGATACTATAAGTCAGTACTATATCCGTAAACACAGAATAATAACTAACCCTGATTGTGCAGTTTTGGTAAACGCGGGTTTTGAAAGAAATATTTATGGTGATAAAAAGAAATGTGAAATTAAAGTTTTAACACCAAATCAAAAACAAAGAACGTCAATTAAAGAAGGTAGTAGATCTTATACTTTATCGTTTAATTGTGATATCGATATAAATGGTTTAAGAGACAATCAAAATAGACCACTTACACAACTTTTCTTCACGACAATTTGGAGAGGTTATTTTGGTTGGACAAGAAACATGAAACAAGGATGGGAATTCAACACATTTTTACAAGATAATAAACCTCAAACTTGGTGGGATCAAAATAACCCCAATTCAAATACAAATATCCCACAGGGGCAATATACTTCTTTAGTAGGTTCAGGACCTTTCTTTTATAACCAACTTTTACAATCAGGTGATACTATTGACGGAGATTTTTGTGAGTGGAATAGCTTTAATCAACTTGAGAGAGTTATATCAACATACCAACACAAGATTAAATTCAATCAAAATTGGTTCGGGATTTTTAATAATGGTTTAAATAGTACTAATCAAATTGGATACTTCTACCAACCACATAACCCAGTACAGATTGGTGCGTTTTCTGACTACATAGAAGAGGGTAGCTCAACTACTGTTGTGGGTATACCGCCATATGCATATTACTCAACAACTAACGCTTTGTTTAGATGGAGAGATCTATATCCGTATGGGTTTGTGGATACTGATGGTATTGGGGTCGATTTTCCATTTATGAATGGTGCTCACTATCCATATATTAATACGATTTTTAGAATTACACCTGAAAATTATAACATACCAAGTGATTACGCTCAAGGTAAAGTTCCACAGAACATAAACACAATTGAGGATCCATTAGTAGATGAATGCGAATAAAGTTAAAATATTAAAAACCGATTTAGATCAGTCTATTAATATCCCAATTAATATGCAATGGGATTTTACTGGTAGAGATGAGGCGATAAGTGAATACGAAACAAGTATATTACAACAAGTAATTGGTGTCGCGACAGATTTTGAAATTGCGAGGTTTGCTCACAACGTATTCCCCAATTTTGATTCTGCGATTGATTATGAGTTTTATTTTTATGATTATACCCAACCTATCACAGCAACTACTATCGGGTCATGGGATGTTTCATATTTAGATCTTGGGTTCAGTGCGGAACAAGTATATTACTATAGTAAACCATTCACAAAGTCATTCTTTAAGTTAGACCTTTTCGATAGTGATAATGAAAAGACACAACAATTGTACCTATCACTTATTTTACCGGTACAACAAGGTAGAACTGAAACGGTGATATTATCACCTTTAATTGGTCCGATCGAAATTAAAAAACCTAAGATGGTTTTGGATTATATTGGGGATAAAGAAGGATTCTTCATTTATTGGTTAAGAAGTAGAGAGATTATAAATGTTGATACTTTCTATATGACTGCAAGTTTCTTTGATGCCAGAACAGGAGTCTTCAAAAGAATGACTAATACCAAACAAGATTTGATTATACCTGACAAATTTACTTTTGATAACTCTACATATTTCTATTATAGAGTAGATTTGGATTATAACCAAAAAACATACGAAGTGTTTTCAACCCAAACCAACCTAAGAGTTGGTGATTCAACAACACCGATAAAATGGTATGAATATGTTAACCCATAATGGAATTGCAAGAATATAAGTTTATTATTTCACCCGAGAACATCAAAAGTGATCTTGTATTTGTTTCATATACGGGGGATACAGATATTACAACAATTATCGATCCTTGTTGTTTAACCGCGACAACGATTAGTGCGACAACCACAGGTACCACGGGTGTTTATTTACCTATGGATTATCTTTTATCTGGTAATACAGGTGGAACATCATTTTTAACGGGACTTTCCGTTAACATCATGTTTACTGAATCTGCGGTTGATTTTGGGTATTATACACCAACAGATGGTTTGATAATTCAGGCGGACGTATTGAATAATTTTATTGTAACGGCTAACACTCTAAACCCATATACGTTTACATTTTATAATACCTCCGATTTGGAGTTTATAAAGTTCTTACAATTATCAAAATATAGTTTAGATTGGGGTGATGGATCGCCAATACAGCCTATTTTGGGTATAACACCTTTATCACACACTTACCCAACCGCACCGAATACATATACAATTACTTTAACCGCAAGTTCACCTTGGGGTATCTCTAAGGTTGAGAAAACGGTGATCACACCATATACAAACGTTGTTATAACCAACCCTCAAGGTAGTATTACTTTCTATCCTGCAGGTGGTACTTGGACTGGCACACCGATCAGTTATGATTATATTTTTACGGGAGATTCAAACACAGATATCAACGATTATTATTCATACAATTACACTTCAGTACCATTCGTAGTCACAGGTTTCACTGAATCAACATTAAATGATTTGGCACAATATGGACCAAAAATAAATTTAGCGGGTGGTAAATATAAATTGGGTGTTCAGGTTACAGGTACAACAGGAGAGATCGGAACATATTGGGGTGTTGATCCTACAGGTCTTTATTCGGCGTACACTATTAATGGTGTAAACTATTTTGATTACGAAGATTATACAATTTATATAACCGAATCTTATGGTTTAGTACCAGGTGATTTAGTTTTAAGTGCGTTAACCAAAAACGAAGCCCTGTTAAATGTTATTGATGAACCTGAAATAATCACAAATGTATTTGTTGAACGAGGTAAATATACTGCGTTAGAAAATGTGATGAGGTTAGGGGAAGTTGATAATGTGGGTGATTTAGAAAAATACGGATACAAATATTTTAATGTTGAAAAAGTATCCACTTAACTATTTATAAAAAAGGAAAAAAGATTAAAAATGGCAACAGGTAATTACGGAACTATAAGACCATCAGATGTTAGTCCTGAAGACGTTGAAATCGTTATGGTTTATACTGAATCAAGAGACGATACTCAAAACTTCACATTAACAACCCTGAATGCTCAAGATGTGTTGAGACCATACTTCAATAATGCAGAGACAGGAGGAAGTAATGTCGAGATATTAGGTGGTTTATACAACCTAAAACTTCCTGCGGACCAATTCAATAGATTAGGTATATATACGTTAATGATTAGACCAGCACAAATCAGAACAACAATTACTGATTGTGGTGTGTTATCAGCATTACCCAATGTGAAAGGTCTTGTGATAGACCTTAATAATGTACCTGTTGAATATCGAAACAAATTCGTTAATCAAGGTTTAGTTGGTTTTAGAGTTGAGTATTTAAATCCTGATGGGACAAAAATACCTAATTTCTTTAGAATCATTACCTCATCGTTCTATTGTGAACCTGTGGTGCAAAACCTTACAAACACAATCCAAAAATCTATTAGATATGCTTATGTTGAAGGTGCGACTAATTTATTATTCTGTACTTTATCACCTTCGTCATCACCAACAAACAAACCAAGTGCAACACCATTTATAGGTCAACCAAATCAAAGTATTATTATCTCAAATACGTACTTTAATCCTATAAGTACTGAAATTGAGATCGTAGATCAAGACATCTCAACACTTGCGATTGCTCTTTACGGTAATCAAACTAAATCTATCGAAGACGGTATTTACACTATTTACGATTCTGACAATAATATCTACAAACAATACAACTTGTATGAAATTAAAGACCAGTTCAATACACTTCTTTATGAAGTTAGACAAGATCGTGGTGATAACATCGACTTTTCTAAAGCATTTAACAATATTACAGCTTAATGGCAACACAGAAATTTACTTGTCCGCCTCAAAGTAGTGCAGCAAATCAATTCTCTAACAATTTAGTTGGGGTACAACTTGTTGCGGGCGGAGGTTTGACACAAGCAAATTTCAACTTCACTACAAACATAACGGAAAAACAAAATAGAACTTTTACGATAGGTGCATTTTCAGACCCTATCAATTTGGAGTCTATTAATATTGAAACAAATGTTGAAGCTGCTGAAATTTTAGCGGCGAACTACCGAGTTTATCCTAACTACGACTTAAGTCAGGTTACTAACTTTACTCAATACGGATCCTTAGTAAAAAGGTTCTCAACCTCTATTACGAAGATCATTAATTTTTTCCCTGCCGGTTTAGAGGTACCACCTCAGACTGACAAATTTATTAATCAAGAAACCGCATTTAATATTATATACGATTCGGTGGAAGATGACACAACGTTGGAAATACACCTTTCCTCAATAAGAAACCCATTTGAAATTGATTTTTCACAAAACGCAGAAATCAATATGATGTATAATGAGAATCAGGTTTCGTCTTTGAGAAATATGAAGTTAGAGTATAAGAAATATGTTCTTTTTATTAATGGGCAACAATACCCACTTAACTATCTATACCCAACCAATAGTGATTCGACAAGTCTTAAAATAATTGTAGATGGAAACCCATTCAGTGGTAATCAAATATCATATGATTACTTAGTAATTAGACCAAACGATTTCGAAGTGAATAAAGTATTCAATTTGAACTTCGACCCCGTTGAAAATTTCCTACTTAATAGACGAATTACACCTGTATACACCGCAAAATTTGTTGTACCAAAAGAATTAGAGGATGGTACGTTTGCGATCTCAAGTGAATACGCAACATTCCCTCAAGCGGGTATTTGGAATTTAGATATCGTTACGGTTCGTTTTGATAACTACTTAGTACAAATTAATGACTTCGCTATAAACCTAGATCAGTACAATACGAACTTAATCTCAAGGTTTATGACAACAGGTGCGTTAAAAGAGTTCGACACACCAGATCAGAGATTTGAAAAATTATTACAGATATATGGTAGAAGTTTCGATGAAACAAAATCATTTATTTCAGCGTTAGGTAATATGAATAGTGTTCATTATACCATACAAAATGACATACCATCACAATTATTAAAAAACTTAGCTCAAACATTAGGTTGGGTTACTAATTTCTCACCAATCTCAAATGAGGAATTATTACAGGCAGTATTCTCAACACAACCAAATACATTTCCAGGTTTACAAATAGGACAGACACCTGAGGAGATTAACTATCAATTCTATAGAAACTTAATATTAAATTCTGCTTACCTATTTAAATCAAAGGGTACAAGAAAGTCTATTGAATGTCTTTTGAGAATGGTTGGTGCACCTGAAGCATTAATTGACTTTCATGAATATGTCTATGTTGCTGACCAACGAATTAATATGAGAGAATTTGACCAACAATACTTTCAGATTACAGGTGGTACCTTGAACCTACAAATTCCGGTATTACAAGGAGATAATACATTCTCAATACAAGGAGTTCAATATACAGGATTTACAACGGTTTCAGTTAACTCAAATGTATTAACGGTAAGAGAAGATTACCCTGTAGATGCTTTTGGATGCCCTCAAATGCCAATAGCGACCGAGACTTATTACTTCCAAATAGGGGGCGGTTGGTTCGAGTCAACTCCACAACATAGAATGCCTGAGTTTGCAGTACCAACTAACTTGGTATTCACAGGTAATAACCCTAACTATCAAACTCAACTATTACCATTTAATTATGGTGAAGAATATCTACAAAGATATAGACAATTCCCATACATGAATTTAGGATTTAAGTTGAGAAGAGTTGCCGACAACAAAAAAAGTTGGGTAGATACCGATCCATTCTTAAGAACAAGTTTTGATGGTGGATTTAATTCGTATTATGAAGCGGGTGAAGATTGTTTGGTATTGAATGTGAAAAACGTTGACATTATGATGAATCCAGCACAAGGATTAGTTTATGATGTTTGGACGATGTCAAGACAATTTAATTTCCCAATTCCTGAACAAGGTTTGTTCTACACACCACCTTCACCTTGTAATATACCAAACCCATACCCTAAGTTAGGTGGTATAGATTGGACGACAATTGTACCAAAACCAAAACAAAAAACATTCTTTGAGTTTGCTCAAACATTTTGGAGAAACATGGTTAACACAAGAAACAGACAAACTATCACAGATGGTAAGACTGGAGGTTACCCAACACTCCAATCAATTTATTGGAGATATTTAGAATCTCAAAAATTAGCGGGAATTCAAAACGATAACTTCACATATCAAACGATGATTGATTATGTGAATGGAATGGGTAATTATTGGATTAGAATGGTGGAACAAATGGTTCCGGCAACAACAATATGGAATACAGGTGTTAGATTAGAAAACTCGGTTCTTCACAGACAAAAGTATGTGTGGAGAAGACAAGAAGGATGTAAGTTTATTCCGGTACCTTGTAAACCTTGTACTCTATCAACACAGCTGTATGTACTTGATTGTCCTGTACAAGAAGTGATTTGTGGTTTGTATCCTTGGAATAATGACCCATTGATTACATCTTTTGGTGTTGTATTAAATCAAACATTACAAACATTCTTTAGTCAAAACGGACTGAACTCAACAGTTTGTTCTCTTAATACCGTTTCATCAACTTGGTATGTTGATATTAGACAGAACGGAGTTTTAATAGAACAATATGGTTTCTTTAATGGTGTTGGACCAAGCCAATTCCCAACCGACACTCAGTGGGTGGATGCTTTAGGAATAGCTTTAGGTAATTTACTAACATCAGGATATAGTTATAATATTGATGAGGATAGTGAAAATGTAGTCGTATTTAATAATAATTGTGTGCCTAATTTTGACGACTTCCAAATAAACGTAGGAATAGAATTCGAAATATTTTGTAACCAATAATGATTCAAGTATTTAACTTTAATATAACAGGAGATTGTAGTAATACAGGGAGTGGTGCGGTATCGTTTGATATTACTGGAACAACCCCAACAGTCGCACCTTTTAGTATTACAGATGCGACAGGTCAAGGGTTATTACCCTTATCTGCAGCAACATTAACATATACGGTTACAGGATTAACAGGTGGAACTTATTACGCAACGATTGCCGATTCATCTTCCGAAAAGGTAGTCCAAAACATATACATATCGACGGGTACAACCGCAACAATAGATTCTACAGCACCATCTTGTGGTTTAGATAATGGGGTTATTACAGGGTTTACAAGTGCGGTTTATGGAAACTCAACATTTGAATTATATGATGGTGATAATAACTATATTACATCGGCAATAACACCAACGACGTATTATGAATTTACAAACCTTTCTGCGGGAACTTATTATATTGTAGCAAACGATGGTGGTGGATGTACCGGTATTACATCATCTGTCATTTTAACAACATCAACAGGATTTACATTTGGTGGATATGTTGTTGATGATGCGAGTTGTATTGGTAGTGGTAGTGGTAAAATATTTATCACAGGACTTACACCTCCGGTCTCAGCATATACAATAAATTGGAGTTCAAATGTAGGGTCACAAACTGGTACCACAGTAACAGGATTGACGGGAGGTACTTATATCGTCTCAATAGAGAATCCATCGGGATGTACAGGATCTCAGTCATTTTTTGTAAATACGGTAGCACCTTTAGAGTCTGCGGGTTTTATAACAATATCACAACCAAGTTGTTTTGCGAATGACGGTGAAGTTGAGTTCCTAATTGCAAATGGTACCGCTCCTTATTTCTTTAGTGGGTCATCTGGTCAGGTTGAAATAACATTTGATACCTCGGTAACATTTACAGGATTATCATCGGGTGCTTATTCATTCTTAGTAACTGATGCTGGTTTATGTACCATTTATGATTCTGTGAGTTTAATAACACCTAATTCATTTAGTACGGTTGCAATTAATACGACAAATTCGTTCTGTTCATCAAACGATGGATCTATTCAGGTTTTAGTGGATAATGGGTTGAGTAATGTTAATAACCTCCTAACAACAATTTCAGGATCAACGGGAATACAACAAAGCGGAACAATAGGAAACCCAAACCAAACATTCAACGGACTACCTAATGGTAATTATTTGGTTACCGTGACTTCAGCGGGTTGTACATATACCGCAACAACAACCATAAGCTCTACAAATTTATATAGTGCAACAACGGCAGTTACAGGAACTACTTGCGGTAGTAATAACGGCAGAATAGAGGTTACAGTTTCAACAGGAGGTACGTTACCCTATCAATTTACTTTGACAGGACCAACAGGACCAAACCCGTCAACTATTAATAATCCTGTTGGTGTGTTCACCAACCTAAAAGGTGGTAATTATACCTTGACAGTTCAAGATTCGGGATTACCGACATGTGTCCAAAGTTTTACGATTTATGTTGATGTTAGTGATCCTGTTTATTTTAATTTATTCCCATCACAACCTTTAAATGGTAATGATGGATCAATTACAAGTTTTATTTATTCAGGAGAACCACCATTTAATTTGATTTGGAGTGGTGGAAGTATAAATGGTTACACAGGAAGTACAGTCACAGGTTTAACAGCAGACACATATAGTTTAACTTGTACTGATGCTAGTGGTTGTTCACTTACAAAATCTGTAATACTAACAGGAACTAAAAAATATGTTGATTATCGATATTATACAATTTGTGAAGAACAATTCTTTGATAGTGGATTGGTGCAGAAAAAATCAATAAGATCCATGTATTTGGAAGGTTTTAATGATCTTACAAGTGGGGATACAAATTGTATAATTAATTCTGCGGACTTCACAATATATGCCGAGGTGGGGGGACAATCGGCACAAACCGAGTTCTATACCTCAACAGGTACTACCGATTACCCAAGTGACACGGTTTGGGCTGATGCGATCGTAAATATATTAGAAGATTTTGTTGGTATTTCTGGTGTTACCGTAGATATCATATCAAATAGAATTACAATAACGGCAGCTTGTGAAGACTTAAAGAAGAATTGTGGTAATCAACCCATAAATCCATTACAAGATAGTGAAATAAAAGTTAATTTATTAATTGATTACGACATATCTTGTGTTAGTTGTAGTTAATTCATGCCTAATCAAGTAACCATATTAAGTGCGGTTGGTATTACACCACCTTTTAGTGGAACTGCCTGTGATGTTTACGGAAACAACTGTGTTTATGTTGGTAGTGGGTCAACATTCCCAACCACATTTACTTTACCATCACAATTCAATACAGCACCTGCGTTACAATTAACTATTACAGATTCTGCGGGATGTACCCTAAGTGAAACGATTTATTGTGAAGCCGAAGGTCAACCAAAACAGTTCCAAAATCTTGATTATTTCTTCTTTATGGGAGGAGACCAATATAATTTCCAATAATACAATATTTATAAGTTGATATGGCATTACTAACAGATCAAATATTAGCGACAGGAGTTTCACTTAATGATTTAATACATATTGTTATTACGGGTGATACCTCACAAAATCCTGCCGGTTCATCGTATAAAGCAACTATTCAACAAGTCGCAACTGCAATTGGTGGTAAAACTGGAACTAGTGGTACTTCGGGTACAAGCGGAACTTCAGGAAATAGTGGATCTTCAGGGTCTTCAGGTACTAGCGGAATAAATGGTACAAGTGGTACGTCTGGAACAGATGGAACTTCAGGTACAGACGGAACTAGCGGAACAGATGGAACTTCAGGTACAGACGGAACTAGCGGAACAGATGGATCTTCAGGAACTAGCGGAACTTCGGGTACTAGCGGAACAGATGGAACTAGTGGAACAGACGGAACTTCAGGATCGAGCGGTTCTTCAGGGACTAGCGGAACAGATGGATCTTCAGGTACTAGCGGAACTTCAGGGACTAGCGGAATAGATGGAACTAGCGGAACAGATGGGACTAGCGGAACAGATGGAACTTCAGGAACAAATGGGACTAGCGGAACAGACGGAACTTCAGGAACAAATGGGACTAGCGGAACAGACGGAACTTCAGGATCGAGCGGTTCTTCAGGGACTAGCGGAACAGATGGATCTTCAGGTACTAGCGGAACTTCAGGGACTAGCGGAACAGATGGGACTAGCGGAACAAATGGGACTTCAGGAACAAATGGGACTAGCGGAACAAATGGGACTAGCGGAACATCTGGTACGGATGGATCTTCAGGGACTAGTGGAACATCTGGATCAAGTGGTAATCCATTAACGGTATATGACTCATCATCAGGAGTAACAGTAACAAATGTTACTGGAATGACTTTCAGTGGATCATCAGTTGTTGCAAACGGACAGAATGTAATTATTACAATGACAGGGTCAACCGGTACATCCGGATCAAGCGGTACTAGCGGAAACTCAGGTTCTTCAGGTTCTTCAGGAACATCTGGATTAAGCGGTACATCTGGTTCGTCAGGAACTAGCGGTAATAGCGGAAGTTCAGGAACATCAGGATCAAGCGGTTCTTCAGGAACATCAGGATCAAGCGGTTCTTCAGGAACATCAGGATCAAGCGGTTCTTCAGGAACTTCAGGTTCGAGTGGTACTAGCGGTGCAATCGGAAAAGATGGTAATGATGGATCAAATTCTGGTAGGTGGATTTACCAATCATCAGCAACAACAACACCATCAATTGCTAACTTCTCAACTGATTCAGACTCCGTTGGTTTTGTATCTAATATTTACATTAACGATGAGTCAATAAATACTGTTGACTATACTTCATGGTTAGCCGGTATTGATACAATACAAGCAACAGGAAGACCTGTTTATTTACAAATTACTCAACTTGGTAATAATAGTATTATTGGTATATGGACCGTAGGTACAATTGGTGTAATCGGTACTGTGTATAGTTTTGGTTCACTTAGTCCTGTTGTAACTAACGGAACTTTTAGTGTGGGTGCAACATATACAATATCTTGGGTTTACGATGGTGTTAGTGGAAGTTCAGGTAGTTCAGGTACAAGTGGGTCATCAGGATCATCTGGAACTAGCGGAACTTCGGTTATTGTACCAGGATCAAACAACGAAATACTCACCTCAAACGGAGCTGGTGGTATTGTTGCGGAAAACTTAGCGACTTTTGATGGTACGACTTTAGCTTTAAATAAAAACAGCACGTCACCTAACATTACCTTAACTGATTCTGGATCAACATCTAATGATGTTTATATTAGGTTTTCACCAACAGCAACAACCGCAACATATGCGGTAGGTATCGATAAGAGTGACGGCAACACATATAAAATTACATATGGGTCGAATGTAACACCAAGTACCGGTAGTGCAAGATTAGAAATAACTTCAGGTGGTACAGTAAACATACCAACAAACAGTAACAACACTATATTCAATATAGGAACTGCGGAACAAGTTGGTGTCTATGCGACTACAACATCATCAGGGTTTAGATTTTATAATGGTTCCAGTAATATGGATCAATATAGTTCGATCATACAATACGATAATTTTTCCGAATACACGACAAACGTAGGTAATACAAATAGTGCGGCTATTTCATACTTTACAAATATGGCATTGTCCGGTGAAACAAACTTTGGTTGTAATGCGGGGATTCCTGATATGACTCTTTTTAACTCGGGATCAACGAGTAACTTCATAATAGGTGGTGCTGGTTTATACGTTAGATATAATTTAAGTGTTGATGGGAAAGTGAGGGTTGGAACTCAAGGTTCTGGAACTGGAACTGCAAATGTTTATAGAGACCCAACAACAGGTATTTTAGGTCCAATTTCTTCTGACGTTAGATTAAAAACAAATATAACACAAATATCGGGAGCAACAGATATTATTTCTAATTTGAGAGGAGTTTACTTTAATTGGGTGAGTAATGAAGATTTTATAATAAGCGATGAATCCAAACAAGTTGGTTTGATTGCTCAAGAAGTTGATCAGTATTTTCCTGAGGCGGTTACACCTAATGGTGTTAAAGATTATAAATCTGTTAAATATGGTGAAATGGTTTCATTACTTATTGAGGGTTTTAAAGAACAGAATGAAGTAATAAAATCTTTACAATCTGAAGTTGAGTTATTGAAACAAAGATTGGATAATCTTTAAGATTTACAACCTCTTTATTTTTAATATTTTTTTTAAATATGGAGAGCATACTATTCGTCTCAGCACAACCTGACGTACCATACTTTATTTGGCAAATAAAATTATACGTACATAATTTTATCGAAAAAGGGATTAACCCCAACCAAATACACGTTGTTTTAGGACTGGTTCAAGGAAATACAAAACCATCTAAAGGAAGTGAACAACTTAAAGAGTTAGGTATTAACTTACATTACTTTGTGGATGAAAGATATAAGAAACAATATATCCCATCTATTAAACCATACCTCATTTCCAAGTGGATACAATCAAATCCTGACCACGGTAAGTTATTCTTTCTACATGATGCTGACATCATATTCAAAGACCTTCCAAACTTTAATGAGTTATTAAAAGATGACGTGTGTTATCTTTCAGATACCGTAGGATATATAGGACACGATTATATTATGGATTGTTGTAGAAGATACGAAACAAAACACCCTACCTCAGAGAAAGGTCAACTTATAAGTGAAATGACGAATGTCATTGGTCTTGATGTTGAGACTGTTAAAGTTAATCAAGACAACTCAGGTGGAGGACAATACCTCATCAAAAATTCAAATTGCGAATTGTGGGATAAGATTTATAAAGACTCAATCAAACTTTACGATCAAATGTTAGATTACCAAAGAAGGTTCCCAATTAATCCAGGTCAAATACAATTTTGGACTGCCGAAATGTGGTCACTACTTTGGAACCTTTGGATGTATGGTTTTGAAACAAAAATAAGTGATGAGTTAAGTTTTTCATGGGCAACAGACGATACTCAAAAGTACGAAAAACACCCCATTTTACATATGGCAGGAGTTACCGACAATCTCAAATCTACAAAATTTTATAAAGGAGACTATATTAATATGGACCCCATATTGAAAATGAGAGAAAACCCCAACCACTTCGATTATATCGACAAAGAGAGTTCCACAATAAAATATATTGAGAATATGAAATCTTATATTCAAAAATACAATATTTGATTATTTATTGTAAATGGTAGAAAATTGTTATATACTTTATTCCTGTGATGGAAGTTATGATCCTATAGTATCTAATTATAGTGGTTTAAGTGCTTATTCATCTTCTTTTGTGACGATTGAAACTGATAGTCCATCAGTATCTGGTGATACATGTTATTATGTGTTAGATATTGGAGTTGTTGATTGTGACCCAACTTATAATGTTACGGGAGCAACGAGTGGATGTAGTTGTCAGTGTTTTTGTTATCTAATCAAATCTGTAAGTACAACAACAGATGTTACCTATGTTAATTGTGACAATGAAATAGTTGTTGATACAATAGTTGACGGAGTTACTTACAATATATGTAGTAAGGTATACCCACAATTCGACGTTCAAACACAAATCCCAATTAAACTTACCGATATTTGTGTAGACAATCAGTGTCCCTCATCAATACCAACAGTAAAACCTACTAATGAATGTGATGTAATCACAATTTTCCCTATGGGTGTTACTTGTTCTGTTTTACAACCAACGAGTGATCTTACTTTTGATGGTGCCGCAACTTTAATTATTACAGGTGGAACTCCACCTTATACGGTAGCTTGGGATTCAGGTAGTTATGCACCAGCACTTATTAACTTAGGTATTGGAGAATATAAAGCAACCGTGACCGATTATTATAATGATTTTACAGCATTTACTAAATGTGTATTGACCGCAGAAACAACAACATTCTCAGGTATGTGTTTTGTTGTTTCAGGTTTGGTCGAAGATAACCTAACTTATATATCAACCAATAGTTTAGGTTTAAAAAATGGTAAACCTTATTATAAACTACAGAACGGAACTACGGTATTGGGTTATGTATTTTGGAGCCAAGCTCAAGGACTTTGGATTTTCTGTGAAAGTTTGGATTGTCAGGGATCATTCTACCAATCATTAAATAATAGTGGTTATTTATATCCTTCAGGTGATACGTGGAATGTTAGTGGTAGTACTTCATATTATATTGAAGAGTCTTACCCTGGTAATTGTAATATACCATTCATACCAAAATCAGGTAGTTCTTTATGTGTAACCTTTGTTAATAGAAGTGAAGATGCTGACCTACCTGACACCGTAACAAATGTGGACATGGACCCAAGTGCCGATATCAACGGACAAATGAGTTGGACATCATCAACAGGTCAATATGTGATTTATTGGAATACAGGGTCAACACCTTCTCAGTGGACTTTCACAGGATATTCTAACCCATCTGTCTTAATTACAAGTAATGATCCATCTGATCCACCAATTAGTAACTGGCAAGTTTTTGGTGCACCTGAAATATCAAGCTTTAGTGTTGTGGAAGGAAGTTGTTCTTCGTCTTATACAATATCCGTAAATGCTGTTGCGAATAGATCGAGTTGTAATGTAAATAACGGTAGTATTACCGTAGTTGCAAATGGAGGACAAGCACCTTACCAATATTCAATCAACGCAGGATTCACTTATCAATCATCACCAATATTTAATGGGTTGGGTCCAGGTAACTACACAGTTTTTGTTCAAGATTCCAATTCAGTTGTAGGTGTTTTTAATGGTAATACAATAGTATATGCAAACTTACCAACAACATATAATCTTACACTTAGTGTGAATTATGTAACAAATTTATTCACCATAACCGCACCAACATTACCACCGGGGGTTACGATCACATTTGATTTAGTACAATCCTCTAATTTCAGTTATTATCCATCAACACTATCACCGATACCAACATATAACAACATAACTACAATTACAGGTGTAGGAACAATGCCCCTAACGAACACAAACTCAAACACATATCCACTTGGTGGACCATGTTCTGCTGGAGGTGCGATAACAGTTACACAACAAACCAAAACCTATCAGAGTACAATTACCATGACAAGTAATCAAGTGATAACAGGATCAGTTAGTAATACTATTTCAAATAACCCAACTGGACCATGTCAAGATACCGCCGGTTACTATCAATTGTTAATTACAAATAATGGTATAAACAATTTCGCTAACCAATGTGATTGTTGTGTATTAAACGTAATAAACCCACCATTACCTGAAATCCAAGTTTTATAATTTGAATATTAGAATATTTATCATTTAAATGGCATACATAATTAAAAATACGTCAGGATTAGTTAACACTCGTGTTACTGATACAGGTAGACAAAGACTATCTGAAGGTAATTTTAGGATTACATATTTTGCTTTGGGTGATAGTGAGGTTTCATATAACAAACTTCCTAACACTTATAATCAGGTAAATACGGTTATTTTAGAACCTGAATTTAATGCTCAGAATAGTTCTGGAGTTCCTGAATCTAACAGACAATATGTTAAGTATCCTTATTTAGTTGATGAGGGTCAAACAAATATATATGGAATTCCTTTTATGGATTCGGGTATTGAGTCTGTTTATAACAGAGCGGCAATGAGAGGATTTTTCACGGGTAATACAACAGCGTCTACGGTAAATTGGAGTGCACTTGTGAACAATAGTTATGTGGTTACACCTAACTATGTTGTAAACATGTCAACCCTAAATGGTACGAATGAAATTACAGTACAGAGAATGGATTGTAATTCGCAAAACGATAATACACCTAGTGTAGGAGATTTCATAACGATTTACTATGATGGTAGAGCAATGACAGATTGTTCTTGTTCTAATTTCCCAACACCAACACCAAGCGCTTCTGTAGGTCAAACACCAACACCAACGCCAACACCAAGCTCAACAAACGGTAATCCTTGTGCTTCGCCAACACCGACGCCAACACCTACTAAAACACCTTGTCTAACACCATCAAATACACCACAATGTCCTGTATTACCACCACCTGATTGTTTAAAGAATGTGGTGAGTTGTTTCTCAATTCTAACCTATAGAATTGTTGCGGTTTGTGGTGACGTATTAACATTGGATAGAACAACACCTGACTTTACAGACTTAGCATCTGATTGTTATGGTAGAACATTAATCTATCCACCACAAATGGTACCATTATATGATAGTTTTACACCTGAACCACATTGGGCACAAAGTGTGATTGATTTTGAATCTGTTTGTGATACCGATCAATTTGATGTTAAAATTTGGAATATGAATATTCCTTGGACCGAGAGTCCGGCAGGATTGAATTCTAACACATACCAAGATTATACTAAATTTGGTTCAGTTAATTATATAGGTCAAAAAGAATACTTTGGTTATACAACCTCAAATGCTCAAACATCTACAGATTCTGTATATTATTATAACTCTTTTGGTGAAAAAACTGTTGTTACACCTGAAAACCAAAAGGCAATTGCAATTATCCATTACACTAATCAAACTATTGATTTCTTCTATGGTGAAAAATTTGCGTTAGAACCTTACGACGCTCAAAATGCCGATAATACACAAGGTCAAGCGAGAAACTTCAAATTACACATACCAACGTTAATGTGGCATAAAAACCCTGAATGTTGTTACGGACAAACTTTTTGGGTTGATCCTCCAGGGTTCGATGGTAAAAACCTATTCCAAGTACAATATATTAAATCAAGTATTTCGGATAATATGAACCAACCTGGTATGAGATATTATAATCTTTGGGACACATTTGCACAACCAAACGGATTACCAAGTAGAATTGGTAAAGTATTTCCTGACTCTAAATTGATCATTATTGATGATGAGGAAATTGTTGCGGCACTTTCATATAAAGCAAACAGAAACTGGACTTTACCAGCACCACAGGTTTCATTAATCACACCAAACACTTGCGGGGTTTCAAATACTACAGGGGTTTTAACGGGAGGTGCAGAAACACTATGGGTAACATATAGATTATCTAATACGACAACATTTACAAATTCTTTACATAGTAATTATTATACAAGTGTTGTTGGTACCGCTAATGTTTGTACACCAGATACTCCACAGAACGTGGCAGTAAGATTTGGTGGTGAGTTTAATTGTTTAGTGCAACCAGGATTTAGTCCTACCACTACAACAACAACTATGTCACCAACCACAACAACAACAACTTTAAATCCTATAACAACCACAACAACAACTTCTTGTCCTCTTTGTGTCGTACCTGCTGGATTCTACGCAACACAGTTCCAAGTCTTGGCTCAAAAAACGGTTGCAGGACAAAGACCCGATCCGTCATTATGGAAACTAATTGATTTTACAGATCAAATTAGTGGTATGTTTATTAATGGTTATGTGACACAAGAGTCTTTAACGGCATCTACATTCGTAGTAACTGCAGAAAATTATAGTTCGGCACCTTATTATAACCTAAACAACTACATCCAACTACCACAAAATGGTGCAACAGGACAACAATTAAACTTCGGAGACGAATATTATTTCTATGGTAATTTGGAAACAGATATCCAAGCAACCATTTACGAAATGAAATATAAGATCAACTTAAGTTTTAATGAGTTCTTGGTATCACAGAACCCAACATGGACACCTGGTACACCATCTTACGTTACGGAAATTGCATTGTTAGACGATAACCAAGATATTTTGGTGATGTCTAAACTACAATCACCGGTATTAAGGCAAGGTATTCAACAATACGTTGTGAAGTTAGATTTCTAATAAAACTACAATTTTTATTGTTTTAGGTTATTATAAAATAAAACATTATTGTTTATGGCAAAAAATTTAAAAAACTCACCTAAAGTTTTAGGTTTGGACGTATCCACAAGAACGATAGGATGGGCTTTATTTGATATTAAGACCCAAGAATTATTAGAATTAACTCACATATCACCAAGACCTAAAATGGATAAAGGTGAGGATGATAAACTAAAGGAGTTATTATTAAAATCAGAGGTATTTGCCGAAAAACTCAAACAATATAAAGATTTAGGTATTGTGAGAGTTGTAATCGAAGAACCATTATTAAACTCTAATAATATTTACACAATCCAAACACTATTGAGATTTAATAGTTTTATCTTTAAAGAGATATATAATATTTTGGGTATTGTACCTGAATTCATTTCAACGTACAACTCAAGAAAGTTTGCATTTCCCGATTTAGTACAAGAAAATGATAAGAAAAAGTTTGTCTTATTTGGAGGATTTCCAAAAGATGCGGATAAGAAAATGATTATTTGGGAAAAGGTTGCGAAGAAAGAACCTCAAATTAAATGGTTATACACTAAAAATAATACCCTTAAAAAAGAAAATTTTGATCAGACCGATGCTTATACCTGTGTGTTAGGATTTATGAGATATAAAGAAATTTGGTCTTAATATCGTTTAATATACCGATAATTTGAAATATCGTCTTTATAGACGATATTTTTTTTTATAAACAAGCCGAACCAACAGGTGTAATTGTGATGTTAGGTGATGTAGTTGTAGGTACAACTGATGCACAAATTATACTTGATGAAAATGCCGGTATACCCTGAGTTTGAGCTCCGTTACAGTTTGTGTAGTTAAATTTAAATAAAGTAGGGCTTTGATTATTTACGATGTATTGTAATAATATACAAGGTGTTGAACTCGGTGTTGGTGTAGGTGTGGTTGTTGGTGTTGGTGTTGGTGTTGCGGTTAAGTTAGGTATACAATTTAAACACGCTCCGTCAACAGACGCACCAATCTCAGTAGTTAATGATATGGTATCATTACCACTTATATTTTCAAACAAACCTTCATAAACAACACAATACCCCTGACCATTAATCGTTGCATTATAAACGTAACCTTCTTTAGGTGATGTGGTTCCAGATACTAAAACAATACCTGATGTGAAGTAATCTATACCTGTAAAACAATCTTTAAATTTCTTACTATTTGCACACTCAAGAATTTCGGAGAATGCATTGAAGATAACTTCACCTGAGAAATTACAAGGTCTTGTAACTACTGGTGATGGTGAAGGTGTTGGAGTCATTGTTGGTGTTGGAGTTGGTGTATAACCACTAGCCGTTGCTAATAATGAAACCCCACCACATGGGTTAGAAGATGTTGGTGTAGGTGTTGGTGTTGGTGTTGCAGTACTTGTAGGTGTTGGTGTTGGTGTTGAAGGGACTAAACAATCAAAAATTGCGTCAAAATTAAAAGTGGCACAAGGATCAACAGGTGGTGCCGGAGGTGTTACACATAACCCCGGATAACCAACTGTTATATCAAAATCAGGTTCAGAACTCGTACTCCCAAACGTACCAAATTGAATACACGGTGAACCTACAGCGTTAGACAAACACCACCTACTTTCTACAGTAGAATAATAAATACAAGTACTATTTGTTATTGAAGTATAAACAGGATAAGTGTCTTGAACACCAACCATCTGATATTGACCGTTATATCCTGGTTCATTTTGTATACAATATTGAATACCACCTGTAGTACAACCCGACATATTACTCACATAATACTGGCTAAAAAGAAAAGAAAATTCTATAACTACATTACCGTTTGAATAAAATCCTGTCGATATTATATCTGCCGGATTAGCACAACTTGACCCACTATAAAGAGTTTGGGGTGTTGCAAAGAAATAATTATCCCCATATAAAGTTATGTTTGGTGTTTCATTACACAACCCAGTTGACGTACCACTATAAACCCAAAGACCTAAATTATTACAAGCCATATTATATTACAACATTTGTTTCGATAATGCAATTGTTATTATCAATCACCTTAATTCCTACCGAAGCCATTCCTTCTTGAATAAATGGTAAATCAAAACTATAAGGTACCTGACCCGAGGTTATTGTTGAGATATAAATACAATTTGTGTATCCTGTATCACAAGAATAAACATCAAATGGTTGTGCTCCCGTTAAAGTTGAAATAGTGATTTGTGTTGGCATATCAACAATAAATATAAAAGAACCCGAAAGTTTGTGTAGTTGATGTATTGAAAGTTTATGTTTATATTATAGGGGATGGATGAAAATGAAGCGTTAGTTGAGTTATTAGAGGAAGTTCTTGGTGATCACGGGCTCCATTACCCCAACCGTGGACAAATTTCTTTCAACTGTCCCGTATGTGATGAGGACCGGAATAAACACAACTTGGAGGTTAACTACATAGATAATGTCTATAAGTGTTGGGCTTGCGGTGATAGTGAAGGAACTCACGGATCTTTGGGTAAGATATTCGACAAATACGGAAACAGAAAACAAAAGAAACTTTATACCGTCCTAAAACCCGAAACCGTTGTCAAACGAGAAAAAAAGAAAAAAACCCTTAAACTCCCCGACTCATTCACCCTGTTCAAAGAATCAAGTCCGGTATATCCTGTTAGAAGACAAGCTATAAATTACCTACATAATCGGGGAATTTCCGATTATATGATTGAAAAATATCAAATTGGATTTTGTGATAAAGGTGATCACGCTGGTCGTATTGTCGTACCATCATACGATAAAAATGGTGAACTGAATTATTATATCGCAAGAAGTTGGAACCCAATGTCTCGAGCAAAATATAAAAACCCTGAAGCAGAAAAAGATAAGATCATCTTTTGGGAGAATCTTATTGATTGGGATAAAGATATTTTTTTAGTTGAGGGTGCCTTTGATGGGTTGTTTTTAGATAATGCGATACCTATGTTAGGTAAACACATGTCGGAACTTCTTTTTGAAACGATCTATAAAAAAGTGAAAGGTAACATTACTATTTGTTTGGATGCTGACGCTTGGCAAAACGCGGTTAAACTCTATCACGAATTAAATGGAGGTGAATTGTGGGGTAGAATCAAATTAGTTAAACTACCCGACGATAAGGATATTGCCGACCTTAGAGGCGAAATAAAAGATGAATATTATCATATTATAAAATAATGGATTTAGTAAAAATATCACAAGAGATAAGAGACATTATCTCACAGAAACAAAAAGAATTCCAACTAACCTTTGAGGAGGAAAGTCATAAATATACGATGTTAGATGTTAATGGTAATCTAAAAAGTGATTTTCCATCGGTATCTAAAGTAATGAAAATATTTTACGAGGAGTTCCCAACCGAACAAGTCGCTTATAACAAAGCAGGTGGTGATCCTGATGAGGCAGAAAGACTAATGGAAGAATGGGCTGAATCGGGTAGAAAATCGACAAACTTAGGATCAAGGTGTCACTACTTTTTAGAGGAACATACCCTCAAAGAGTTTGGTATTGAAAAAGTTGTTCGTCAACCAATATTTGATTGTGATGCCGAACAGATCATCAAGAGTGACACGATGATCATCGCTGGAAAACGATACATCGAACTATTAAAATCAAGAGGATGTGTATTGATCGATACGGAGATGGTGTTAGGTCATCCTGAATTGGAATATACGGGACAACCCGATAAGGTATGGTTAGTTGTTGGAACTAATGGTAATCTTGGTATTCTAATAACAGATTGGAAATCAAATAAACCAAAGAACTTTGCGGTTACTCGATACACCAAAAAAATGAAACAACCATTTGAGGATTTACCTGACAATGCTCTTGGTCACTACAACACTCAATTACCTTTTTATGGTAAATTATTATTAAAAATGTTAGAAGGAACTAAGTACGAAAACATACAACTATTAGGGTGTATTGTCGTTTTAATAACAGATGAAAGAGAATACCATGAATATCGTGTCTCTAAAAAAACAATCAATACCATTTTAGAAATGGATATGAAACAATATTTGACTAAACTTAAAAAATAAACTATAATTCAGTATGGAAGTTACAATTACGCCCATTTGGGTCACAACAACAAGTTGGGATCACCAAATACCTTTTGAAATAAACGTAAATTATATTATAAAATGAGTGATGATATCATAAGACCAAAGATTGACCTACGTCAACAAGCAACAATTAAATGCGAAAAGTGTGAGTCAAAGTTCTTCAAGGAAGTGACCATGTTGAAGAAAGTCCCTAAATTATTAACAGGAAGTGCTGAAGACACAATCGTTCCATTCCCTACATATATGTGTAATGACTGTGGACATGTGAATGAAGACTTCGAATTATTCTTAGACTAATGGAAATTGGTAAAATGAAAATAAGTGAAGCGGAGCCATATTTGGAAAGTATTGCTCTACTTTACGGATTAAAACTAAACAAAGTTAAACACTTTAAGTTCGCAAGAATGATCCTTGCAACTTTATATTGTAGAGAAACAGCATGACACACAAAGAATTTTACATTTGGTTAGAAGGGTACCTTCATGGTAAACTTGAAAACAAACACATAGATATCGCACCTATTGTGGAAAAAATGGGTCAGGTAAAAGAGGAAAGAACTAAAAGTAATTTATTACCTTTCCAACACATACCAATACCGGTTAACCCATTTCCTATTAAAGATGATCCTTATAAACCACCATACGAAGTATATTGTGGAGATAAAACACAATTAAATGATTAAGAAACTTACACATTTTTCGGATTTACATATTCGTTTATTTAAGGATCACGACTTGTATCGCGACATTATTCGCGACATGTTGTCGCGATTCGAACAAATTAAGCCGGATAGAATAGTATTCACAGGTGATTTAGTTCATTCCAAAAATCAAATGACACCTGAACTTATTGAGATTGTTGCTTGGGTTTTAACTGAATGTTCTAAAATTGCAAAGACAATCTTGATTCCTGGTAATCACGACTTCTTGGTGAATAATACTGAACGATTGGATGCTTTATCACCAATTATCAATTCACTAAATAGTGAAAATATTGTCTATTATAAGGATAGAGGTATCTATGAGGATGAAAATATTAGTTGGTGTGTTTATTCACAATATCAAGGAAATATCCCACCTGATATTGTTGACGCAAAAGGAACCAAGATTGGATTGTTTCACGGACCAATTCAAGGAATGAAGACCGATCTTGGTTTTGACTTTGGTGAGGAGGCTTATGATGTTGAAAAGTTTAATGGACTTGAAACTGTTTTGTGTGGAGATATTCACAAAAGACAAGAGTTTAATTTTAAGACAGGTAAAGGATATATGATTGGAAGCCCAATTCAACAGAATATTGGTGAAAGTATCGGACGACACGGTTATGGAATTTACGATGTTGAAACAAAAGAATATTCTTATGTTGATTTACCAAACCCAAAACCTTTTATGAAGTTCTCCATAAAATCATTTGAGGATATTGAGAATGGAACCGAAAAACTCCAAAATCTTTAATAAGGAAATGATGCAGGCAGTGTCTGCATTTTGTGAATCCCAAGGAATTAAGGATATTGACCAATTTATGTATCTATGTTTTAAACAAGGATTTGACATTAAAAAGTACGGATTGTTGGGAAAAACACTTAATGAAGGTGAAAAAGACTTAAAAACGGGTGGGATTGAAGAAAAACAGGTGGAAATTGAGGTAATTCGAGAAATACGGGTGGAAGTACCGGTTGAGGTTATCAAAGAGGTTGAAAAAGTTGTTATCCAAGAAGTCATTAAGGAAATACCTGTTGACCGAGTTGTTGAAAAGGAAGTCTATATTACGGACAATACTCAAGTAAATGAACTGTTGTTAAAAATACAACAGTTGGAAAATGAAATGTCTAAGAACAATGAAGAGCTAGATGAACTTAGACAAGAAATTTCCACTAAAACTACCGAAATCGGTACAATTAGAGAAGAATTTTCCACTAAAGACACTGAAAACGAAAGTTTTTTCCAAAATGAAATGTCTAAAAAGAATGAAGAACTAGATGAACTTAGACAAACTTTAGACGAACTTAAGAACAACGACAAGTCAAAACTACTTCAGGACACACTCCAAAATATAAGAGGAGAACTCCAACAAAAAAACGAACAAATAAAAGAATTAGAAAAAATAAACCGAGAACTTCTTAATGGTAATACAAACCAAGCTTACCTTATGAAGGGATCAAATTTAAATAGAAGAATATGACAACACAAATTTTAGTATGGTTCATTATGAGTTATGGATTAATGAATATCATGGTCTACGGATCGATATTTCAGGGGTTAAGAGATTTTTTGGGAAGATGGAGAGATGGTCAAAACCTACCCTTCAAACCTATCGGTAATTTTTTATCAGGATTGATTAACTGCCCATTATGTTTCTCAACGTGGGGTGGATTTGTATTATCCGTATTGATATACTCACCAACAAATACTATATTTAATACACCTTTAATATGCTCTTGGTTCTTTGACGGAATAATGTCAGCAGGAGCAGTATGGGCAATCAATAGTGTAATCGAATGGTTTGAAGAAAATAGACCAAATAATAACTAATAACGTAAAGTAAAATGGGTAAAAAAGCAAAAGAACACAGAGCAAAAGTTGCAAAACGAAATGCGAAATTAGCACAACAAAAATCAGGAATGCAGAAGGCATTTGATATGTTAATACAACAACAACTTGAAAAATTAAAAGAAGAGGAAATTAAGGCTCAAGTTGGTGATCAAGAATTGGATATGTCAATCATTGAAGAAAAAATTGTTGATCATGCGTTTAAATTTACACCAAACCCTGAAGAATCTGCGAAGATCAACAAAGAATTTGAAGAAGTAGAGGTTAATGAACAACAAGTTGAGGACCAAGTTTCTGAGTTAGAAAAATAAAAATGGATTTATTCAATCCACCAAAAACATTTAATTACAACATTATGATAGAGGATTTGGACTTTTCTTTATATGAAAACCCAATTATACAAGTTGTATGGGAAGATTTACCGGAAAACTTTACACAAGATAAGATTAAAAGTGTAAAACATTACTTCTCCAAGAAGTATAATACGACCAACGTAAACGTTCTCACAAAGGCTAAAAACGTCGAGACTGATACAATGCAGAGTATTGATGTTTCGGTAAATATTGCTGACGAGAACTACCAATTAGACTTGTTAAAAAGTTTCCTTGAATCAAAAGGATATAAAGATAAAGTCGATGATGTCTTATCAATCAATAAAATGGTTGATAATAAAATGTCTGGTGATGAAGAAAATCAAGCTCAGTTTAAGAAATGGTATATCCGTAATATCGAGTTCTCAAACTTCTTATCTTATGGTGAAAATCAAAAGTTAGATTTTGATAAATTAAATGGTATTGTAGTAGTTGAATCAGATCCACCTAACTTCGGAGGTAAAACCGTACTTACGGTGGATCTTTTAATGTTCTTGTTCTTTAACGAAACAACTAAGACATCTAAGGCTGAGGAAATATTTAATAGATTCTCAAACAAAGATGTTGTTTCTGTTAAGGGTGAAATTACAATCGACGGAGAGGACTATATCATTGTTAGAAAGATCGAAAGAAAGTTATCCAAGAAAAGTGAATGGAATGTTAAGACCGAATTAGACTTCTTTAAAAAATTATCAGATGGTAGTTTGTTGAACTTTACTGGAGAACAAAGAAGAGAAACTGAAGCATTTATTAAAACCTCAATCGGAACAAAAGAAGACTTCTTAATGACGATCCTTACAACAGGATCAAACCTTGAAGAGTTATTAGAGTCAAAACCAACAGCCAGAGGTCAAGTACTATCTCGTTTTATGGGTCTTGAGTTTTTGAAGAAAAAAGAAGAGGTTGCAAAAGAGATCTACGGTGAGTTCTCAAAACAAAAGTTGTCTAATGTGTATTCATCTGAACAACTAAAAGATGATATTACAACACACGAGACATCTATCCAATCACTCAACACTCAAATCGAGGAAAGTAAAAAAGACTTGACGAATGTTGAAGAAGCCATCATTAAAGGTAAATCCTATCGTGATGATATGTTGAAGAAAAAACATTCGAACATCGATCAAGAAATTAGTAGATTAAACCCAACCCAAGTTCAGGAGGAGATCAATACGATTGATTTCGAAAAGAAAGGATATATCTCTAAAATCAACGAACTTAAAGTTGTTGAACCATCTGAGTTTTACCATGAGGATAAACACGATGAGGTTAAAGAACAATATAATGAGGTCTATAAGGAGATTGTTCAGATTGATACTGAGATTGCTTCGATTAATAAATTGAAGTCTGAAGTTGAGGGTGGAATTAAATGTGGTCACTGTGGAATTGAGTTGATGAACGCATCAATCACAAACGCCAAAATTGCCGAACTTGATGGATATATCCGTCATAAAGAGGAGAAAACCAAGTTAATGCAGGACTTATCCGTCAAAGAACAAAGTTTTGTTCAGTTGAAAAAAGAATTTGATGAGTATGAGAAAAACAAACTTGTTAGAGAGAAATATGAGGTGTCGGTTGAAAGTTGTGATTTGAAGATAAGTGCTTTGAATGACAAACTTAAAAGATGGGGAGAGATTCAGGATAAGATCCAAGAGAACCAAAAGATTGATGGTCAGTTGATTAAAGCGGATTTAAGACTTGAGGAACTTGAAAGAGAGAAAACCAGAGTAAACTCAGTAATTACAAATAATGAGTTCTCAATTAAAGGGTTAGAGGAGAAAATCGAAAACAATAAGAAAACTATTGTTAAGATCAAAGAAGAGGAAGAAAAGGAAAAAATCTATAAGATATACCTCGAAGCTTACGGTAAAAATGGAGTTTCTAAAATCATAATGAAAACTATGATGCCCCTCATTAATTCTGAATTACAAAGGTTAATGGAAGACTCATGTTACTTCAAACTTGAAATTAGAATATCTGAAAAAAATGAAGTTGAATTCATTCAAATTGATAATGGTACGGGAATTGAAAAGTTAATGACAAGTGGGTCTGGTTTTGAGAAGACGATATCATCTTTAGCTTTGAGATCTGTAATGACTAAGATTTGTACTCTCCCAACTCCAAATTTGGTAATTATGGATGAGGTATTCGGAAAAGTATCTCCTGACAACTACGACATGTTGTATGAGTTCTTTGTTAAAGTGAAAAATTACTTTGAGAAAGTGTTCATTATATCTCACTCTAATCTAATTAACCAATGGGGTGAGCATGTTGTAAAAATCAGTAAAGAAAACAATATTTCAAAAGTTTTATAAAAAAATAGAACGAATCCCAATTTTATACGTATATTTGTAGAACATTCTAAACGCAACATATGAATTACTTACTTTTTGTTTATTACGATGATACCGTAAAAGAATCAGAAGAAAAAACAAATCAAATCGCAGGGCAAATCGCCGATGTCATGACCTCTAAAGAGATCAAGTTCATGTTTGGAGATAAACACGCAATCTATCACTTCGCATCAGATCTATCTTTGAGTGAGATGGGAGAACTATTAAATATCATCTCATTTGAGGTGACAGGATTTGAGTTTTTCCTAACACAAAAAACAAAACACAATTTCTCAAATTTCCCTGAGGAAAATGTAGAACATTTACTATCTTTGAGAAAGACCACACCAAAGAAAAAAACCGCACCAGTAAAACCAGGTCTAAGAACTAATGACATTCGTGGTGGTGAGAGCTTTTTTGATATTGCAGATCTTATTTTAAACATAAAAAGACCTGAGGTGTGTAATCTTACACTTGATGAATTACTTGATAAAATGGTAGATCAAGGAGTTGACTCACTCACAGAATTAGAAAAGAAGAAGTTAGAGGAATATTCAAAATCAATTTAATAGACATATATGAAAGACAAAAGTACAGGAGCACCTATCAATCAGGATGAGATTTACCACTACCTTAAAGACATTAGAAAGATTAAGGTAATGACCGCAGAACGTGAGCGTTATTTGGCGACACGTATGAAGTCTAACGATCTCACCTTGACCGAGAAGCAACAGATTGAAGAGGAGTTATTGACGGGTAACCTTCGTTTTGTTATCACCGTTGCAAAACAATATCAAAATCAAGGTTTGGATCTTTCGGACCTTATTGCTGAAGGTAATCTTGGTTTGATGAAAGCAATCAAAAACTTTGATTGGCACAAAGACCTACGTTTTATATCATATGCGGTATGGTGGGTAAAACAATCGATTATTCAGTCACTTAACGACAATTCAAGAACAATCCGTCTCCCAGTCAACGTTGTCCAAGATTTACACAAAGCCAAGAAGGAGGTTGAACAAACAGGTAAGAAGTTGGACGACAAATTCACAACATTACCTTCAATCATAGATCTTGATATGAACATCAACGAAGAAGGTGATACTTTGGTGGATATGATTGAGAATAAGGACGCTTTGGCACCTGACGCAGCTTTCCATACCAAAGACATACTTAAAGACAAACTAATGGGTCTATTGAATGTCTTAGATGAAAGAGAGAAGATCATAATCGGTGATTACTTTGGTTTGACAGGTACACCAAGAACTTTAGAGGACATTGGTTCTGATTTTGGTTTGACTAAAGAACGTGTCCGTCAAATTAAAGAAAAGGCACTTCGTAGATTACGAAATGATTCTTCAGAATTATTTGATTATCTATAAAATTAACCCCACCTACAAGTGGGGTTTTTTATTTTATCCCATTTCTATTTCCTTATCTTATTGTTTTTTGGATATTTATGAAATAAAACAATTTAAATGAATAAGAAATTTTTGCCTTGGTTTTTACTTTTTTGTGCTATCGGTCTATCGGGAACTGCAGCATATTATAGTGTAATTGGACTCTCAATCATATTTTCGGCGGTTGCCATTCCTGTTATCATAATGGGATCATTCTTGGAAATCTCCAAGATTGCAATTGCAACATACTTACATGATAAGTGGAAAGAAACTTATGGACTTCTAAAGATCTATTTAACCACCGCTTTAGTTACCCTATCCATACTCACTTCAATCGGTATATACGGGTTATTATCCACAGGATTCCAACAAAATATTGCAGGTCTCGAGATTAATAACAAAAAGATTGAAAACATCGAAGTTAAAAAAGAGAGATTTAATGTTATTAAATTAGACTACCAAAAAGATAAGGAATCTTTAGATAAAGACATTACAAATTTACGAAATGCTTTATCGAACAACACCACAACTCAAAGTGTTGATAGAACTACAGGACAAGTAATTACACGAGCAAATGGTGGTAATAGAAAGGCATTTGAAACACAATTAAAGATTGCTCAAGAGAGTAGAGATGTGGTATCGAAGAAAATTGAGTCTTTAAATGATAGTATCACAAGTTTAGATCTTGAAGTATTGGACCTAACCTCAGCCGAAATTGAGTCAGGTGAGTTGGGGGCAATCAAATACTTGAGTGAGATTACAGGTTGGGACATTAAAAAAACAGCTAACTTTTTTATACTTATGTTAGTTTTTGTTTTTGATCCTTTGGCAATTGCTTTGGTAATATCAACAAACCAAGCATTTAAGAAATTTAGACAAAAAGATGGTGAGGATGTTCAGGTTAAAACTGAAATTGTTGAAGTTGAGGTTATTAAAGAAGTACCGGTGGATCGAATTGTTGAGGTTGAAGTACCTGTAGATAGAATTGTTGAAGTTGAAGTACCTGTAGACAGAATTGTTGAAGTTGAAGTACCTGTAGATCGAATTGTTGAGATCGTTAGAGAAGTACCAGTTGAAGTAGAAGTACCTGTAGAGGTACCATTCAAGTACTATGTTAATGATAACGGTCAAGTGTTTGATGAAGAAGGAAATGAAGTTGACATAAGACTATTCAACAAAAAACTAGAAGAGGTTGAAAGACGAGTATTATCTTATAAAAAATAAGTATGGAGATTATTGATAATGTTGTTGAGACCAAATTTGAAAATGGGATCAAAAAAATACAAATTGTATTAACACACACCTCAAGAACTTTATTTGATTATATGGTTTCGATCAAATATAGATTTGGTGGTAAACCGGTAAGATTACCTCATTATGTTATTGGTAGGGATGGTAAGGTGATTAACTTATTGAACGACGATACTAACTGTAGATTTACCAATAACGATAGGATTAATGAAAAGGCAATCATTATTTCTTTGGAAAATTTGGGTTGGTTAGAAAAAGAACCGCTAAAACAACATCACATAAACTGGATTGGTAATATTTATAAAGAGAAAGTTGTAGATCGTAAGTGGAGAGACTACTTTTTTTGGCATCCATATACAGATATTCAGTTGGAAAAAACTGCAGAACTCTGTAAAGAATTGTCAGAAAAACATGGTATTAAACTTAAATGTGTGGGACACAATACCAAGGTAAAAGGTGTTGAATCTTTTTTGGGTATATTAACAAGATCAAACTTTGATGAATTTGCCACAGACTTAAGTCCGGCATTTGATTTTGAGAAATTTAATAAGTTATTAGAAGATGAATAATTACGATGAAATAAAAATGTTGGTTGAAGCGTCAAGAAGAGCTTTAAAGGGTAAAGTGAATGAAAGTAATAGTACCGACATTCGCAAACAATATGGTTTAATCATAGAACAAATATCTGATGAAACTGATAATGTTGAAATTGATGACATCAATATTGAAGAAAAACCAAAAAAAGACTCTGATGAAGTTGGAGTTAAAAAAGAAAAACAAAAAGCTTATAGGGTATTGAATAATATCATTATCCTCCATGGTAAAACTAAGGCCGATTTACAATTAACCACAGACGAGAAAAACGCTCTAACATCAAGTGTTGATGAATTTAGAAATGATGTTGCAGAACTTGTTGATTTTGGTGATTTGAATGTTTACCACGATAACGTTGAGTGGAAAGGTAAAATTTTAGAAAATGATTTAGAATTTTTCTTTTCAATAAACGAACCAAATGGTTTATATATTAAGGGAGACATGATCAAAATTGATCAAGACTATATGGAAACTATTACAAAATTGCAAGGGTACTATGAGAAATTTAAAACTAAATGGAGTAAGATAGTTGCTTCAAGACAAGAAGACGTAGAAAAATGAGAGAATTTTTAATAAAAAATTGGAAGAACATCACTCTTGGTATACTAGGGGTGATTTTCGTTTATTTATTGGTTAGGGTTTTTACACCAGCTCCTGATATGTCAGAACTTAATAAGTATAAGTTGGAACAAATAGATAAGCACATTGAGGAAATGAAAAACATGCAGAAAAGTTTGAGTGACTCCATACAATCTTACCAAAGTAAAATAACTGAGATTGATGAAAAGATCTCAAAAATCAAAGTGGAGAAGAAAGAGGTGAACAATTATTACACTCAGAAAAAAGAAGAAATAAAAAATGCGGACAAAAAACAAATAGATAGTCTGTTGAGAAGTAGATACAATTTTTAATATGAAAAAAATATTTTTAATTTTTGTTTTTGGTCTTTTTTCACTAACGGTTAGTGGTCAAAAAGGTATTAAGGATACATCAGAAATGTCCATCCCTTATAGTGTTGCTCAGAAAATGTTATTAGATCTTAATGATTATGATAGACTTAAGGAGTTATCTAAACTTGATAAAAAAGAAATTGTTGAATTAAATAACAAAGTTGAATTGTTAAATAAAGTAAACCAAACTTGGGTTGAAAAAGATTCTTTGAGTAGAGAAATAATTTCTGAAACGGAAGAAAAGGTTAAAATTTACAAAGAAGAAAATGAACAACTTAGAGATGATAATAAGAGATTAAAAACTAAGAACACGATATTCAATATAATATCAGGAGCAATTGTTGCACCATTAACATACATGATATTATTTAAATAATGGCACTTACGACATCAGATAAAAAAGAGATCGAAACTTTAATAAAAAAAGAAATTAAAGACTTTTTAGGGTCAAATACCGCAAAACAATTTGAAACTAAATTACTTGACAACATCTCAAAAGAGATGCAACGAGGAGGTCTTAAAAAAGATGTTAAAGAGATAGTCATAAAATCATTCCAAGAGTACTTTACAGTGATGTATCAACAAAGAGGGTTCTGGGAACAAAAATTCAGAAATGTATAATGGGAGATGTAATTACAAAACTTAAAGACTCTATCGCGAGTGGTTTAGCCTCAGATCCAGACGCAAGAAGAGATGTTCTTAAAGCGATTGATAAGGCTAATGTTAATGAAGAATCAAGACATTATTTAGAGTTTTTAAATGATAAAAACGACATGTCTGAGATTTATAAATTAATTAAAAATAAAAAACTTTCTAACAATCAAATTAGAAAAAAAATAAAAGAATTTCTCAAAGAACCTAACGATTTGAGGGATTTCCTAAATGCTATTTTGGATACAAAATCGAGTATTGAAAAGTTAATACCTAAGTCGGGTAAAAAAGAAGAAAATACTGAAGCAACAGGTGCTGGAGGTGCGGGAGCATACTCAATGCCGTTATTCTCAACCACAAAGGGAGATGTTGTTAAAGGTGTGAAAACCGTTAGAGAACAAATAGAGAGTGATGGTGAGGTTGGGTTAACGGATGGCGAATCAGTTAAAGCAGAAACAAAAGAAGCGACTAGTTCTTCATCATCAGGTCAATATAGTCAACCGGCTATATGGGCAAAATCTATGAAAAAGAAAGATTGGAAAGGAGCGTCAACAAAATGGATGCCAGGCTCCAAAAGAGTTCAAGTTAAGAAAAAATGTACAAGATTCCCATACTGTAATCAAGGCGATATAAATGCTCTCAAGATCTTTGAAAATGAGACAGTCCAAAGTGCGATTGACAGTGTCTCGAGTAGGTATGGCGTTAATAAAGAGTATATTTCAGAGATTGTCTTTCAAGAAATTAGAAAAAGACAAAAATAAAGATATTTATAAGAAAAATTAAAAATGAATAGAACAGAATATATCCGCTCAAGATTTGAAAAAATCTTATCAGAAAATATTAACGAGAAAGCTAACGAAATTCTTACCAAACTTAATTTGGATAAAGAAGTCCCATTTGATGCTCCTGGAGGACCTTCTGACTATGTACAAGAAGGTGAAACTTGTGAACAGTGTGGTGGTGAAATGAAGGAAGGTGAAACTTGCGAACAGTGTGGTGGAAAAGGTGAAGTTATGGAGTTAGGTGGTATGGATACAGATCACCCAAAATTCGGTAAGTTAAACCTTAAACAGTTGTCTAGAAAAGAATTGGAAAAACTACTTAGTAGTGATGATGAAGAAGAAGATGACGATGAGTGGGAAGAGGTTGATTTAGATGCGGAGACTGACTGGTCTAAATTAGAGGAAGAGATTGAGGAAGAACTTCACGGAAAACAACGCAAGTTAGATAAAAATAAAAATGGTAGACTCGATAAAGAAGATTTCAAGATGTTAAGAAAAAAACACATGGAAGAAAATGACGAAGATACTGAACCTTTATATGAAGTAGAATTTGAATTAGATTTGAATGAATACTCAATGGGTGACGACGATCTTGAGGTAGTGAAACCATACGGTGATTTCTCAACAGATAGTCCTAATATTAAACCAGGTAGAAACCAAGTTAAAAATGTTGGAGATAAATATCAAAGAAAGATCTCTAAAAAATTTGACGATTATGAGTTAGAAGAGGGTGAGACTGAAGAAGGAAATGCGTTTACAGGAGCTTTAGCTCAAGCTAAAAAAGAAGGTAAAAATTCTTTTGAAGTTGATGGTAAAAAATATGGTGTTAAAGAGTCATATCGCAATAACAAATCTAAAGTGACCAAAAATATTATTTTTACAGAGAACGAACTTATCTCCCTTATCGAAAAAATGATTAACGAAGAGAAAAACTCTTTCAATATGAAAGAACCTAAAGGGTATGTTGAATATGAGAAAGCACACAAAAAAGATAAGAAAGAAAACGAAGATTATTTAAAGAGTGTTGCTAAAAAAATGACTGACTACCTTAAAGGTGCATCTGATGGAGGGTCTAAATATGAAATGAAAGAAACTCAAAAATTCCCAACTGAAAATGGTGGAATGAAAAAAGGTAACAGAAAGAAATATACACCATCTGATGCTGTTGATGAATATATCGATGCATTCTCATATCCTGGTCAAACTAATTTAGTGTATGATGAGATTAAACCTAATGATGAGTGGATTGAAGCTAATTTAGTTGGTTCTTCTAAAACAGGTAATGCTCAAGTTGATAAAGACGGAAATGCGTTAGGTAATGTTGTACCAAGTGAGGTAGGTGAAAAATTCCTTAAAAACTTCAGAGACAACCTTTACGGTCAAGAACAAATGGATGCGTCATATCAAAGACAACCACAACCTGTTGATCAAGCTGGTGAGACTACTGAAAGAGGTACTCTTAAATCTAAAAGAGGTAAAAAAACGGCTCAAAGTGTACTTAACAAGTTAGACGAATCTGTTAATGAAAAAGAAACTCTAAAGTTAAATGAGGAATTTAACAGAATACAACAGTTAATGGGGTACCAACAAAAAACACAATAATTTACATTATTGAGTAATCCCTTATAATTTTTTCATAGTTGATAACTATGGATAATTTTCTTAACTACATAACTAAAAATCTTGACCCTGAACAAGTTGATATCTGGTTCAGGGTCAATAATATTATACCGGAGAAGATGGAATTGTATTACGATCTCTCCTATAGTCTGTACCTACTAATTAGAACAACTTATTTAGGTTATGACGATGACTTTAGTGAAACTAAAGTTAAAATGACACCTGAGGATAATCAAAACCACTTTGATTGGTGTTGGAATAAGACAATCGAAAACTTCAAGAAAGAGAACATTAATTTTGAATTAAAGGGGGAACATTATGATTACTTCCTTAATTTATTTGTTGAGATTTATTACACACAAGGTAAAGATGTTGTCAGAAACTCAATAGATCTATTCTTTAACGATTTGTTTAATCGAGACAAACCATTTACTCAAGTGGATTTAGATTTAGTATTCAATATATATAAAAGTTTGGATAAAAATCTAATTATATAACCTTTACAAAGTCAATAGGGGTTATTACTATAGACTTAATAAACATTAATTTTTTACGTTAAAATGGAAACTTTAGAAAAAATTAAAGACCTTACCGAACAATTGAGTATCGACGTTACTAAGTTTTATGATGGTAATAAAAGTGCCGGAACTAGAGCAAGAAAAACATCACAAGATTTAAAAAATCTTATTCAACAATTGAGAGGAGAGATTCTTGAGGAAAGAAAAAAATAATTAAAATGAAGGAATTGGATATTTTACTATTATTTGTGTTCGTATTATCATGTGTATTTACTGCTAATACGATAATCAAAATAATTGGACTTATTTTAAGTGACGAACCAAAACAAATAACCTACAACCGAATTGAAAAAATATCCAATTACTTCTTCTTTTCCTATTTAATAACTTATTTTATAACCAACATAATATAATATGTATAACGAACTTAAAGACATATTCCAATACCTAATCTCGGTTAGAAAATTAAAACAATATCTAACTATTGATATTGAATTCCCAAATCACTGGAAAATCCCGAAAAAATTTGTTCAGGAGGACAAAATTGTTGAAAATGATAAGGTGAATGATGGGTATAGATTTTTCTCCTTCGTTAGTGAACTTGATGAAAGACAACTTAATAAAACGGTTGAAAACATTAGAAATATTATTGATTACAATAAGGAAATTGAAATGAAGGAAAAATTATTAAAACAGAAGATTGACGAATTAAAAAGAGTTTTTGAAAGTGAAAACCTTGATAAATTACAATCTTTAAAATTTGACATACTTGAAGAAAAATTAGATGATGGAGAAGAAGTTATCAACACGAGAGGAACAGGCAGTGGACTGGTTGAGGAACGAGATTGAAAAAGATAAGACCGAACTAGACAAACAAAAACAAAGAATAATTGAGTCTTTAAAAGACTTTAAAAAAGAAGACATTGCGAAACCTAAAGAAAAACTAACATTATGGAAGAAGATAAAAAGAGTGTTGACGGGGTCTTAGAAAATTTGGCTTTGATTACCGATGCAATGCAAACATTATTTCCTGAAGGTAAGATGATCTGTGTTTTCGAATTAAATGACGAGGATTTCAAAAAAGTCCAAACGAATTTTAGAAAAATTGACAGAGGACATAAGAAATTCTCTATAGATATGTCTGGTGTTGAACATGTGTTCATTCATGAAGACAGTGTTGATTACTCATTTGAGGAACCTAAAAAAGAAGAACCCAAAAAAATTAAAAACCCCCTTAAAAGATTTTTATCTAGGTTTGTAGGTGGTGGATCGTCTGTATAGTGATTGTTTACTAATACCCATCTCAGACAAAATATCGTATAGATACTTCTTTTGTGGTTTAGAAGTCTCAATAACAATAATAGAATCACCCCTACCCTTATCGATCAAATAGTCATTCAGACTTTCCAAAAACCTACGAGACTCATCCTCATCTTTTAGTGAAAACAATTTAACATCGTCATCATTCTGAACAACAACCTTGTTGTTTAACCTTGAGATTAACTTTAGAGAACTTTTAGGTAGATACTTTCTAACAAACTCCTCAGTGGTTATCTTCTTATTCAAGTTAACATCAAATATTTTCTCCGGTACTTTGTATTTGGAAACCTTTATAATTTTATAATCAGGATCATCAAGGTTAACCAATATGTTTCTACCAAATTCATCCTTAACAAATAACTTATCGAAGTTATCGTCATTCTTTTTTAATAGACAAAGCTCATAATCACAAGATCTTGCATTTTCTACTTTAGTCTCAAAAATAACAGACTTATTATCCTCCATCATTTTATTATAATAGGACTCGGCCCTCTCAAAGGTCTTAAATCGGTTGATTATTTTCTTTCTTTCCTTATTTTTAAACAATACCACAAGGTAATTCATAAAACAATTATAATAGTTTGTCTCGATAAATGAATAATGAAAATTTTTACAACGTATTAGGGGTCTCAGAAACCGCAACTCAAGATGAGATTAAAAAGGCTTATCGTAAGTTGGCAAAAGAAAATCACCCTGATGCTGGTGGAAATGAAGACATATTCAAAAAAATCTCAGTTGCTTATGATACCGTAGGTGATGAACAGAAGAGACAACAATACGATGCTCAGAGAAATAACCCATTTGGCGGGTTCGGTAATATGGATGATGTATTCTCACAAATGTTTGGTGGAAGACGACCAAATAACCAACAAAGACCGGTACATACCTCAAATATCACGGTTAATATTGGTGTGTTAGATTCTTATAGGGCAAAGAAACATTCATTATCTTATCGTAGACAAGCGATGTGTGAACCATGTAATGGTGGTGGTGGTGATAAGACCACTTGTAATGGTTGTGGGGGTTCTGGTGTGATTGTAAGACAAGTAGGGTCAGGAGCATTTGTACAATTAATGCAAATGGCGTGTGATGTGTGTGGTGGTACAGGATCAAAAATCATTAACCCTTGTTTTTTATGTAGTGGTATCGGATCAAAACCTGAAATGAAAAGTGTTGATATCTCATTACCACATGGAATTGATAACGGGCAATTCCTAAGACTTCAAGGAATGGGAGATTTTAGGAATGGTACATATGGTGATTTAGTCGTTAGAATTGACCTTAGACCTCAAGATGGTTTTGACAAAATTGGTAATCATTTGGTCTACAACTCGTTCTTAACACTTGATGATTTAAAAAACGGAAATATGATCGTACCTCATCCTGATGGTGAGTTAAACGTTAAAATGCCGAAAAAAGTTGATACCTCAATACCATTAAGAGTTAAATCTAAAGGGTTTAGAACAGATACCGTTGGGGATCTGATGATTAATCAATACGTTAAGTTTGAGAGGGATTAAAGGAACGAAATGAGGTCTTTAATAAATGATATGATTCCGTAAATACCGAATGCAAAAAATATACCACCACCGATTAGAACAAATCTTTGTGTGTTTTGAACTTGTTGACTTTCTTCACAAGTCCTACATTTAACTTCTGTTGCTTTTTGTTCTTTCATACCTATAATTTAAATAGTTGATAGTTGAAAATAAATATTAAAAAACGTATATTTGTACCATGATTTCATATATAGGAGGTAAGAGTAAGATTGGAAAGTGGATTGTCCCTTTCTACGATAAAAATATGGAGGTTTATTTAGAGACCTTTGGGGGAATGTATTGGTGTTTCTATAATATGGACCTCAAGCAATACCCCAACTTAAAGAAAGTTGTTTATAACGACTTTAATCCCCTCAATTACAATTTGTTTCAGTGTGTGCAAAACCCAACTGAATTATTGAGATCAATCAATGCGATTGATTGTCAAAAACAAGGTGTGGATCTAACACCTGAATTGTATCGTGAACAATTTTTCAGCTTTCAGGCTGATATTTTTAACAAAGATTTCAGGGTACAGGCTTATGATTATGAAACTGCTGCTAAGTATGTCTATATTTTAACACAAGTCTTTAGTGGGTCAAAACCCGAAACATCAAAATTTATTGACTTAAAAGGAAAATATAAGTCGAAATATCTTACCTTTAGAGACAAGTTAATGAAACCTGATTGGGTAGATCACTTCTTAAAGATTACGGATGTTGAGAATATGGATTTCGCTGATGTGATCAATAAGTATGACTCACCATCTACTTACATTTACTTGGACCCACCTTATTGGAAAACCGAGAATTACTACTCCAATCATGATTTCGATAGACAAGATCATGAGAGGTTGGCAAATGTTCTACATGGGGTTCAGGGTAAGTTTTCTTTGTCGTATTATGACTTTGATTTACTACACGAATGGTTCCCTGAAGATCGATATACTTGGGTTAGAAAAGAGTTTGCTAAGGCGGCAGCGGCTAAGAAAGGGGAGAAACAAAACATGGGTGAGGAATTACTCATCATGAATTATTAATTTTTTTAGGAAATCAAATATTTATTAATAAAATATACAAAAAATGTCATTACTTTTTAAAAACCTACTGAAAGATCTTATTGTGGAAAATTCTCGTTTCCAAGTTCTTTATAACAAATTCGTGAAACCAAAAGATAAGGGTCAAAAAGGTATATTACCTTTTGAAACACTATTCGCATTAATTGCTGCTGACCCTACGTCTAGTTTCCCTGATGGTATGGATATAGACAACGTAACACCAAAAGATATGGATCGAGTTAAGATCGGTAAATACACTCAGTGGTTATTGAAAAACTTTATCACCCCAAAATTGGAATCAAATCACCCATTAAATATTTTGGACCCTCAATCTGGCCAATATAAATCTGCTTTAAAAGAGTTCCAACACTTATTTATGGAAGACTTATATAAGGTGACTGGTGACCTTAAAAAATTTGAAAGATTCAAAAATCGTTTACCGCAAGAACTTCGTGACATTAATAAGTTGACAGTAGATACGTTGTATGATCAAGTTAAAGACTTCAGTTTAGAAAAAACTAAGGCAACTAAAGATGAGAAAAAAGCGGCTTCTAAAACTTATGAACACCCAGGTGCTGATGTTGTTTATCGTGGTCAAGATTGGACGGTTGCTAAAATTTCTGATACAGGTCAAATCGGTAAAGACGCGGCTTGTTTCTATGGTGGTTCATACCAAGAGCCAGGTAAAGGTGAAACAAGATGGTGTACGTCATCACCAGGATTAACTTGGTTTGATAGGTACATTAAAGATGGACCATTATATGTGGTAATTCCAAATAAAGGAACCACATTCCAAGGACAAAAAGAATTAGGTGATGTATCTGGTCTTCCAGCACTTCGTTATCAATTCCACTTCCCATCTAATCAGTTTATGGATCCTGCCGACAGACAGATCAATTTGATTGATTTCTTGAATACAAATGAGGAAGGTTTGAAACAATTCTTTAAGCCTGAGTTTATGAAATCATTATCAGGTGATAAAGGAAGTAAAGTACAAGTGGAATATCCTAATGACTCGGCATCGAAGTTCATAGCCCTTTATGGATTTGATGAGTTCTTTGAATCATTACCTGATAACCTTGAAAGATTCACATTCAAGAATTCAAGTAGAGATAGTAAGTTTGCACTTAACATTCCTGAGGACATCGGTAGATTTAAAAATCTTACAGCACTTAATTTAGTAGGGTGTGTTGCTTCGATTCCTGAATCTATCTGTAACTTACCTAACCTACAATATTTGTCTTTACCTGACAACCCACAACTTCAAAAATTACCGGAATGTATTGGTAACATGGAAAACTTGATGGTATTGAATATACCTGGAGGCGGAGGTAAAGGAGTAATTCCAAAATCTGTTTATGACAGAGCAGAAAGAGATGAAGACTTCCACATCTTTGAATAAGATTGAACTCAAATATATAACCCACCTTCATGGTGGGTTTTTTATTTTATAGGGTATTTATCATATATGAAAATAATCATTACAGAATCACAACTTAGTCTCCTTAAAGAAAGTTCAATTGTTGATATGGATCTTCAGGAACTATATGATAGGGCTTTGAAATTAAAGAAGGTGGTTACCAGAATGATTAAAAAAGAATTGGAGGATTATTATTGGTTTGATGATTTACAGGTTGATATTGATAGAGATTGGGGAGGTCTTCCTGTTTACAATTTTATACTCAAAATAAATTTATCAATACCTAACGATGAATTTTATAGTAAAAAATTAGGTAAAGAACTCCATGATAAAATAGGTGATGTCTTTAGTGAATATTTCCCACATGTCAATAAACATACTCAATATAATTTGACAGGTACTTGGGCGGGGTTTATCCAAGACAATGAACTCTTTACAATTATTATTTAAGACTATTTATTCAATATGAAATTCCTAATCACTCAAGAACAATTTGATTTATTGAACGAAGTTTATAGAAGAGATCGTTTTGATGCTGAGTATAGTGACGAATACCCAAAGTATAAAAGTATGTTTATAAAGACCTTGAAAAAGGACGTTACATCTTGGGGTGAAGCTCATGGATCGATATATCTAATGGGTTCGGAGGGTCAAGCTCTATTTGCGTACAGAAAAGGATCTAAAACTTTATATTATGATTATTCCATTGATCGTGAAATGGAAGACGTGATTCCTAATCATATAGTATCAAGACATTTAAAGAACGCAGTATACGACTACTTCAAAGGACTATTTCCTGATGTAGAAATAAAAGAAGTAAGTGGTGCAAATATTGGTTAGTTATGAAAATAATAATATCTGATAACCAATATAGTCTTTTAAAAGAATCAATTAATCTTAAAAATATTGAGGGAATTAAAAAGTATTGGAGAAACCAACAAAAAAAAGGTGAACAAATTAGATTTAGTAAAGAAGAATTGGAATTTTGGGGTATCACTAAAAGACAAGAAAAATTTTATGCTCAAGCCGCATTTCGAGAATTAGTTGGGGATGAAGTATTTACTAAAAAATTTATTAAACAATTAATTGGTAAAACATTTTCAACAAAAGACTTTAATGAAAAAATTGTTGGTGGATATGATTTTGAGTGGGTAATCACTGATATGGAATATAGAGATTATGATTTTTATTTATATGGAAAAACATTACCGGGAGGAACTGTTACTCTTATGGATGGTAGACACTTATCGTTAAATGAAGCGATAAAAGATGAAGATATAGGTTGGGAAATCAAAGAGGAAATAAAAGACGCTGTTTTAGAGTGTATGGATGACATAATTTTACCGGTAACAGGAAATGAAATAATATCAATAGATTTAAAAATATCTAAAGAATGAAAATAATAATTACAGAATCACAATATAGTATGTTATCTGAGGAAAACCTTAGAAAATTTTGTTATGCGGTTTGGGATAAACAAAAAAAGAAAGGTGAAGAACCCCATATGGATGATGTAATTTATGACGTGACTGGTATTAGAAAAAATAGTACGGATGACTTTGAAATTATTAGACCAATTTGGTATGAATATAATGGAGGTTTTATGAACATCTTTAAAAGAATGAAAAATGAAATCGAAGGAAAAACTTTCCAAATAGTAGATGGTTTTGGAAACCTAAACACAAAAATCAAAATTTATGATCTTGAACCGTATGGTACGGAGGATAGTGGTAGAGGTGTTGAGATTTTAACACACGTCGACGAACAAGGGACTATGGATTTTTTTATGTATGAAGAAGGTACTGATAATGAAATAGAGGTGAATGATACCATAGAAGCGGCATATGTTGAAGCGCTAGCCAATTATGAAAGTAGTGATCTTTTTGGTTATTTAAGAGGTGAGGTTTTTACTTTCCTTCTTGACAAATTAGAAAAATATGGTATTCCAATTGATGTGGATGTTGATCTAAAAGAATTTTAATTTTATATTTATTATCACTATGGGACCGATCGAAAAAAAAATCTTTGAATTATTAAAAACTGAAGGACTTTCTGAAGAAACTGTGACTACTCTAACTATGATTAAAAATCAAGTTAGAGAAGATGAAAAACTAATTGTTAATGAAGCCTATCAGAAAGGTTACCATGATAAAGAAATGAGTCGTAGACCCACTTGGAATTACTTTGATAGTAAGTACAAATCTTTTTTTACAAATTTCAGAGTTGGCCAATTGTAAAATTTTTCGTATCTTTGCAATATGGAAGACTTAAACAAACTTGAATTACCTGAAATAAAATCACTTTGTAAAGAATACGGAATTGGCACCGTAGGTGATAAAAAAACTTTAATTAAAAAACTTAAATATTTCTTGGACCCTGTTGAAGATGTATTGAACGCACATCCTGGTCGTAAATTACAAAAAGACCAAAAAATCTTAGGTATTAAAGTATCTGATCAAGAGAAAATTAACGCAACCTTAAAACGTAAAGGACAGTTTTTGTATTATTCTTTAGGTCATCACTATTATTTGGTAACAGAATAATAAAACAGGATATTTATTAAATAAAAAAAACTATGAAGAAAACTATTAATGAGGAACTTCAGGAAATCAAGTTTATGTTTAAATACAAACCTGGTATTGTATTATCTGAACAAGTTGAAGATGAAGATGTTGATTTTGATATGATGGACGTTGAAATGGACGAACAAAGGGAGGTTCAAATACCTGTTAGACCGGATGTTGATACGCCAACGAAACCAAAGAAACCAGGAACACCATACCGTCCTAAACCAGGACCTAAGAAAGCACCTAAAGCTGAGAAGGGAGAAATGCCGTCTTGGTTAACGTTTGATGAACTTGGAATTGAATTTGAATAATATGAAAAATATGCACAAGAAACTCTATACTGAAGGAATTTCAAAAAAAGACTTTTTGAAGTTAACCGAAGCACCTATTGATTACGAAGGACCTGAAAGAATGGAACCGGGTATTGAAAGAAAAATCACAGGTAAAGAAACACCTTATCATAATTTCCCCGCAATCCCTGAAATGGACCGAGATTTTATTGAGTTGATCTCTTCAAAAAGATTTAAAGACTCGGTTGATAAAGTTAGAATGGCTATGGGTAACACAAGAGCAATTCAAGGAGATAACCCACTTATGAGTTTGATGATGACCGTAATGGGATCCATGAGAGAACTTATTATGATCCAAATGCAAAATAAGAAAGCTCTTGAAGATTTAGCGGTTGAATTAGTTAGAAATGAAATGGGTATTCCTGAAGACGCAATGCAATTCAAGGCAGAACTTGTAATGCAACCTATGGGTCCTGCACCAGGAATGCAAGAAGAGCCTGAAATGCCGAGTGAAGAAGAAATCGAAGAATTCATGGGAGATGTGGAACAGTTCAATCTTGAAAGAGCGAAAAGACGTTTCATTAATTCATTAATACAAGGTGCGGCATTTAAAGGTGGTCACATGTTTAATTTGGTTAGAAACGAAATTAACAACATTAATCCACGTTTAATGGATCTCTATACGACTTCACAAGCTCTTATGGAACACGCTTATTGGTTATATCCTGATATGGAACAAATGGCTGGTGGTGGCGGTGGTCAAATGGGACAATCTGAAGTTGATGAAGAAACAGATCCACCAACAGTAAAAGGTAAAGCTGTGACGTTCCCATTACTTGTTCATGAGTTAGTTAAAGGTGTTTACGAGGTGTTTGGAACACACGGACTACCTGACGACCCAAGACAACAGGAAATGATCTTAAAAGCTGAAGATACATTACCCTCTGAGGTTTGGGATTCTCGTTTAGGACCAATTTTTTGGGAAAAATTTGTTGCAACTTATCCTATGGAATTATTCGATGAGGATATGAAGCAAATCCAACACTACCTGTTTATGAGATTTTCATCACTAAGTGCTGAAGAGTTCATGAGAGTGGCAAAAATGATATTGAGTGGTGATCCAAAAGGTAATAAGTTTATTCAAGATATGGTAAACGACATAGTTCGTGAATTAAAAGATCAAGAATATAAAGATGCGATGGGTTACGAAGACGATGATGATTTAGGTGGAGTAGATTTTAGTGATTTAGGACTTTAATTTTGACACAGAATCATAAAACCATTATACTTGTTTTATGAAGAATATTGATTGTGAAATATACATTAGTCAGGTAATATCTTTTTTTGAGAACAACCCAAATGACCTAATGGACTTGATAGGAGAAGTACAAAGAAATGACTTCTATCAAAAGTTGAGAGAGAGATGTGAAAAGAATGTTGATGATGGTGAGGACTATGTTCTTACAAGAACGCAAATGATAAACATAGTTCTTGAACTCAAAGCACCGGAACTAATTAAACCACAAAATATAGAATCCGTAGTTGAAGGATTTGTTATGAAAACAAAATGGGGTGAAATAATTTTAAATTGATCGTCAGAATACGATAAATTAAACCACAGTCAGAAAACTGTGGTTTTTTTTTCTTAGATCTTTTGGTATTTATGAAATATTATATATCTTTGTAATGTCTAAAACGGGAAACGAAATGAAAACTATTGAAATCACAATCCAAGAAATCTGGCAAGCAACTAGACCTATTGTGCAGAAAAGTAAGAAATCTTATACTCGTAAACAAAAACACAAAAACAAACAAAACCAATAATATATGATCTACACACCAGAACTTATTAAATCAATTGCACCAGCAGTATTCGCAACAGCACCATCTCCAAAGATGACAAACAAGTATGAGTTTGTCCCTACTCACGAGATAATGGATATGTTTGACCGTCAGGGTTGGCAACTATCATCAGTAAAACAAACAGGTAAAGGTGTTCACAATGTCCACGAGTTGAAATACAGAAACGGACAATTACCTAAAGTTGGTGACTCTGTTGTTG